TTTCAGGCTAAAAAATTTGCCCCATTTTACGCTAAAGTTTATTGCCCTCGAACATAGTATTTCTGACCTTGAAGTCATTATACGAGATTTATATATTTCTTGCAATAGTTCGAGTCCCAATTTCGCAATATTTTACTTATTTTGCTTAATATATTACGGATATTGATCAATATCATCATCTTTATTTCTTCCGGCAGTAAGACAAGCTGTAAGAATAAGTCCAACTACTCCACCAACTACGAATGTGCAGCCTATAATGCAAATAAATGTTCCAATACCAAGTGTAATCATGCAGCTCCATCCTCCATTCTGTGAATTTCTGAATCAAGTAATGCTAATGATATTTTTAAATTGACCTCAACATTATCTGCACACCATGTTGAGATACATCTGATAATTTCACCACGGTTATAATTAAGTTCCTGATCTTCAATAAAATCATTAACATCAATCTTAAATTTTTGATCTTCAACATCCACTGTATTATCTTCTGTAAGTCTTCTTTCAAGGTACCACTTAGCTTTATTTAGGTCTTGTAATTCTTTCTGTGAATCTCCAGGATATTTTTTTCCTGCTCTACAGATATATTTAGCAACATTTCCAAGGCAGTAGCCAAGTCCCCTATCTTCAATGAAATTAATTACTTCATATTTTTTTCCTGTATAATGTGATGGATTTTTAACTGCATCGTGACCAAAAACAGGATCAGAATAGGCATTGGATACAGTGTTACAATTCTTTTTTCTAACAAATGTTTTGAAACTATATGATAAATTACCGTATGTCTTATCTATAGATTCAATCTCATCAAAATTGTTTAAAAGGTATTCAATTGGGAAAAATACATCCGCAGTTGAGATACATCTATCGCCTAAATTAACGATTGTTGCATAAACTTTCTCGCAATGGGGTAAGAACATTTTATAGATACTTTCTCCACCAATCGCAAAATACTTAGTCGGCATTTCAGCTATAAATTTTATTTCTTCTTTTGTCATTTTTTTTAACACATTAACATCTGTAGCATATCCATCTTCTTCATTGATTGGCTCTACTGCATAATTAAGTGTCGTAGACAGAACAATATTGTTCCTACTTTTAAATGGTTTATTGCCAATACTGTTCCATGTTTTTCTTCCCATGATAACAGAATGCCCAATTGTAATCTCTTTAAATCTTTTTAAATCATCTGGAATCCTATAAAGTAAGTCACCATTCTTACCAATTCCACCAAAATTATCCATACAAACGATTGCTGATAACATAAATTTTCTCTCCTTAAATACCCAATGGTAGTGTCAATTGTGGCTTCATTGGCTTATAATTTTCCATAGAAAAGTCGTCAATTGTCATGTCGTAAAAGTTATTTTTTTCTGGATTTAATACCAATTTTGGCATCAAATTTTTATCAATTTCACCATTTTTTAACGCCTCAAAAGTGACTAAATGACGTTCATTTGCGCGATGAATTAGTTCTTTTGCCTGGTCAATATGGAGGTCGTATACCTGTTCATTTGCCACGAAATGAGTAAATTTTCCAGGTTTATATCCAGTGTGTCTAGCTACCATCATGAGCAGTGCAGCGTACTGGGTTTCATTAATTCCACCTCCACCGCTTGCAGCTAATAAGTCACCTGATCTCTGATTCAAAAATAGGTCTAAATACTCTCCACGTACTGTCCAGATGGTCTCATAAGCACATGGTTTTAATCCGTTTGGTTCATCTTTAAATTCCTCTTCTTGCCAGAGATTACAGATATGATAACGTCCATATGGGTTGTTTTTGATATCATCTAAAACACGCTTTCTAAACAGATCATAACGATGCACTGTATGACCATATCTATATCCATTTGTACCGTCTCCAATATCCCATAAATTCCAATATGACACGCCCATTTCATTCAAAAGCTTGAGGTCATTTGACTCTTTTTGGAAGATCCAAAACATCTCTTTGATTGCACTTTTCCATGCAATTGGACGTAAAGTACAGATTGGAAATTCACCTTTTGAGAGGTCATATTGACGCATTTGATGTGTCACAAAATAGGTATGTGCAGGAGTTCCATCCTCATATTTTGGTCTAGGATTTTCATCTTTAATACCATTTTGAAGGATATTATAGATAGATTCTACAAGATATTTATCGGCTTTTGTCATTAATCCGTATTCGTATTCCATGTTTTATTCCTCAACTTTCCACTTAAAAATATCTTCTTCAAATTTAGAAATTACATCTTTATTATTAGTGTGGATTACAATAAAAATTTCTTTTGGAATTCCAAGAGACAATAATCCCATAATAGATTTTGCATCAATAACATATCTGCCACATACAGCGTCAATGTCATAATCGTATTTATCAATAGTTTTTACGAGACTATTAGCATCATTCAGTGTGTTCAGTTTGATTTTCATTATTTTCATCTTCTTTCACTTCTTTATTTACTATATCTTCATCTTCTAAAAACAATTTATATCCATAATTATCATTGCAAATGTTATATAATTTTGCATTCGCATCTTCAGAAGTAGGTACACCCTTTTTATGAGTGTACCTTTTGCAAATGTTCTGTTTTGGACATGTTTTAGAATTTTCGTCTAATGCACAATAATAAAATGTGTCCATTTGTTACTCCTTTTTATCAGTTGAGCCGAAACCACCATTACGTGTTGCTTCTACGTGATCATCTTCTGTAATTCCATATTCAAGGAAAATTCCCTGGACAATAGCTGCATTGCTTGTTACTGAGAATTCTTTATCTCCACGATTTACAAGTTTAATAAAAATGTGACCCTCATTATCTGAATTAATAAAATCGCAGTCTATAATACCTAATGTATTTGACAGTGCAGCCTGATATTTGAATCCAAGACCACTTCTGGGACAGAGCACAAGAACATAATCTGTGTTCATGTGACATTTGATACCTGTTGGAATTTTGATTACTTCTCCTGGCTTGAGTGTAAATGGAAATGGTGTATGTACGTCATAACCTGCACTAAACTTGGTAGCTCTTGTAGGTAATTCCAGTCCATAATACATACTTTCAATTTCCTGTCTAAGTCTCTTAGATGTATCATCACCTGCAAGACCAAATGTATCTAAATAATCTTTCTCAAACTGTTCATAGCTTACTTTCTCAAATTTTGCTACTCTTTTCATTAGTCTTCATCCTCCTCATCATCGTCCCATGGATTATATTCATCACAACATTCGCAATCACCATTACAGTGAAATTCTTTATCTGGATCAATTCCAAACATATATTTAATAATTCTGTCCTCACCAATAGCTTCAATTGCATCGTAAGCTGTGTCTGCATCAGAAAATAATACAGCACCAACTGGTGGTAAATATGAATCCGTTTCAACAGTAATTGACATATCATTTTCATCGAATGCAATCCAGAATGCGTCTGATAGATTGGAGATTTCGCCATTATGATCATCTGCATAGTTCTGAAGTTCTGTAATGATTTTTCTACGCTCTACCTCAAATTCTGCGTTTTCTTTGGTTCTAAAAACATTTCGAAGACCATAGCGTCCTTTATCTGCTTTATTTTCAGTCCAAATAACAGAATCGACATCTCCATCACTATAAGTAAAAAAATATTTTTCACTAGTAATCGGTTTCCAGTGATTCTTAGTTTCTTTCTTCTTTTGCTCTTCTTTATCTGTCTCAATAACTTTCTGCAGATTATCGAATGTCTTCTGAAGTGTTTGCATAACAACATTTGCCACTGCTGGACTGCAATCAGCAAGATTAAGACTAAAATTTACAGTATCTGTTTTAACTTCTTCCATATTTTATTTCTCCTTCTCTTTATATAAATCTTTAATTTTTTCTTCTAAATATTTCAAATATTCATCCCACATATTTTTTGTATAGATATACTCTTTAGTTTGACGTGCCATCATCAACTTTTTCATATCAGATTTATAATCAAATGGTTTATTTCTACGACCTAGCTTTTTTGCAAGAACATCGGATAAAAATGACTGTGTAAATCTTGAGAAAGTTAATAAATCCTCTTTCTGAACAAGAGCGATTATTTTCTTATATTCATCCATTTTGTCCGTTGGTATTGTAATGTCTGCTTTTGGGAAATTTTTTAGACTATAAGGTGTGATATCTGCACCGAATGATGATGCTTTTAATAGATTTGCAACTGCATCCATATCTGCAGTTTTGAATTTAAACTCTACTTCACTATCATATATATGTGGATCTGAATATGGAGTATTTGTTTCATCCATTTTCTTTAAAATATTCTTTCCACGAATAATGCTTGGAATATAAGCTACAAAAGTACCTCTACCATAATAATAAATCTTATTGCCAAATTGACATTTGATATATAAGTCATCATAACTTTTATCAACAGTCCCATCTTCTTCTCTTGGTACATCATGAGTTTCTGGTGATAGTTCTGGTACAATTCTGTACTTACCTTTAAAATGCTGTGTTAAATAACTCATAGGTATTCACCTCAATATTCTTCGTAGTAAGTTTCTTCACTTACTTCTACTTTATTTTTTTCTGCAGCATGAAGTGTATCTAATGCTTCCTTGCGAGTTTGGAATACATAATCGCCAAGAGCATTGTATCCAAATAGATAAACATGTCTGTCCTTTTTATCAACTCCACAAAAATAATCCTCTTCAACAGTACGAACTTTTAACTCACATAGATCATATGTACCATTCTTTTTCTGAATCCTGGCATAGTAAACAATGTCACCTTTATTTATTGTGCTGTACATGTTTTTTCTTCCTTTTCTTTTCTGTATTCCACAAGATTTTTTGAGTACAGAGGGAATCAAGTGTATTAATGACATTTTCAGTAACTTCCTCTAACTCATAATTCTTACCGCAATCCCAGTTATAAATAGGAAAATAAATCTCATCATGATCCATATCTGTAACTGTAAGTGTATATGTGTTATCTGATAAATCAATATCAACTGTTAATCTATCAATGTCTTTGTATACGAATTTGTTAAAGTATGCGTGGTCACCATAAATCTTAAAGCCATTATTTCGCAGCTTATTAAAATCCATCTTATTATGAACAATATATTTGTCATGAATGTCATTAATATTCATCTTGATTTCCTCCATGTAAGGGAGCCGGTTAAGACTCCCATAAAACTACTTTGTTTTCTTTTAGCGATTTCTGAACATCGATCACTCTCTGATTACTACTTCCACGAAATCTTAAGTTAATATCCTTTAAGGAATCAATGTATGGACCGTCTACAATTACATCGCAATTTGAAACTGCTTGTCTTCTGAAAAATTTAAGTAAATTCTCTTTATCTTTTAAATCTGAGGTTATTTTGGCATTCACGATATCTTCGTAAAGAAAACCTGTATATAACCATATTTTTTTATCTGGGAATACATCTTTAATTTGACATATAAGATTGTTTATTGTAATAACATTTTCATCTATAAGTGGAGAACCACCAAGAAAACTTATTCTGGTAATGTATGGATGATCAATTAAATCAAAGAACAATTTTTGCGTTTTGTCTGTAAATGGTTTTCCACCGTTTATATCCCAGGTTTCTTGGTTAAAACATTTGTAGCAATAAAATTTACATCCTTGTACGAAGAGGGAAACGCCAATGCCCTCTCCGTTTGAGATATCCATATATCTTATTTGCGCATAGTTCATTACTTGTCCTCCACGCACTCAAAATCATCAAGATGATATACTCTATCGTGGATATCACCATATCGACCTTGGTTTCCACCATTTTTTGCAGTTCCAATATATCCGCAGACTCTAAATGCAATATCCATCGTTGTATTATCGTCATTTCCACAACTAGGACACTTCCATTTTAGTTTTCCGTCTTCATCAACAAGTGGAATATCGCCATCGTATCCGCATTTCTCACAATAACAACTTTTTGTATTAATTTCAGCGTACATAATATTTTCATACATGTATTTTATTACTTCGAGTAATGCAGGAACATTTCTGATCATGCTTGGCGTTTCAATATAACTGATGGCTCCACCTGGAGATAGTTTCTGGAATTTTGATTCAATTCTAAGCTTTTCAAAAGCATCAATTGGCTCAAAAACTGGAATATGATAACTATTAGTAATATAATTTCTGTCAAACCCATCTAATTTGATGAAAATATTATTTCCAAATCTATTCTTTAGACTCTTAGCAAATTTATATGTGGTAGATTCCAGTGGTGTGCCATATAGACTGTAATCAATATTTTCAGCAGCTTTCCACTGGGCACATTTATCATTGAGACGTTGCATAACTTTTAAACCAAATTCTTCCCCTGGTCCCTCATCGGAGTGTGATTTCCCAGTCATATATTTTACACATTCGTAAAGTCCTGCGTATCCGAGGGAAATAGTGGAGTATCCATCATAAAGAAGTTTGTCAATTTTTTCATGTTTACCAAGTCTTGCAAGTGCACCATACTGCCATAAGATTGGAGCAACATCGGAAAGTGTACCGCACAATCTATCATGTCTTGCTCTCAAAGCTTTGTGACATAATTCCGTTCTTTCTTCAAATAATTCCCAGAATTTATCAAAATCACCTTCGGAAGAAAATGCAATATCGGGAAGTGAAATAGTTACAACACCTTGATTAAAACGCCCATAATATTTATGTTTTCCAGGTTCATAATTTTTTGCATTTGCAATATTACCAATACCAGAATCAGTAAATCGATCCGGAGTTAAGAAAGATCTGCATCCCATACACGTATACACATCTTCCTTTAATTCCAACATAATTTTTTCTGAAATATAATCTGGTACAAGTCGTTTTGCCGAACACTCTGCTGCAAGCTGTGTTAAATACCAATATGGTGTATTTTCTGTAATATTATCTTTTTCAGTAACATAAATGAGTTTTGGAAAAGCTGGTGCAATAAATACTCCATCTTCATTTTTTACACCTTGTTTTCTTTGGATAAGCATTTCTTCAATTAGTAATGCAAGATCCTTTTTCTCGTCTTCATTTTTAGCTTCATTTAAATACATAAATATTGTTATAAAAGGAGCCTGTCCATTTGTTGTCATAAGTGTAGTTAACTGGTATTGAATTGTCTGAATGCCTTTCGTAATTTCTTTAGAAAGTCTTCTTTTGACAATTTCATCAATAATATTTTGCGGAATTTGTCCATTTGGTTTTAATAAACAAAGATCTTCAATAACTTCTTTTCTAATTTTTTTTCTACTAATATCTACAAATGGTGCTAAGTGAGCGAGTGAAATACTTTGTCCACCATACTGACTTGATGCAACCTGCGCAATAATTTGAGTAGTTACTGTACATGCTGTTGAAAAACTATGAGGTGATTCAATAAGTGTTTCACTGATAACAGTGCCATTCTGAAGCATATCTTCAAGATTAATCAAATCGCAATTGTGCATATGTTGGATAAAGTAATCTGCATCGTGAAAATGTAAAATTCCTTCATCATGTGCCTGTACAATTTCTGGAGAAAGTAAATATCTTCTTACAGCATCAGTGCTGGTAATTCCAGCCATATAGTCTCTAATGGTAGTATTTAAGATTGGATTTTTATTTGCGTTTTCACCTTTCCAATATTCATTATTTCCATCAATTAATTCAATGATTTCTTTATCTGTGCTGTTTACAATTTTTCTCTGAAACTCTCTGACACTTCTATAACCCTCATAAGCTCTTGCCGTAAGTTTCTGTTTCTTCGCAATTAATTTTTCATAAATCATTAATTCAATTGCCGGAATTTCTACTGACTTGAGATCAGAACATCCTTCCTCAATTTCATCAGCAATATTTCTAGCAATAATAGGCTTTACAATTCCAGAACCATTTTTCATTGCTTTCAGAATTGCATTTTCAATTTTTTCTTTATTAAACGGTTCTTTTGTTCCGTCTCGTTTAACAACATTAGGCATTTTGTCACTCCTTTACTCTAAATAAAAATCATTAATATAATCAATCGCTTCATTAATACCTTTGAAAATAACATCACAATCTTCTGGCAGCCATTCATAACTGTCATAATCGTTGAATCCAATAATGGGAATGTGGTTATCTACTGCGAATTGCAGTTCTTGAGCTGTTCCAATAGAAGTGTTTGTATGTTCCAAATTTACAAGGATTAAATCACATTTTCGAATACGTGATAAATAGAATTGTTTTACTTGTTTATTAGTGATTGCATTGCCACCATCACGATCAAAATAACGTGTTGGATTGATTACTTTAATAGTTACATCTTTAGCTTCTGAAATATTTTTGAAAATATTCTCAGCTTTTAATCGCCATTCTTTACCACCGTCATGCATTCCTCTACATGCACCAGCGAGATATACTGTTAGTTTTTCCATAGATTAATCCTCGTAAGATTCTTCGTTTTTATCATATCGAACACATACAAATTTAGGAAACTGTAAAGATAGATTGTCATCATTTTTATTTGTAGACACTGTTTTATATTGAATAGTTACAATTTTTCCAATAACTTCTTCCGGATGATTCCAAAATTTAACTTTTAAATCTTCCGTTAGTCCACTACCGGCTGATACCTCATACCCCTTGTAGCTGCAAACAATCGATCCAACTTTACCTTTATCTCTTCCTTCTCCCTCTTTTACTCCAGTACAGAAAATATCGCATGTATGGAATTGCTTTACCTTAATGAGTTTATTCGTTCTACAGAACTGATATGGGACATCTAAGTTCAACATACATCCTTCCCAATCATTATTCTCTGCGTATTCAAGCCACTCTTGAATTTTACTCTGATCTGTGCCATGATATACTCTTGGAACAACTTCGATATTATCAGTGCCATATTCTTTAATTTTTCTTTCAAGTTCATTAAGTTGTTCAAAACGTACACTATATGGAGTTTTTGTATTATGTGTGCGGAATTCTTCAATAGGTAAAATATCAAACACCACCAGTTTAATATCTGTTTTGTCTTCAATGTTACTATTTACAATTCCTGTTCCTTTTTTAAAGGTATCATCATCGCATAACATCTCAGGGTTCTTATAGAGAAGTTCTCCATCAAGAAAATAATCCTTGTATCCAAGAGCTTCGATATCTTTAATAATATGTCCAAGCCCATTTAACTCTTTATTCTGTCTACTCTTAAAACCAGTACCATCATATGGTCCACGTAATCCATTCATCTTTCTTGAAATGTAAAATATTTCACCTTTTTTTATTTTACATTCTTTGAGTGGTTTGCCGTTTTGTATTTCAAACGTAGAAATAAGTCCTGGAATAATTTGATTAACAAGCTTAACTCCAGCTCCGAGTTTGAATTTTTTAGTTACCATTTCTTCATAAAACTGACATTCAGCTTCAGATTTAGAATTGTTACAGATAAATTTTCTAACGGTCGCAACATCAATATCAGTACCTGTATTATGGGTTTTGAGATAGTTAATAACATCAGAAAAACTCTTTAAATCGAAAGTAGTAAAATTTGCAGCCTTCGAGATGGTCATTCTGTTCATCTTTTTTGTGCTGATTCCTGTAACGATATTACCGTCCAGTAAGAATACTAAACACTTTTTGAAAAGCTCATTATCCCTATTCTCTCTTAGAATACGTTGCTTTTCGTTTAATCCAGAGGTGTTCTGAATCTTTTTAAATAGTTCAATTACTTGTTCCAATAATTAATCCTCCAATCTTCCAATTACTTTTATATGTTCAGTGAACAGTAATGTTAACTGTCCACTGCTACTTACTTCTTCAACCGAAATGCAGTTATTACAAAAACCGATATCTGCAATACATCCTGCAATGTTACTTTTGTAATTATCATCCATGATAAAAACACAGCAGTCACCGATTCTATGTATAACGTTATTATCGTCTACAAGAGTCTTATCTTTGATATACATTTAATCAATCACCACCCTCTTGTAAGTCGATTGATGTATAAAGAAGCTCATTAATTGCTTTAGAATTTTTGTTAAGATATTTCATAACCTCAATTGCAGGTTCAATATCTTCAAAAAATAAACCAATATATTCATACTCATTTTTCTTTATAAACTTTTTGATTTTATTTAACTGTTTAAGATCAATGTAGCAATTTTCAATCAGACTATCATAAACAATTTTTATATATTCTCCTTTTAATGGAAATCCTTCTAAAAGCTCTGAAATAGGAATATAAACATTAATAGTTGTTGGATCAATTTTGATTTTATATTCTCTACCATACTTCTTCATAATCTGAGAAATATCATTAATAAGTTCTATCATATTATTTCCCCTTTCTTTTAATTGTGCTTAACCACGTATTTCTTGCATTATTACTTGTATTTAGACATTTGTAGAATGCCTGTGGTTCAGCACATAATAAACATCTTTTCTTTGCTCTTGTAAGCATTGTATATAACATACAGTTGTCCAATAATTTATAATGAGTATTATCAATTACGCAGATAACTGTTTTCCTGGAAGATCCTTGCATCTTATGAGTTGTTAAAGCATAAGCCATATCTAAATCTGTAAGTTCACTTCCTTCGTATCTGATCACTTTATCTTGTTTCTCATAAACTATATTGTTATCTTCATCAAAAACTAATCCAACGTCTTTTTCTATTTTAGGTCCGAATGACTGATAAGTAACTTCGCAATAAGTCACTGGTTTTTTACCACTCATGTCTTCTCCAATAAATGTGATATATCCGATTTCACCATTAAAGACATTTCGATCATAATCGTTTACAGTCTGGACAACTTTACAACCAAGCTTAAATTCTTTTTCACCAAATGAAATTGACTTCTTTTCATCTTTAAGAAGCACTTCTGCAATATCTTTATTTAACTCATAAGCACTGTTTAAGCATCCTTCTCTACGAGGTACTGCAATACCAACATTGTCAACACCATCTGATTCGACCGCTGAAAAGAACATTTTTAATGCAAGCTGGTGAAGTGAGTCTCTTGTATCTCTGAACATGTAATACATATCCTGCAATTCACCATGAACCAATTTTTTTGACGTAAGAACTTCTGTAATGGGATTTTTATTATCTCGAATGAGATTTGCATCGGTAAGAATTCCAGATTTTTCTGCTTGACGCATAACTTTTGTAAGTTCGTTGATATTTTCTTTTGGTAGACAATGAATCAGATCAGAGAATATATTTCCAAATCCAATTGGCGGTAACTGTTTATAGTCTCCACAGATTATGATTTTTGTATTATCATCTATAGCTTCAAGCCATGCTAAGAAGATTTGCACATTTACCATAGAAGCTTCATCCATTAATACTACTGGAGATATAAGTTTGCAGTCCTTATTATAATCAAACTTATTTGGACCATGACATCCTAGTGTTCTATGAATCGTCATTGCAGGATAATCTGTAGCTTCTGTAATACGTTGCGCTGCCATTGCTGATAATGCACAGGCTGAAATATTATGATTTGCCAGAGAATACGCACGAATAATTCCACGTAAAATTGAACTTTTACCGGTACCGGCTTTTCCTGTAACGAAGCTTATACTCTGCGTTAGTATAGAGCGTATAATTGCCTTTTGCTCATCGGTATAAGTAAATCCTTGCTCCTGTTCCGCTTTAGCGATTCCTGCCTCTATTTCATCGTTTTCTATAGGCACTGGTGACGATTTGTTCAATCTTTCTTGAATGATAGATAAAATCTTCATCTCAAGGTTGTAATATAGCTTGAGTCCGATTCTATTTTCATACTGGTGTAAGAACGAATTATTTTCAAGGACTCCATCAAATACATCTATACACTCTGGAGCTGAATCTTCAACTGCAGCTTTCAAAATATCTACACTGCACCAAGTGTGTCCTTCATTCTCGCCAATCTCTGTAAGATAATAAGAAATAAAAGCAATACATCTTTCTCTGGATTCAAGAAGTTCAGGTTTTAATTTAAGTGCCAATTTATCTACCTTCTTAAAACCAAACCCTTTCATAGAACATAAATAATATGGATTGTTTTCAATCTTCTGTTTTAATAATCCAGGGTTTGGTTCGTTACTAAGAAGGTTTTTAATCATTGTGAATGTAACACCTAATGGTTTTAATAACGTGATAATGTCTGATATAAGATAGTTATCAATGATCTTGTCTTTTATCTTCTTCCAAGTTTTCTCACGAACACCTTTAACTTTTGAAAAATCAATTGTATCCAATTTACCATCAGCTACATCATTTACAACATTTGGATATACAGTAAGTAATGAATCTGCCACACTTTCTGGAATAAGTGATTTAAGGAAAATCTTAGAATCTTCTACAGTCTGTGGAGCTAATGCATAAACTGTGATTGGTACATACTGTGCTCCATATTTTTTATCATTCTTATATGTTGCAGTAATCTTATATTCTGATCCAATACACAGTTGTTGCATTCGTCCTGCTAGAGTTCCGACAAAAGTATCACCATGCTCATCTCCAAATAAGTCCTTATGAGCAGTTATCTTCTGACAATTAGGAAGCTGATCAGTTGTATTGAATGAATAAACTCCCCAAGATGTATTTTCACTGTAGAAGCGTTCATATGAAATTCTGGCTGTAAATTCAAACTGCTGATCATCATTACTAATTTGTTCTGAATAACTCATTATACTTTTGCCCCTTTCTTTCTAACATATTTTATCCATTCGCTATATGGCTTGATTTTTTCTACAATTACTTTTTCTTCACTATCCTTTTTGCAAAGGATTGCTACTTGTTGACCTTTCTTTATCAGATCTTCAAATTCTTTTAATGTTGAATGCCATACAATACCTTCTACAAGCCCAAAGCTTGAATAGATATTAATATATGCAAACTGTTTGCCATTTTTATCTTTCTTCTTTTGCACCTTTGCAATAATTCCAACAATCGTACATTTGTCACCATTTTCAACATCTTCAAATGGAACTAAAAATGTATAAGCTGCATCAAATGGATTATCATTAATAAATACCTGTAATGTTTGGAATTCCCAAAACTGTTCATCTTCAAGGTATTTATTATTTTCCTCTATATATTTCTGGTATCTGATTTCCTGTTTTTGATTAAAGTCTTCTTCCTTTAATCTGTTATATTCTTCTAAAAGTTTTTCTTTATCGTACTTAACTCTTTTTCCTGTGCCTAGGATCTCATATTTTGATAAATCAACATGCCACTCTTCTTCAAGTTTTTTATATGTTGGCAAAGACTGTACTTTCGAAAACTTCAATGCTTGATATTGTGACTTTAAATAAGAAATCAGTTTTTTCTTTTTATTCTTACATGGAATTGCTCCAGACTTAATTAATGCCATAACAGCTGATTTACTTAACGGAATTCTTGAGATTAAGTCTTCAAATGATTTAAATTTACCATTTTTATCTCTTTCTTCTATAATCTGAGCAGATAATGATTCTCCAATTCCACTAATGGCTGATAATCCAAATAATACTTTGTTATCATGTACTGTAAAATTCATTCCAGATAAATTAATATTTGGTGGACTTACTTCTACATTAAAATATCTTGCATCTAGGATATATTTGTTAATGGCACCTGCTTTATCTTTATTCTGATTAAACAATGCTTTAAAGAAATATGTTGGGTAATGTGCTTTGAACCAAGCTGTCTCGAAACAAAGTACAGCATAACTATAAGAATGAGATTTGTTAAAAAGGTACCCGCCCTTCTGAGATAACTCATCTGCAATCTTATCTGCTATATCTTTTGAGTAACCATTTGCTACAATTTCATTACGAAGAATTTCTGATTGTTTTTTTACTAATTCAGGAAGCTTTTTTCCGATTGCTTTCCTGAATAGATCCGCACCACCATATGTTCTGCCACCAAATTTCTTAACAATATCAAGTAACTGCTCCTGGTAAATCATACAGTAGTTTGTGTCTTTTAATATTTCATCCATGTCCGGATGAATTGATGGAGGTCTACTTCCACCGATAGCCATTTCAACATACTCATCAAGTGCTCCCATACTATCTGGTCTATAGAGAGCTAAGATAACCGAAATAACCTCAAAATCTAATTGCTCCAATTTCGGTTTTAGTCGAATCAAGAGGTCTTTCATTCCTGCAGATTCAACCTGGAATACACCATTCGTTTTTCCACTTGCTAATAATTCGTATGTTGGTCTATCATTTTCAAATTTAGGGTTATTAATGTCGTAATCCCATGGGTCCAAATGCAAATCATCCTTAATCTCTTTAATAATGTTAAGTGTTGCAACACCTAAGAGATCAAATTTAATGATTCCAATGTCTTCAATATAGTGTTTATCTACTTGAATTACATGTTCACCCTTTGTACCAATTTTCATTGGCATATAGTCATTTATTGATGTATCAACAATTCCAACTCCACCGGCATGGATTGATACTGTTTTAACTCTTCCGCTTAAATGTGAAGCAATATCAAACAAATCAGCGTACTGTGGGTTATCATTTATAAGAGTTGGATTTACTTTTATGCAGTCATCCCATTTGTCAAATGTGAATTTTTGAGATAATTTCTGCATCTGGTTATATGGAAATCCTAGAATCTTACCTACATCTGTAATTGCTACTGTAGGAGTGATGTAAGAATAGTTGATAATCTGACATACCCTGTCTTCCCCATATTTATCTACAAGGTATTTAATAATCGCATCTCTATCTCCTACGTCAGTGTCAATATCAGGTAATCCAACTCGTTCAGGATTTAAGAAACGCTCAAAAATTAAACCATATTTAATAGGATCAATATCTGTAATGTGACAACAGTAACAAACTAAAGAACCAGCGGCAGATCCTCTTCCGCGGCCAATTTCAATTCCAAGTTTTTGAGCAGCATTGATAAAGTCCCATACAAATAAGAAATATCCATCAAATCCCATTTCATGAATAATCTTCATTTCATAGTTAAGTCTGTCTCTTCTTATCTGCTGCTCTTTCTCAGACAACTTATCGTAACCTCTATCTTTCCATCCTTCTTTAATCAGATGCCACAGGAATTCATTATTATCATTAAACCCATTTGGTAATGGGAATGTAGGTAGCTGTGGAGACTGAAACGGCATATTAACATTGCCAATTAAATCTGATACTTTGTTTGTATTATCCAGTCCTATACATACGTTCTCATAACCAATCTGTGAATCCATGCACTCATGGATTTCTTCTTCCGATTGCATATAGCAACCTTCATAAATTTCACTATTCTCGATTGCATTCTTATCATTATTGGTACTTTTTCGACCAATCTGAATTAATTTGTCCTGATAGTATAAATCTTCTTTCTTTGGAGCATGGCTATCAGTTGTGATAATGAATGGTGTATTTGTGATTTTTGATAGTTCTAAGATTTTCTGATTATATAGACATTGATCCTGATGCTGATGCGATTGCATCTCAAGATAGAAATACGGAAATGCTTCTTTGTATTCGTTTATATACTCAATGCACTTATTAAAATCTTCTTCTCTGGCAATTTTACTTGCTAAACATGCTGATGAAATAACAAAGTTTTCAGCGTATGGCTTTAGATCCTCAATTGTACATCTTGGCTTAAAGTAGAATCCCTCAAAATTACTTTTTGTAATTACCTTATTTAAGTCTTTACGTCCTTGTTCATTTCGAACAAGACATATTAAATGAAAATATTTATTATCTTTGTCTTTTACTGTAATATCATTACATTCATATAACTCAGTTCCAAAAATCAACTTAATATCTGGATATTCTTTCTTTAATAAGTCATAGTAAATAAAACTGTAAGCATTACCATGATTTGTTGTTGCATATGCTTTTAATCCAAGTTCTTTTGCTCTATCCAGCATTTCTTTAGGACTTCCATAACCGTCAAGCAATGAATAGTAATCATGGTTATGTAACGAACTGTACACCTAATCACCAACTTTCATCTTCGTCTTCATCGTTATCTTCTATATCTTCGAAAGAAGTACTTAAAACATCTACATCATCAATAATAAACTGTAATGTTTTAATTCCTTGGTATTCGCTAATACATGGATTTCCAACAATATTGATTTTTGCGACATTATCAAATGAATTTTTAAGCCAATCCATAACATAATTATCATCTTTACATTTAAACTGTACAAATTTAATTTCACCAATTTTGAAGCAATAAGAATCTTCATTCTTACCCTGAATGGTAATATCGTCTCTATTTACTTCAATATCTGTAATAGCAATCATTGGTTCTTCAATGCCTTGTCCAATCAAGTCTGTAAATTTTGTCATCTCATAAATGATGCTTTCATCTACATCGTACTCTGGAATGATAAAATCACATAAATAGACTTTAGTGAAATCTTCATCTTTTAATTCATCATTGAATATTTCTTTAGCTTTTTCTACATTATTAACTGGGATTTCAATACCAAATGCTGATTTGTGCCCCTGGGCAAAATTGAATTGATTGTTAGACTCTACAAGATCTCTGAAACTTTCAATAGGACTATGGTTTATATTTCGTCCACTGCCACCAAATACAAGAGTATTTGTTTTATAATCATAATACTTTTTTAACAACAAACATGGTCTATTATATTTCTCAGCTACTTTGATTGCACATACTCCTGTCATTCCACCGTCAAGGATTTCTGATACATCACACATGATTACTTTGTCAGTAGGATTCTCTCCAATCTGATCAAATATCATCTGTACACTTTTTTCACGGCTCTTATCCTGTCTTGCTTTTGCATTCTTTGCAAGTCGTGCAGCTCTATCATAAATACTTTCTTGGATAACTTCTGCAGGTTTATCTTTTGTAGCACGTTTCTTATATTCAAACCAGGCATCCTGTTCAATGAAAGCTTTAAACATAAGTTCTTTTTCTTCTGGTGAACCGTAACGAGTACAGCCGTTCAAAACCGGAGTGACATAAAATTGAATATTATGAATGTTCGCAATCCCACCCATACTATAATCTTGTGCTTTAATAAGTGCTTGAAAGAATTTATTATTTATATTACGCAGTCCAACCTCTACAAGATATTTTGTTTCAGGTGAGCGCATATCCATTACATCTGAAATATTTGCTAAAGCAACCAAATCAATAAAATCATCTGCATATTCGCACCATAGAAAATCATCTAATGCCTTTAAGAATTTGTATACAATTCCGGCTCCGCAGAAGTTTTTATTTGTATAAAACTCACTCATTTGATTATTTACGATTAATGCATACGGATTGTCTATTAAATTTCCTTCTTTATCTTTTGCTTGTTCATGATGATCTAAGATTAGAACATCAACTCCACGACCTTTTAATGTTTTACATGATTCTACATCATTAGTACCTGCATCCGGAACAATCAGTAACTTTGTATCCTTATCAACAATTACATCATCATCTAATCCTTCAAGACCATGTGCTTTTGTTCTCTTGTGAAGGATATATTCAACAGGATAATCCTTATTTAATCTTTTAATATATGAATACATCATCGCTGCAGAACAGTTTCCGTCTACATCTTCGTCTACAAGAACCTGTATTTTATTATTGTTATCATAATGACTTAAGAATAATTCAACAGCTTCACCGATATTATCAAGTAATCCATAATCAAGCTCTGCGGAGCGATCTAATGATAAATACTCTTTTGGATTCTCAATATCTCTGTTTTTCAGAAAATCAATCCGAATATTCTTTAAGTCATTATATTTATTTTCCGAATTTTTATATAACTTAAACTTCAACTTTCCAATCACATCCTATCTGTTAACGGATATACATTATTTTCCAATAAGTATTCCCATCTACCTTTATTATCCGATGGAGATTCTTTTTCACCTGTTAGCTTATTGTCTTTATCGAACATATAATACGCTGGAATACCATCTGGTAATCTATCTGAAATTCTCAGCATATCGTCCAAAACAACATCTTTATCAAAACAAAATACAATCTTAACGCCAAGTCTAATTAGCATATCTAACTGATGTCTTGAAATATTTTTTCCCCCAGTAGATACTGCATTTTTATATCCATAGGACCATAGCTGCATTACACCTTTTTCAGCTTCAATAACATAAACGACTCCTAATCTTTTTATATATGGAAGTGTTTTATTCAATCCGAACAGAATTTTTGATTTTGCACATTTCTCCAAATACAAATATTTACACTCAGATTCATCAACCTCTTTTTGAAATAATCGACCCTTCACTCCGACTAAATCACCAATCTCTGAATATATTGGAATTGTTATTCTATTTGTTTCGGTATCATAGCCAATCTGAAATTCTTTCTGAGTTGAATAACTAATCCCATCTTCATAAAATAAGTCATTCACATATGGTTTATAGTAGTCAAGTATTTCAGCAGGTATTGGTTTTAATGGGACTTCTTTTTCATCAGTTTGCTCAGTAGACATTTCATTAACTAATTTCAATATCTTTAAACTCTCAGGTATATCTGATTCAAAGTCATGATAATAAGAAATTCCAACCTCTTGACATATAAATTTCAGTCCTTCTGGAAATGATAGTTTTTCACAAAAGCAAACTAAATCAATAATATCAGTAGCTCTGTCTGTTTCAACCATTCGTCTCGTATAGTTTGTACATGATAAATTTTCCGTATTATATATTACGATTGCACCGGTATTATCACCGTCTGGATTTCCGCAGGTCCAATAATCTCCATGAAATTTAATATGATGGCAGTGAATCGCATCAAGAATCTGTTCCACATAATTATTTTCTAATATATATTCCTTTAATTCTCTAGCATCCACTGCCAATCACCTCACTAATTATTTTTGTCTTTGTATCAACTGTCCAATATTTATCCAAGTATTATAGTCAAGATTAATTTCAAACAACATAATCTTGTCCTTACTTCCGGCTCTATTTTTATCAATTTTAATTGCAAAATATTGCTTACCTAAATCTAAGTCAGATATTGTAGGATCACCCCATCCAGGAGTGTCACATATCATCTGATATTTGTGATATTCACTCTTCTCAATCATTTTTCCAAGAGTAAGTGTATCAGTAACATGCTTAATACCTTTACTAGATGCAATATTCATAGAACTTAGCTGGAATACATCTGTAAATTTACTATCATCAGATAACTGGAATACTGCAAATCCAAACATCTTAAGCTCTTTTGTGATCTCTTTAAGCTTAGTTGCAATCTGCTTTAACTGTGCCCAGTCTTCTACTTGATAGTTCTTCAATGTATCATAACCATAATAGGTTACTTCATTTACAAGCTTCGCCTTACGTAACTCAAATTCAATACGTTCCATAGAATAATCGTCCTGGACATCTTTGTACAAAAGCTTACCTTTTGTATTCTCATCAATCCATTCTCCTACTTGAACGATTTTGTGATATTCATCTGAATCACGTTCAACTCTTTCTATATACTCTTCTTCTGACTCTGTATAGATACCGTTCTCATCTATATGTCTGCGAATTATCTCACCGTTTCTGTCTCTGTACGCACCCAAAACAATCTCACGTTCTGGTTTCTTAATTTTAATACCATGAAGCTCTTGATACTCTTTATTGTTAATTACAGTAACAATCATACAGTTTTTAAGATCATCTTCATCCATTTCATTGGACATAAGAAGAAAATTTTTATGCTGTACCAAAGTTACATATGCTGCTAACGCAATGAGTTTTCGAGATTTACCACCATTTGAGATAAAGCCCTCAAAGTGTGTTTTACCCTCTCGCATTCCAAGAAAGAATTCATTGTACATTGGCCAAGGATACGGAAGTCCAAAGTTTGGTTTCTTTAAATACCTTTTAATTTGATCAGCATTACCTTTTGTAAGCTCTACTGCTTCTTCACCGGCATTGATTACAGTGTGAATTTTATCAGCTTTAGCTCTGATAACCCTGTAGATATCGTTGGCTGTCATCTTATCAAAATTCTTATGAGCAAGAATCTTATCGACAGGATAACCGTTTCTTCCGTATTCCCTAATAAGTGAGTACTTCTTTACTGTATCAAAATAATTCTTAGTATCATTCGGATCTGCCAAACGCATAAATTCACTAATTGTCTTCCAACCGTGATATTTCTTATAATTACTCATTCGCTCGGCATCCTGTGACATAAATACATTCAGCTTCGTTTCATCAACTGTTTGGGAAAATTTAAGATAATAAGTTTCAAGACATTTATAAAAGAAATAGACTACTTCATCAGAAAAGTCATATTTAGGTCTCATAAAATTGCCATATGTAACATACAGGTCCGGAGATTTATACAATGCTCCAACGAACATAATCTCAGATTGTACATTACATACATTATTAATTTCTTCCATCTGCCACTCCTTATCCAAAAATATCATTTAGTAAATCGTCCAAGGAGTCATCACTATTATTATTTATTTCAACTGTTTTTGGCTGTGGAGCAGTTGTTAATATTAATTTTTCATCAGTTTTATCTGATTGAGCTTCTGCCTCTAAGATTTTCTGTTTCTCAAGGAACTTCAGGTAAGAATCATATTTGTTATATAAGACTTTTAAATCGTATTTAACTCTTGATGCACATGTTATCTCCTTACCTTTAGCAATATTCTGTGCATTGATTTTATCCAGATAAGATTGTTTACGCACAAACATGTCATATAAGTGTTTTGGTGGGATTTTAACACCATATCTACCATCATATAGTGCTGCTATAGAATCCCATGGGACTGTCTGAATATCATACTGTTTTCGGATATAATCATTAACAAGCTTTTCATCAAAGATTCTATCTACCTCTTTGACAGCTGCTATCTCATATTCATTTAACTTTGTAATATTCTTTTTTCTTCCATTAAAAACACCTACAATCTTTACATACGCATCCTCTTTATACTCTGGAATATTTTCCATAAAAATTGGTTTATCTGAATATTTCTTTCTAAAACAATCTTCGTGCCAATATTTATTTTTAAATACAAGAATACCTTCCTGATCTGCATCATCAATGATAATATCTTTTGAGCAGCCACCACATTTTCTGTGGAATCCTGCAGATTCTTTAAAACACTTTTCGTGATAAAAAAGTCCATCAAAGAATACCACATTTTCCACAGATTTATTTCTTTCAAAATGGATGTGGCGTTGGCAACAATGGCAAACTCTATCAAATTCATTAACTAAATTATCATTTTTTGCTCGTGCCATAATTTATCCAATCAGTTTTTCATTGTCTCAATAACTTCCTGTAATACAGAAATATCATTTACATTCTTGTATGCAGTTGGTAAACCTTTTGCTTCAAGTTTTTCTTTAAGGGATTTTTTTGCGACTGGAGAAAGAGAATTTTTAATAGATACGATTTCTTTACGAAGATCATCTGGTGTTGGTGATGTGGAAGTGGATGTGTCGGATGATGTTGTATCTTCTGTAACAGGATCGCCAACCTTTCCAAGAACTTCTTTAGCATATAGATCCTGCTCAACTTCGACTGCTTTAGTTAAGTCATTCTTGAGAATAAAATCTTCCTTACCTTTATTTTTATCAAGTGCAGCTTGCCAATCAAGTAATGATGGGTCTTCTACAATTTCGCCGGAGTCATGTACTCCTGTACGGTCTTTCTGAATCTCTGCACAAATCTGACCAGTTTCTTTATCAAAGAAAGTACGGATTACAGTATTGGCATTATACTCAAGACCTTTAAATCCATCAATAATTTTTCTTCCAGTTGCAACAGACTGGAACTGACCATCATCTGTCTTAACATTTTTTGTTTCATCTTTTTCTCTAGCTGTTGTGATGCAATGTACTCCAGATGACATTAAGTCCAGAATAAGATCCTGCCCTTTAAACTTTATCACATTAAAGTCTTTTATCTCAAGTCCGGCACCCTCAATTTTAACAAGTCGCTCATCTCCAAGCAATCCTGCTTTATCTGCCTTTACTTTATTACGCTTTTTAGAAAACTCAACTAATCCAGATTGTGTTGTTAAATTAAGAATTGTTGTGCCATCTACTACAATTGCATCAGCTCTAAATGGTTTTCCATCTGCATCTGTAACAATATCATCTGTTTCATTTCCTTCGTCATCAAGTTCATAAAGGTCTTCGTTATTTTTCACTTTTGCAATATACTGTCTAACTTCTGTAAGCGACTGAGTATAGAGAATATAAATGTTATCAAGATTAACACCAGCCGCTTCCATTCTATCTAAGTAACTATCAAGTCCACCAGATTCTGCATCAATATATAACACTCTAAATGGAGTGCCATCTTCTCTTTTGAAAAATGCAATCTGTGATGCAAGTGTTGTCTTACCTGTGAAAGTATCTCCATAGATAATCATATTTAATTTTGTTTTTGCCTGTTTAGCTTTTCTACCTTTTGCCATTTAATTATGCTCCTTATATATATAAATTGATTTGTTATATTTCTCAAATGTTGGGAGAAAATTTAATTCCTCCCAGTGGTCAATTACCACTCTTCATCCTCTTCGTCAGCTTCTCCGAGGCTACTATCTCCCCATCCGCTATCATCAGAATCGCTACCATAGCTTTCCTCAGCTTTATTAGCGTTTCTAATCTTCTGCATTGCTTCTTCGATAGCTTCCTTAGAATACAGATCTTTTTCGATGGTAGTCGGATCAGCACCAGTCACAATGTACTCACGCTTAACAGGAGTAGAAACCTTTTCCATTTCGTCCTCTTCTCCCCAACCATCATCTTCAACAACTTCCTCTACCTGAACGGAAGCCTGTACATGACCGGATACTTTAAGTGCCCAGTATGGTTTTACTTTCTTCCTAAACGTCATCGCAAGTTTTTTCTGCTTCTCATCAACAGGATCGAGGATAAATTCAACATCCTCAATGTTTGAATAAGTTACAACCTTGCCGGAAATAACATATCTTCCTGTTTCTTTGTCGTTTTCAACTTCTTTTTCAATTCCCATAAAGACAATTACCTGGTTGAAATTGTTCTGGGCTTTAAATTTTTCACTATCAAATTCGCATGGGGCACAAAGAGAAATCTGAGATGGTTCCATAGATTTGTATCGTTTGATGTTACCTTTATCATCACGATTGCTGCGATAAGAAATGCTACCTTTTACAAAAACACTTTCTCCGTCCTTAAGATTATTACGAATCTCTGCACAAGCATCATAATCTGTAAGTACCTTTTTATCATTTACCTGTTCACCTTTTTCATTGGTTACTTTAGTAAGTCCAAGATTTTTACCAATAAGTCTAAATCCTTCATTCTTCGGATCTTCCGCAAATTTAAATCTGTTTGCCCAGGATACTGGCTGTGATGTTCCTTTCTTACCTTTTTCTTCTGGCTTCTTATAGAAGTAAACTTTCTCCTGCTCAATTCCTGTAAATCCGATATATAAATCTCGACCTTCGTCATATTCAAGACCGAAGTTTACAATTCGCATTTCCTTTCCAGTTCGTGTCTGCTTTTCAGTGTAGAAATTGTCTTTCTTAGTTCCCTTAACTACACCTTTGATCATAAAGTTACCTTTTGTTTCTTGGAGATTAAATAATCTCTGTTTTTTAGTATTGTTCTCCAATTTAAGAACCTCCTTTGAAATATATATAAATTTTTAATTGTAACCTGTATCTAAACCCAGTAAGTTACTAGGATAATATAAGGGAAATTTATAAGATAAACAGCCAGTGGCTGAAATCGAACTATATAAAATTGAATTTTTATTTTGGAAATGTTGGTGAAGAAAATCACCAGTTAGAAATTAATTATCAAAATGATCATAATACCGATAAAGGCTTACTACATCGTCAAGATTATCTTCTGATCCGTCATAGAAAACATACGAACCTTGCAGATAGCCACCAAGTACTTCTTCAATATATGTCCTTACTATTCTCAAAGTTTTACCAGAATAATAGCTGTCATCTACGAAAATAAATGGCTGATTCTTATAAGAATCCAATTTCCAATTAGAATATTGAATTGGTTTACCCTTTCTTAAACTGCCATTAATATACTCAATACTGCAGTCGCTTAAAAACCATTTATATTTCAATCTCAATGCTGCAATCTTTTCTCCAATTTCACCTGATATGATGATATTTTTTACACTTGATTGTGAGATATGTGTTAGATATGATATTAGAAAATCTTCATCGTTTTTGATTAAATCATCTAGTTCATTGAAATATTCTTCTCCACCGCCGTGAAGATCAATACACTTTTTTGTAATTTGACTCATTCGGTGCTTCAGTTCATTTAGTGTTAACCGTTTCATAACTTATACTTCCTCGTTTTTGTTTAGTTTTTACTTATTTCTAAGCAAGTACACAGGATAGGATTCGAACCTACATTCTAATGTCCTGCCATTTAGACGACCTGTGCTACCGATTATATAAAATGAAAGAAATTTTAATTGAGACACTGTAATTCTTATTAATACCCTATAGGTGATTCGATATAATTAATGCTCCAAGAGCGCAATACATATAAATCACAGTACCTCAAATACGGATGATGGGACTCGAACCCACAAGGTTGTTAACCGCTGGAACCTAAATCCAGTCTGTTTTCCTATTTCAGCACATCCGCTTATTTTGGCAAGAACCTGTATAACTTGCCAGTAACTCTTATACTCTCACTTATACAAACAAGGTGACGTGAGCGAATTACTTTTTAGAAAAAGATCCTTGTTATATTCTTCTTCTCAGATTTTTATGTAGGCGACCATCGCAGAAACCTACTGCCTTATCTCTGCTACTCAACAGATCTCGTATATCTCTTACGCTGAATCTGGCTTCCGCAGATTACGGACTATCGTAGAATCCACACAGGACTCATATGAGATATTTTTGGCGACGGTTTTTCGTGCTTTATTTAATTGTATTTTGTATTTTTACGCGCTTTGCTTAATAAATCTTTTGAGTTCACATTCACCGGTATCCTGATTTTTACTACAAAATTTTTATTAAGCAAGTGGACCATCTGTGATTCGAACACAGAAATCTTTCGCTTATGAGGCGACTGCCTTAACCGTTTGGCTAATGGTCCTTAACTTGATAGAGCAAACCCTGAAATCTCTATCTCTCATTTATTTTAAGACTAATGAGTTTATCCCACATATCAAACGCTTAATGCGGCTACATCAAGCTGTGGCCGACCATTTGTACATCGAAATGCTAACCATAGCGCATTCGATCATAAGGATTGAAAGTCTGTGTTTTTCTACTCGGTTTATTAAGGTCGTATGAAAATACATCTAAAAACAGTGGACCTAGCTGGGCTGGCAGGATTCGAACCTGCGAAATGGTAGAGTCAAATTCTACTGCCTTTCCACTTGGCTACAACCCAATAATGAGATAGTATATCGTTCCATTCTTCTACTATCTCGTTCCGCAATGTAAAATGGAAACGGAACATGGAACTAAATGGAATCGAACCATTGTTTACCTGTTATACCAACAGGTGTGCTGCCACTTCATCACAACCCAAAAACAATTTCATATCTTCAGTATCTACTCATCTTACTTTACGCTTAGACTTTCTTCGAGAGATCTGCGTAGCCATCTTCACATCCACACCTCAGATGATATGTATCTACAATAGTTACTTCCAATATGAAATTATTTCTCTTTCAAATTCCTTCTATTAAGTCTATATGGTAACAACATAGTGTAATCTACATTAGAAGTTCATCAAAAGAATTTTATTATATCCATATACATAAAATATATAATGCTCCTTAATTACAATTCCCACATTTAACGTATGTGTAGAGCTATAACGCCATTTGAATATCTGATAAGTATCAGCACTTTGGAGGGATATATCGTTTCACCACATCCACAGGTTAACCACGCCTTATTCAAAATGGATAGCATAAGAGTCCATCAGCCATAGGAGCAGACTCCACGGAGTTCCATAACGATGACTTTTGGATTTATTATGTCAATGATTGTTTTGCACCGCCTATATTCGTAACTATGCTATTCAATTTATATTCTAATAGGAAGAAACTCTTCCAGAAGAACATATGGGATTTGCACCCATGACGGTCACAACCTATGTGGTTGCCGCTCTCCTCCTGAGCTAATGTTCTTTCCAAAAACAAAGATTTAATAAATATTACAACTGAGCTAATGTTCTTTCCAAAAACAAAGATTTAATAAATATTACAAACATTTTTGAGATCTCAATCTTCTTATAAGGCTTCTAGCCTGTAACCACTTGCCTTAAGTTGGGTTTTAACTTCCGAAGATATATACACTTTTTCACGCACAGCTGCTACTCTGCTGTTACTAAATATGTAAAAGTTTAACCGTACTATTCGAATGTTTTAGCAGTAAACAAATCTTTCGTATAGCTTCAAGATTTCAGAACTACTGCGCTCTGTAGGTGGATCATACACGATATTGTGTAGTCAAACGGTACGGCAACTCGATGTTGAGAAGCGTTTTCTGTGACACCACATATCTGAAATCTCTAACAGGACATCTGGGAGTCGAACCCAGTACAGACTGCTCAAAGTCTCTTCACCATCGAAGTCATGTCCCACCTCAACACTTTAGGAGGTATAAGAAATAAGAAATCTATTTGGGTAGCTAACCCAAATCCTGGATGCGGATTCGAACCGGCAAATACATGAGTTTCATGTGTTATGACCATTTAACTATCCAGGACGTTCCAACTGCGGCTTTGTTAGAACTAAGAAACAAGGTTTTAATAACCGCATTGATTTATTTATAAGATGAACTTCACCACTTATCAGCCTTGTACAAACCACAGAGCCGATATAATCATGCTACAAAACTTTTTCAAGGTTTTTATCAAACTTTGGAACTTATCAACTTTACTACGTGAACTTTATATCAAAAATAAGCTTTGAATTTTGAGCTTTAAGGTTTGAACTTTCTATCTTTAAACTTTACAGTTATCAAAAAATGCACCTTTGCACAATTTTATCTAATCTTGTAAATTATTTAGATTAGCATTCTAAACCATTTAATTTTTGAGGCCAGCTTGTTTATTTTTTTACTTTACTCTATGCTGACTGAAAGACTAAAGGATTATAGTTCAGTGATTTTCGATAAGCAATGAAGGAAATCTTTTATACAACTGTTCGTATAACAATGGCTATTTAGCTATTATATGGGTCAAAAATCGCTTGTATAATTTTTAACCAATAATTCACTGACCATTTATTAATACTCAATTGTAACTGTTGTTAGTGCGTTACTTGTGCTTAAAACAGAGTCTACTTCAGCTTCAAATGAGGAAATTTCGTCAGATAAAACACGGATTTTATTTTGCACATTTATCGGATCAATCAACGCCCATGTGTTAAGATCAATGTACTGCTGTTTGGCTTTTGTAACTTCATCGGTAGAAGTTTTACCCTCTTTCTGTCCAAAAAGACCAGTTACATAATTTTCTGACTTACTTTCAAGAATCTCATTCTCTTTGTTTGTTTTTGCCTGTGCCTGAGAAAGCTGTTGCTGCATTCTGTCAAGCATCTGTCTCTTGAACATCATACTGTTATTTTTCATGTTGATTGCTTCTGCTACAGTACGTTCTTCTTCATTTTCTCCAATTTTAATCTTAACTTTTGTTACTGCATTTGAAAGCATTACTGCTCTCTGCAGAGCTTCAAGTCTACTCATAAGATCTACATCTTTGTCGTAACATCCTGTAATAATCTTCTCATATTCATCAACATCCATTCCGGAAATTTTTGACTGAGAATTTTTTTTGCAAGATACAAAAATTGAATTGTAAATCTCACTCTGGATTCTGTCTTTAAGGATTTTAATTTCTGCTAACGCTTTATGTACTGTCATAGTTTCTTTCGTCATAATGTTCTTCTCCTTTAAATTAAATTTTATTCTTTGAATTTTTAACTTTGAAATACTCATTTCTGAGTTAATGGCACCTGTTGGAATCGAACCAACATCTGATGATCCAAGGTCATCCGTGATAACCATTATACTAAGATGCTTTATATTGACGGTTGCTACGCCGCCAAATATATCTTCGTCAGATAAAATTCTATTCACTCAGATTCGCTACTTTCTGAACCGTTCTCTTATGAACTGCTGCTACAGTTTCCTGGCAGTATCGCCCTTGTTCCATACCAATCACTTGTATGTACTCTCTGTTTTCCAAGTTAGGCTTCGCCTCATTTATATGAGGGTCGTAAGTTAAGTTTATCGTCATTCTTATCTGGACTCTCTATTATTTACTTCTCAATTGTTTCTTCATCTATTCTTAAAAAGTATCTCTAACCGAACTTGATACCGAAAAGTTTTTAATTACAGTTACTAATTAATTTGAGCCTTAATAATCTGGATTTAAGAATTAAATATGCAGACCTATCAATTAACCTTGCTGCATTACTATTGAATAAATACCTTACTGAACTTTAACTCTATCTATAAACTCAATCAATAACCTACCATACTTGTATTAAATGTATATTTACTTTTATATAAATAATCTATATGTAAAAGTAACTGTAATACGGAAGATTGATTACATTAACTACTTCCCATTAGAGGTCAATATCAATCTCAAATTTGTACTCTGCTGAACTGTTTACAATATTAAGTTCTTCCTGAATTTCTGAAATTTCGGTATACACACTGTCATATTTTTTCTTTGCGTCCTCAAGATCATAATTCAAATAAGTGTATTCAATATCTTTGTTTATTGAAGTGTTTCTTATCTTTTTCTGTCTGGTAGCAAGTCTGCTATAAATACTCTTCTCTCTTTCGAGTATAGCTAATCTAATAATGTTGTCACCGACAGTTAATCCATTCTTCATAACTACTGAGTTATTGAACACAGATTTTGCATGTCTGATTGTAATTATCTTCCTATCAATCTCATCAATCTGAGCAATCACTTCATTTAAATTGAATTCTGCTTCCTGCTCTGCTTTAATTTGATCGTAATTCTCGGTTACTGCTACAACAAATGTTGACATTTTAGAAATCTTATCGGTAAAAATACCTTTTTCTTGCTCTAACTTCTTAATCAGCTTATTAGCTGCATCAGATGTAACTTTTATCATGTTTACTACCTCCTGTTATACTCTTCTTATTCGTTTTTCATTTTATTCTGAAAAATCACAAACTTTAATTTTTGTAATTACTCTTCTACCCATTCTGTCAAGCATTTCGACAGCAGGTCTGCATACAAGTCCTTCCATATTAGCTGTTCCAATATGAGATTTTGGTTTGGTCTTTACAAAATCAATTGCTTCTTGAAGTGTACCGGTAAGAACAATATCAACTATATCAATTCCAAAACTCTTTGCAATATCTTCTACAGCATCACGTTTTAGCCATAAGTTTTGATCTGGAAGATACACATCAAAAAGAATGAATGATACGTCATCTCTATAAAGTCCACCACCCTTTTGAATTTTAGGACCATATCCTTCACCAAACAGGATTACATTCATTTCACCAAACTTCTGCTCAAACATTTCTTCATTAATGATACCGCCAAATAGTTCATTTAGTTTGTTTACCAATGGAACAGGAATTTGTGCTCTTTCTGTACGTCCCTGGAACGAAACTTTATGTCCATCCCAAACAACACCAATGTTTGTGCCATCAATTTTTTCTGAACAAAGCCATTTATTATCTTTTAAATATTCAACAGTTTCATTTCTGAACTTACAATCAATAAGCTTCTTTGTGCCATCGTTATCTCTTTCAAACGGTGTATCAATTTTTATATAAGGAATCATTTATTATTACCTCTCTATTTATTACTTCCAATTCTTTGAGCTTTTTGTTTTAGTTTTTCATTAATCTCTTTCATCTGCATTGTAATGATTTTGTTCTGCAAGCAAGCTGGATTAATTGGAAACTGTTCATCTCTAAGAATTACTTCCGAATCTGCTTCAAATTTATTACACATTTTTACTGCTTCATCGTAATCAAAATTTTTCATTTCAATCTTAATATCAAATCGTCCATCTCTAATAAGAGCAGGATCTAGTCTATCAATATAATTTGTTGTTGCTAAGAAAATTGTTCTCTTACATGAATTAATTCCATCTAAGAGCTGTAGCAATGCTTGAAAATTTTCTCTATCTGCAGAGGTAACACTATTATCACGTTTACTTACCAGAACATCGATATCTTCTAACACTACAACAGAATCTTCCAATTCATCCCAGAATTCATTTTTTGTAATTAATTTTGATAAATCAGATAATTTTAATTTAATAAGATCTAAATTATATTTCGTGGCTAAAACTTTGGCAAAAGTTGTTTTCCCAGTACCTGGATCACCGTATAATAAAATTCCAAGTTTGTGATTAATACCATGATCAACAAAATAATTTTCTGAATCAATCCATGTCTTAACATAGTCAAATATTTCTCGTTTCTCTGGAAAAATAATTGCAGATTCATCAATACCATCAATTGAGTCTTTTTCGATAGAAAAATCATTTTTATCCAATATAATAAGATTACGTGTTTCTATAAATTTGCTTCTATATTTCTCTATAAACCTTTTGAAAAACTCTGCATGTTTTTTTCTGTGTTTCCCATAAAAGAAAATATTGGAACTTGTCATCTTTACGAAACTACCAGTATTTTTTATATAAACAATTATCGTTCCGTCTTTACAAATAAACCTAATTTTTTTATTTTCTGGTAAGAGTTTATGTAATTCTCCATTTATACTATAGTAATTAGTTGGATTACACTCATTTACATACTTTTCATACAGTAATGGATTAAGACGTTCAAGATAATAACAAAAATTATTAATCTCTTCTAAATTTACTGCACAAAATCCAATGCATAATTTTTCCTGCAGTTTGTCAATTTTACTTATTATTATTTCTTCACATTTGTTAAAAATAATATTATTGATGTTTATTTGCATCGCATTTTTTACACCAATTTCTTTTGTTAGTCCAATTGTATCTCTAAAATTATAAAATAATGTTTTGGTATAGATTGGTTTTGTATATTCCATTTTTAACCTCGATTTTATTTTATTTACTAAACACCCTCTTGAATACCATGTAGTTCGTACCGCCAGGAATCGCAAATATAATATTCTCAAAAGTATCGGTATAATATTCTTCTAATTCTTTTTTGAAACTATTCGCAACAAATTCTGCATCATTACCAAATACACCACATCCCCATGCGCCAAGAATTAATGTATTAACTTCCTCTTCTTGTGCAATATCAAGCATAAAATGTATACGATCAACCATTACAGAATTACAATCGAAATCAGATTTTCCACAATATTTTTGAGCTGCAGTTTTGTTTGGTGCTGCACAAGTAATAACATCTACACAAATTTCTTCATCGCCTCTTATGAATAAAACATCAGGACTATATAATGCACGATTTGTATATAATGCGAAGTTCTTTGTTAATCTATTGAATTCATAATAATCTTCATCAAATTCAGATAACACATTATATAAGAAGGAACTATGGCAAAGCATTTCTTCCTGTGCAGAAGATCCATCTAAAAATTTGCCACCTGGATTTTTATAGCTTGCAAAATTAAGAACTGCTGTTTTACCTGTGTTTTCATAAGAAAATATTGCCTGTACACTATCCATATCTTCTACAGTGATTTTCTGATGAAAATCCGGCTTACTATCGCATTCTTTCTTACAATAGAACCCTTGGTCATATACTTTTGTATTGTTTACACATTCTGTAATTTCTAAGCTATATAGCTCTTCCATTTTATTTGTGTGAGCATTCGCCTTTTTCTTTAACTCGTTTTTTCTATTCCAATATCCCATTACCAAATCCTCACAATCTGGTGATATAATAAAATTTCTTTGTCATTTATCTGTTTATCACCATGTAAGTGTCCAAAGAACCACTTCTTGAATTCACATTTATATAAAATATGCATTTAACTCGTCTGTCTTAAAAGCTCCATGGCTATACAAAGCTTTTGTACTTGAGGTACAGTCATGTGTAATTATATAGTGAAGCCTCACACGACTTAAGTCGCGTGCTTCCTAATGCTGTATATTTGATATACAGTTTCCCTTTAGGGGAATCGGATTGCCTTTCCATAGATACAGTCTAAACTCAGTTACTAACTAGCATTACGCTGCTAGTGCCGCATTCAGACTAATGAGTGTGGATAAGGTACAGGTGCTTCTCTTAGAGCATCGAGGAACTTTTGCCTCAATGTCCAACCTTAGACTCTCATCTAAGGATTTTAATATTTCTCTGATGAAATACCTGGCTCCTATATTATAGGATGCAGATAAATCGCAGTTGTATATTTTACCGTTAGTAAATTTACAGACGCTATAAGTTGCAAGATCTGCGTCTTTACCTCGTAAAACCATGCCACTATCGTCATAAGCAAACTTGCTTGTACCCCAGGCGCAAATTCTTCTAATTCGCATACCTAAGCGGTGAACCTTGTTTGTAACAATAGCTTGTACTTCCTGACTACGCCACATATGCAGCTTTTGCTTTTTGGACCCACGAAGTTTGCCGTTGCGGTCTAGGTATTCAAAGACGATAATATCTACATTATAAAGAACAGCTATATCTGTGATAAATTGTGCTGTTTTAACAGAAATATCGTGGTTGATGCCTTTTGTTCTTGACCATAAACGAGGGGTTTTACAGTTATGATGTTGTTGTGCCTTTTTAATACGATTAATACTATGTATCAGATGGTCTATTTCTTTATTGAGGTGACAGAAATGTCTCCCAAGAATAGTGCCATCGGATCTCATTACACTAATCGTAGCTGCGGTATTGATACCAAGATCCACAGCAAGTATGGTTTGTTTATCAACATCTGTATCGCAAAGTTTAGCTTTCTCCTCAAACGGAAAATCCAAAAACCACTCTTTCCCACGTTTTTGAAGTGTTGGAGCGCATTGCTTTCTCGTTGAACAATGGCGATTGATATAGTCTATATCTGACTTTCTAAGGTTAACGGTGATCCAATCCCAGGTGTTGCGGATATGAACCTTGATTTGCGCTTGGTAAGTCCCTGTTTGCTCGTACATATTTGTACGATACATAGATGGGTAGATATATCAAGCTTTTGGAACCGAAGGAGCTTCCCCCTGCGGATTAGCTTTCCAGCTTGCAAAGTTGCTTTTATAAGATGATACCTTACCAATTGCTTCACTGATAGCTCCTCGGCGTAAATAACATGGAAACTTGTAAAAATGGACATCGAAATCATAAGCCACATTTGGATTGTCTTTCGTCTTATGAATCAGTGTCTCTACGAATCGTTGTTTTTCAAGTGGTTTTTCGTATGAGGTGATATTGTCCCAGTCTTCAATACAAACATGTATCAGGTAATCTACTGCAGCACGATATACAGAAATAGTATCTTTAAAGATATGATTATAATGCTTAATTTTAACTTTGTAAGTAGAATATATCGTCATACAGCAGACCTCCTTTCTACGTTGATACATATAATTGTCAGATTATGAGTAATAACTAATTTCCATACACAGTCTATCTAATGGACTCATCAACGAAAACTTTTTTAAAGTGAGAGAAGCGGCTAACTCATGACTAAAGTCATGAATGTGCGCCTCTAAAATCATTAATATTAAAAACTTTACCTCTCATTAGATGAAGTACATGTGGTCTAATTTCATGTACCAGTCCACCATTCCATTCTTTTACAGGATAGTCTGCCAGTCTAGGATGACAATCGTGATTACCATCAACAAAAAGAGTTGTAAACTTTTTATTTTCAAGCCACTTAAGCCAATACTTCTCTGAAGGTGTTTCGGCTAAATAGTTCCAAACCAATCCAAAGTCGCCACAAATAATTACATAATTTTCATTTTGATCGGTAAAAGTTTTCTGCTCTGGAAAGTTATCCATACTAAATCTTGTTACATCACCATGCGTATCACCTGTTATGTAAATCACTGCTTTTCTCCAATTAATTCTTTATATTTTTCAATATCTACAACAGCATATTCACCGACTTCATATTCAAAATCATTTGTACAATTTGCTAATTTATGTACATCGTTAAACTGAGTGCAGCGTTTTTCGCACATATATCGGTTTTTATAAAATGAGCCACCTTTACATTTTGTTGCTCTAACAATTTCTTTAGTTTTTTTATCTCTTAATGCGTATAAAACCTCATAATCCTTATTTTTACTCATAAGCTCCATCCTTTTACCATTTTCTCCAACCACCGGCTCCATCAGATACAATATCGCATCCGCAAATTTTACATTTCTTCCGAACACCTTTTGAAAAATGATGATACATTCCACTTGGCTTGTGCCAACCTAAAAAGTCATGACATAATCTTTTCAATAGAGCAAATGGTGTAAGCATCCAGATCATTGCTAATATCCATGTAAATAAGCAAATCGGAAATACTACACATAAAAGCAACATAATAAATGTTTTAATTATTATCATATCTTCTCCATTTCTCTGGTCCACCGGTTAAGGCAGACCAGATTATTATGTATTACCAAACTTCATAAATTTTCTCTAAAACATCTTTAAACGGTTCAGTTTTATCAATGTAAATACCGCATTCGCTTAAGATATTAATAGATTCAATGACACTATCAGCTGCTGTTAAAGCATAAATAATATTATTATGTAATTCCTTTTTATCCATTTTATTTTGTCCAATCGCCAGTAAATATCTTTGGTTTCTCTGTTTTAATTTTCTTAATAGCTCTTCCAAAAGCAATCTCTTTTTTACCAGGTTTCATTCCAGGCTGTGCAAGGACAACCACATTTTCAGTAACCTTTGTCCATTTACCATCTTCACCTTTCACCTTGTAAGTTTTCTCTGTTTCCTCATAAACTTTGTTCCATGCATTTTTCTTTGTCATGATTTATCTCCTTTTTATAAATTTTTAAATTCTTTTTCCAATTCAGCAATTGTAGCATTCACCCAATTCACCCATTTATCATATGTTCTAATTGATACACACTTACTAATTGATGACTGTTTTAAAATTTGTATATCTTTTTTAATCTGCTCGGCAATTTTAAATGTATCTTCTGTCATAACTAATCCTTTATAAAATAGTCGTTTTATAACAAATAGCATAATGAATAAAAAAATTTTTATCCAAGCATCTTTGCCAACTCCTGAAGCTCAAGTTCAGTACGTTTATCATCAGATAACATTCTGTTCAATGTTGCTTCTGTCTCTTTTAATTTTTTCTCTTTTTCAGCTCTAGTTAATACGGAAATCTGCGTATCAATATCATGCATCCATTTATCAATTGAGTACCCTGAAATAACCACTTCATCAATCCCAATTTTAAGATCAGCTGCAGCCATAGCATAAGTATGTAATTTTACTTTTAGTAACTTAAGCTGCTCAACGCTCATTACACGTAAGTTTAAATTGTCTACATCCTGTCTAAGCACTGTTGATGTCTCAGCCTGTAATGTTCTCGGCAATTTCGCAAGCTCTGCTTTCTGCTCTTCCACTTTTTTCTTAAGCTGTAAAATCATTTCATCATTTTTTGTTGACATAATTTTTATCCTTTCTTTTTAATAATATAAATAATTGTTATAATAATTATGGAACTCTTTGCCATCAATATGCTGATATATATTATATTTTGGTTTTATCTTTTCATATAATTCTGATGGCAGATATTCTTTATTTTGACATAAATATGTTCCATTACCTTTATCAATTACTTTTATTTCTTCGTAATAGCTGTTTAAGAAACTTGTATACTTGTATTTCTTTATGCGCTCAATAAATTTATCGTATGGTAAATCAAGTAATGTTTCAGATGTAAAATTAATTGGGTTATAATTAAAATGGTTATTTTCAAGATCATCGAAATATTCTGCATAATTCTGTGATGGCTTTTCATCTACACAATCAATCAAAATATCACCAATATTTTTTCGTGTCTCAAAACAATATCTTTGAAATGAAATATAATTGTTGTTATCAACTGAACGAAACCAGTAATATTTACCTTTATTCACATGCTTGTATGCAGTGTTTTTATCATTTGGCATCAATGTCCATGTGTCATCTAAATCAAATTCCCACTTTCCGTCCTTATCATTTAACGACCAACGCCAACCTTTTCTAAAACAATTTGTAAGCTTCTCCCATTTATCGAACCTACCCATGTATACCCATTTCTCTTCATTTTTTGTTAGATATGTGGCTCCAATAATAAGATCCTTACCTTTAAATCTCTTCCCATTTTGAATTTTATCTGTATGCTTCTTTATCTCTTTGTAATCTGGTGAATCTACAGGAATCAGAACTAATTCCTTTCCGTCCCATCCATATACAAATTCTCCATCCAAACCCTTACCTTTTAGACAATCACAGTGTTCTAAAATGAACAGTAAATTTGGAATAGTAATCTCAAATTCAAATCCCCTAGGATCATACACTCTAGTATATGTCTGTCTAGGATTCCAACCATATCTATCACCGCCAACCTTTTTATTTAATACAAATCCTCTAGTTGGTTCATTATCAAAATCATCTGGTTCAATTTTTTCATCTCTCCAGCTATTCCAGCTTGTTTCTTTACGAAGCTTACCTTTTTCATCATAATAGATTACGTAAGCAAGCTTCTTAGTGTAAGTATCATTTCTGTTTTGATACCCTACTTTAATCTTCTCAGGAATATAAATACTCATTCAGTTTTCCTCTTATCATCGTAATACCATTGCTTGTCAATCAAATCCTTGATAACACCGCTTTGCTCCATCTCAATCCACTGATCCAATGTAAGTGGCTTATAATCAGATAACATACAGAAACAGTCAATCATTTGAACAGGAATTGTTTTTGGTTCATCATCATATTTTGATTTACGTAATGTACTTCTCGTTATGTCTTTGAACTGCTCCACTAATTCCTGATCTTCAGTAAGATGAGTGTGTCCATGCAGCATCCATGTAATAGGTTTGCCATCTTTATCAATACGGAACTGTCCATTGTAACAGAATATTGGATAGTGACATAAGACTACTTTTCTTCCATCATCATGCATTTCTGCATAAGGTTTAATCCATTGAAATAGTGACTGATCAAATTTCTTATCTTGTAGAAACTTATCATGTCCACCATTCACTAAAAACTTCTTCCCATTTAGTTTGCGAAGTATTTCGTTAGTTTGCTCACCTTTGCCAAGTGAAAAATCACCCAGGATAACAACTTCATCATTTTTTCTTACTACAGAATTCCACTGTTTAATCATATAATCATGCATAGTTTCCAATGATTCGAAGCCACGTTTATCCATAGCATCATTTATTCGTGAATGATGGAAATGATTATCTGCAATATAAAATCTCATTAAATACCTCCGATTGAATCTTTACAAGTTTTTGTAACATTATCATAATTTAGTTTGTCGCTATATTTCATCCACTCTTGCAACTCAGAATATCCACACGAACACTCATGCACAACAATATGGTATCCATAATCGTATTTAATTGTAGAACTCATATATTGACCACATTTAGGGCATTTCCTCGTCATTACCTTCTTCTCTTTCTGTATATAATTTAGCATCAATATTGTTTAGAATATCTTCTTTGTCATTATCCAACTTGTCATTAATTACTTCTTCCAATGCATAGTTGAGCCATTTTCCAACATCTGGACCTTCTTTAACTCCAAGCTCCATAATATCCTTCCCATTGATAGCCAAATCCTTTATGGTAAAACACTTCTCTTCTTCCAGAACTTCATTTAATACTTCTTCTGCACGAAATGTTTCCCATAAACGCTCTTTAGCGTAATATGGATTGTGAGCCATAATATCGCAGAATCTTACATCTAACAGTCTTCTAAGTTGTGCTTCACCAAGTTTATTCAGATATTTTTTAATCTTATTTTGTTTTGGTATAATTGTCATATCATGGCTTGCCACAAGTTCGACTACGGATTCTCTGATTTCATTAGAAAATTTAAGTCTACGAAGTAGTGAATCAGCAATTTCTGCACTTTTAACAGCATGTCCATAGAAGTGCTCAATCCCTCGATCTGCTGTTTTTGATTCTGGTTTACCAATATCATGAAGTAAGATAGCAAGTCTGGTCTCTAATTCATGTATTCTACAAGCTGTTAATGCGAATCTGGTGTGATTCCATACATCGTAAATGTGATACATATTATTCTGGGAGCATCCCATTATCTTACTTAACTCAGGGATTGCCGGAGAAATATCAATATAATAATTAAGTACGTATTCAGGATGATCTGAAATAAGAATCTTACACAGCTCTGACTGTATTCTTTCTGCAGAAATTTTACTCAGACCATCGTTTGTTTGTACCATTGCAATATTGGTATAGTTTTCAATGTGGAATCCCAATTGAGCAGCAAACCTTACAGCTCTCATGATACGCAACGGATCTTCTGTGAATCTATCAATAGGTACACCTACACATCGGATAATTTTATTCTCAATATCTTTTAGTCCATTGAACGGATCAATAAATCCATTATCGTCATTGTAGGCAATCGCATTCATTGTAAAATCACGCCTTGCTAAATCTTCATGAATATTTCCAACAAACTTCACAGAATCTGGATGGCGACTATCAGTATATTTTCCATCAGTTCTATAAGTTGTTATTTCGTATCCACGACAATTTACCATGACAGTTACAGTACCATGCTGCAAGCCTGTTTCTACTACACGAAATCCTTTGCTACGGAACAATTTACATACGTCTTCCGGCAAGGCGTTTGTGCAGATATCCCAGTCGTGCACAGGTAATCCTATAAAAGAATTACGCACTGCTCCACCTACAATATAGGCTTCGTAACCGTTACGATTAAGCACGTAAAATATAGATTTTACGGACTCTGGTAATACAATACCCTCTATCATTTTTATTCTCCTTTCTTTAAGATTTAATGTGCAGATAGGGATTTGAACCCTATATAAGCAAATTTTATCAATTTTGTTTACTGACATAAATTCGCCATTATAATATGCCTAATTTTGTAAATAAAGCATTATTATACGCATATGTCCATTCTGCCACTGCACGACCTAATTTTTTAAATGCATCTAAAATATTAATAGTGGTGTGCTATTACGCCAAAATGGGACTTGTCCTTACCTGTTAAGGGGTGACGTATCATAACTCTTTACATCCTATTCTTTTACTCTTTTATCTTCGATTGAAGTTTTTCATACCTTCAGATTTAAAGCCATACTCCTTAGATGATGGCTGCTTTTAAGCCAACATTCCACTATTTATTACTTCTATTTCTTTTTAGCTTTTAACTCTGCCAATTTCTTCTCAATCTCTTCATTTTTCATTTTCTGATCCAGGCGTTGCTTCTGTACGGCAGTAGAATTTTCATAAGCAACTTTTACACCATCAGCTGCTTCTTTCTGTTTCTTAATCCCATCACGTACTTTTTCAAGCATCTTATCTTCTTCGGCAGATGATACTCCTGTTGTTGCCTGTAGTGATTTTGTCACCTGGACTGTTTCAAGTGTTAAAACAGCATTATCTTTTTCTGCTTTCAGATCAGATAACTGTGTCCGAATACCCTTTACAGTTTCTTCCTGAAGCTTTGCATTTTCTTTCAATCCAGTAAGAGCATCTTTAATAATCGCAACCTTTTCTTCTAAATCCTGCTGCTCTTTAAGATAAACTTTTGCACCTTCGTCATCGTTTTTCTCAACACAAGAATTGATATTAATTTCAGTTTTCATAAGATCTTTTTTATATCCACGAATCTGATCCTCGTAGTTTGAAATTTTTCCAAGCATCTGTGTATAAATAACATTAGCTTTTGCCAAATCTTCTTCTTTCTTTTCGATTGCGACATTATAATAAGCTTTTGCACCTTCAGGCGTAGAAGCATCTTTGCTAATTGCTTCTGCAGCCGTTCCGGACGCTCTAAGCTTTAATCTTTTACCTGTTTTTGTTCTCAAGAAGAAAAATAAAATTGCTAATACGACAATAACTAATAAAACTGCACCGAATGTAATTTTCATAATTATCCTCTAAATACCTTTCCTTCAATTTTACGTTTTCCGTCTGGATCTTCATAGCATTCTCCAGTCTCTGGATTATAATAAAATTCTTCATATCTGTCCACGTAATGTTTCAGTTCCAAATCTTTTCCCTCATCAATGTTAAATCCAAATGTTTTAAAAAGTTCTGAAGCTCCATTAATATATCCTCTTCCAAGTGCCTGAAATTTGAATTTACCGTTATATCTATATAATCTTCCTAATTCTACTGCATTAAGACTTGAAAACTTCTCATCTTCAGAAAGATCAAATGTTGCTTTAAATTTATCTGGAGCATTATAATCATAAATGTGCATTTGTACATTATCAATCATATCGAATCTCTGTAGTCTCTGTATTGCGCGATAAATTGTCATGCAGATATAAAAATCTGATCTATCAGCCGGAATTTTATCAGTGTCAATAATCATATACTCGTCATAATGCTCACCAGAAAATGTAATTCCCTTTGAATCATCTCCGTCCATATTATCCTCAGATAATTCACACCAATCCCAAGTTGTGCCATAATTATCTGTATTCTGGTGGTTTACAAGATCACTTGGGAATTTACATTTTCTATTTTCATCTGTAAGGAATCCTACAACATCAAGATCTGCTTCCTTTTCATTAGAAAATCTATTTTTATCCCATCTAAGTCCAACAAAAAGTTTACTTACACTCTCACCATTTTCTTTCGCCATATTAATTTTTGGCGTTTTGTTCATATTAATAACTTCCATAGTTTTATTCTCCTCTTTTGAAATTATTTATTATTCAGCCAATCTTTGTACTGACGAAGAATCTCTGTATAAAGTTCTTCATCTGTCATCTTATCCATATCTTCTACAGAAGTGAAACCTGTATTGTCTGCCTCTCTTCCATCAAGTTTGTCAAGTTTTTTGAGGTAACTGAAATTGTCGTCACCAATTCCGATAAACTGCACGAAAATGTTATACTTAGAAAGCTCACGTACAATCTTGTCTGTTGCTCCATGATCGGAGTTGTCACCATCTGTAATAAAAATTACAAACGCAGGAATCTCACTTGGCTCAATGTCTTTATAATATGTAACAACTTCATCCAATACAGGTGCGTATTCTGTTCCACCCATATACATACCAGACTTTTTCATAACCTTTTTTACGTAATTTGAATAATTACTCTCTGTAACAGCCTTTAAACGTTTGCATCCATTTGAGAATAACCAGCTCTCAAGTTCGCCATTATCATCAAATCTAAGAGCGATTGGAAGAAGTCTTGATACAGTTTTCTGTACAGAACCATTATCAAAAAGCCAATCCATACTGCCTGAATAGTCCATAGCTAATGCGACTCTAGCGGTATGTTTAGTCATATCAATCTTGCTACCCTTGGACATATCAATTAGAACATTATTTAAATGCTCTTTAGACATATCAATTGTAAAAGTAGCTTGTGTTTCAGTTTTTTCTGTAGATTTAGCAGCGGTTGAGACCGCCACCTCTTCTACATCATCTTTCTTACCAAACAATTTTCCAAAAAATCCCATAGTTTTTTCTCCTTTTATTTTTTTAATATTTTTAATGATATAGGGTATGTTAATAAGGTAAAAAATATAAATGGAACAAATTTTGTTATACATACAAGTATCAAACCAATTGAATAACAAACTAAAGTTATATTTTCAACAATTTTATATTCTTTATCCATATACATTACTTCTACTTTCTTTTAATTTTTATAATAGCTTTTCGTACTAAATCAATTGGGATAATCATAAATGCCAAAACAACTGTCACGCCCCACTGCGTTGGTGTCATTGCTGTACATCCCATAATATCTCCACCGTACTGTGCCAGAACAAATGTTAAAGCAAAAATTGCTACTGCAATTTCTACGAAGAGCTTATTCTTTCTGATTCCTTTAAATAAATTGAATCCATCGGTTCTGATGTTAAATCCATTAAATGTTGCCATCATAACAAGAAGTGCAAATCTAGCTGTTGCATAAATAGCTTCATCATTTCCGAAAATTTTCTGTACCGATGGTAATAAAGTAATACCAAAGATTCCAATAAATGCTACAACTGATACTGCAATCTGACCGATAGTTTCTTTTGAAAGAAGTTTTGATCCTTTTGGAATAGGCTTTTCTTTCATATATTCGTCTTTCGCAGGTTCTCCACCAAAGGAAAGAGAATTAAGAGAATCCATAACAATGTTAATTACAAGAATCTGCACTGCAGCAATTGCTTCCACAGACATAATAATTGGATATAAGATACTGAGAAGTACTAGACCAACATTGATTGGTAACTGAAATTTCAAGAACTTCATAACATTATGCATAAATGTTCTTCCCAAAAGAACTGCATCTGTGATAGATACAAAGTTATCATCTGTGATAATAATATCTCCAGCTTCTTTACATACGTCTGTTCCAGATCCCATTGAGAATCCAACATCTGCAGCTTTCAGTGCTGGTGCATCATTTGTTCCATCGCCAGTCATACCTACACAAAGACCAAGTTCTTGAGCTAAACGTACAATTCTAAGTTTAGTGTTTGGTGTTGCTCTAGCAATAACTTTAATATAAGGAAGTTTTTCTTTTGCCTCTTCATCTGACAATGCATCAAAGTCAATAGCTGACATTGCAATATCAGATTCACTTGTGATCAATCCAGCATCTTTTGCGATAGCTTTCGCTGTGTCGATAACGTCGCCAGTTACCATCATTACTTGGACTCCTGCATCGTGCATTTTTGCCACTGCTTCTGGTACTTCCGGACGAACATCATCACGAATTGCAACCAAAGATGTAATAATAAGATCATTTGGGAATCCATCTTCTGGAAGCTTAGAAGAACTATAACCAGTAGCAATTACTCTCATTGCTTTAACGGTATATGATCTTACAATCATTTTAAGTTTATCTTTATCAATAGGCTCAAGACCGTTTAGAGTCACGCATTTTGTTGCTGCATCAATCAATCTCTCTGGAGCACCTTTATAATATGTAAATGTCTCACCGTTATATTCTGTTTCAACAGCACTAAATTTATTTGCACTATTAAAACTCTTCTTGTTTACAATAGTTGTAGATCCAGTGATTTTCTTATACTCATCTGCATTAACTAAAGAAAGTAATGCTCTCTCTGTGGCATTTCCACCAACAATTTTATTATTTTCATCAAACATTGCACTACTATTTAAGATGACATTATATTTAAACAAATTATATGTATTTTCATCTTCTATAATAGATTTTCCATCACCCATTACATTCTCTACCGGCACAAGTTTACCTACTGTAAGAGTTCCTGTCTTATCGGTACAAAGTAACTGAATATTACCTGCTTCTGGAATCTTGTTAGTGTGTTTAGCTAGGACATTGTGTTTAATCATTACTTTTGCATTCTGCGCAGTAATTAGATTAATAATAAGCGGAAGTCCTTCTGGAACTGCTGCAACAATAATGGTAAGCGCAGTTACTGCAATGGTAAGAATATTCTTCAAAATACCAATCCAACCCATTCCAAAATATTCTGCAACGCCACCATACTGAATAATATTTGTGATAACCAGTGCTACAACAATGATTGAAGCTCCAATATATCCGAACCTGCTGATTTGTCCAGCAAGATCCTCCAACTGGATTTCCAGGGAAGTCTTTGTTTCTTCGATTTCATCAATGGTCGAAATTGTCTGACCGTTTACTGTGTCAACACCAACGTTAGTTACAATCATTTTTCCTTCGCCATCTGTTACCGTTGTTCCGGAAAACAGTGCATAAGAATTTGTATAATCACTTGAATCCGCTTTTCTCTGACCACCAAATGTGATAGGTGAATCTTCTTTATCCCATGCTGTTTTTTTGCAAGGCTCTGACTCTCCATTCAATACAGAGTTGTCAACTTTTATATTTCCTTCTACCAGATATCCATCTGCATGAATGGCTTCTCCGGACTGAATGATAACCAGATCACCGACAACCAAATCATTTGTATTGATATGCTCGATTTTTCCATTTCTGATTACATTACAATAATGAACTGATGTCCTATCCTTCAACTCTTTTGCACTTTTCTGGCTTTTCAGTCCGGTGTTCATTCCTAACAATGCGATTGCCAATAATACTACTGCAACACCAATCGGTTCTGAATAAGATCCCTGTCCAAACACTGCAATAACTGTAAATACAATCATCATTGCTAAAAGAATTTGATTTATGTGACTTTCAAATGTTTCCATAAAGAATTGAAACCCTGTTTTCAGCTTTTTCTCTGGCAGTTTATTACTACCATACTTTTCTCTCTGTTTTTCTACTTCACTACTTTTTAAACCGTACAAAATTAAATTTCTCCTTTCACAATTCTTTCATTTACAGACATAACAAACTCATTGATTTTCTTATAATCAGGCTTCTCTGGAAGTTTTGTCTGCTTTATAACTTCCTGAAGCTTTTCTTCTCTTTGATCAAGAAGATCATAAAATTCCTTTTTGATAGTAATTCCGTCAGTGAAATCACCACGCTTAACAGCAAGCAGTTCTTCTCTTTCTGTCTTATCTTCTCTATATGTGCAATATTCTCCTGTGGTTAATAACTCAATTCCCATGTCATAAACTCTTAAAAGATGACTCATATGCTTAGAAATTTTCCCATGAGTTACAGCATAATTATTACGTTTATTGTTTTTGTCATAACTACTGCATACTGTTTTCATCTGATTCCAAAGATTGCACCAATCTCTTAATGGATAATGTCTGAGATTAATATCCATATAAATTTCTTTATTAAATTCTGGTCTAACAGAATCATCAATATACAAATTGATACTATTGTCGTCATATGGAGAGTATTTTTCTTTTTCCCATTGATTTACAGCTTCAATACTTTGTAAGATATGCTTTTCTTTCTGCTCTTGATCAGATGCATTTGCAGATTTATTTTGCATTTTACGAATCTGAGATCGTGAGTATTGAGTAAACGTATGTACACAGAGCTGAGACATAAATAAATGCCTATTTTCATATAGTTCTTTGCCAATTGGAGACATGTATAAATAATGCTCATTTCTAAGTCCTAATAACTCGCATGTACCAGGATCAGCTTTAGTTAAAAGATATACATACTTTTTCAATGATTTAATTTCAACATCAAGTACATTGTTTCGTACATTATCAAAATCCTGTCCAAGTAATACTTCCTCTTTTGAATTTAAAGCAATTCCACGAATGTCAACATCAGAATTTGGATTTTCCAGTCCATATGCATAGCTTCCACCTAGCCCCAACAAAATAATGTTGGAGCCAAGGTGTTCATTATTTCTCAGAAAATCATAGTCCGGACCAGCTACTTTTTTCTTAATCTCTTCAATCGTCATATCAATCAAACCTATCTACCTTAATCATTTTTACAGTGTTTCCATTAGTTACCTTAATAATCAAATTCCATTCTTTGTCCTTACTGTAACCAACACCACAAGCACTTGCTTCATCTTCACCCTCAATAGGTGTTGACGCAGTATACGCTTCAAGTGTTTTCCTAATTTCCTGTAGATCACCCTTAAGCATCTCAGTAAAGAAACCACGTCCAACTCCGCCTGTCATATCTTTACAGTCTTTCAATAAGAAGAAAGTGTGTTCACCAGATCGTTTATATGGATTTTCTCCCCACATGTTTGGAGACGGAATAATTGCAACAACTTCTGAGAATCCGTTACTGATTCCCCAAGTTTCTTTAGTTTCTGTCTTTTTAGAATTTGCAGTAAACTTAGGATCTTCACCATGACGATAATCAAATTCAAATACTACGTCTGTATTTTTTCTATAATTATCACTTGTAAGATTTCCGTCATAAGTATAAATTTTTCCATTTACTTCAAGCTCTAATTTATATGGATTATTGGTTGCTCTATTTGTATAGTTATTAACAAAGAATTTATAACGTCCTTCTGGAGCAGTTCCAGTTGCCCAACGAATATTCTCGACAGGAGTTACTGTTTCACCATTAACATTTGCATCAACATCTAGTGAACCATATCCGTGATTCTTATGTCCAAAATAAATTTCCACTCCATCAGGACAAATACAATGTACATCCAGGTCGGTACGTGTATTCCAGATTAGAGAGCATCTGATTTCACAACCTTCATATTTTGCACCTTTTGCTTCAAGTCGCTCACGAATCACAGAATCAATACCACTCTGGTAGTACCAAGAAAATGGATTATCCCAGTTCATAATATTTTCAGATTCCGGAACCGCAGCTGTTACCATTCCCATAAGATGAGTTGTTCCATCAACCTTTACTTCCAATTTGTTTGCGGTAGGAAGAATTGTTTTTCTGAATTTATCCCATGTCATAGTTACCTGTGGAATTACAGATTTTGTTTCATTACTATCTGCAGTTTTAGTCTGAACTCCTGCAAATACTCCAGTCTTTACTTCCTCTTTCTTTTCAGTTATACTCTTCCAAATAAACTCATTCTCAGGAAGCTCATCCAGTTTTGCATATCTTCTTCTAAGTGAATCTGCAAGACCAAGTTTTTCAATAAGTTTTTCAGCACTTTCAACAGCTCTCTGAGTAGGTGCAGACTGTGAACGTCTATAATTCTCAGCACTCATATTTGTCTCAAATTTTCGTTTGATTGTATCAAAGTCATCTCCATCTACAATATAATCAAGTAATGTACCTAACATACTTCCGGAAATGTGAGTAAATCCATTTGGAGCTGTAGCAGCATATTTCCAAATCATATTAGTGTGTTGTGGCTGATCATTGATAGAAGCAATCTTCTCTTTTGTTTCCTTGAACCATTTACACATTGCTACATAGCTGCTACCTCTATATAAACTTCCGGATTCTAATAAATTAAGTGCCTGATCAATCTGTGGCATGGAATACTTCTCAAGTGCTCTTTTCAGCATTCCATAATCTTCAGCTTTTTCAGCAGAAATCTGTGAAGCATTTTTTACCCTTGATGTATTGATCATTACTCTTGGAAGTTTTGCAGAAAAATGATGGAATCCATTGGTATCATATGTTCCAAGATCCACATAATCTGATACGAATACATCCTGGACCTGAGCAGACTCAACAATCTCTTTCATCTGTGTAATTGGCTCAATAAACATCCCAGGGATATTTTCAATGTTCCAAATAGCAGATTCAGTTGTTCCATCGTCTTTAATAAATACAAGTCCACCAAATCGATCTACAAAGTGTTTACAAGCTCTACATGTATATTCCTGTTTGCAAGCATCTGGAAGATAGTAAAGAAATATGTCAAATAAGTCAGATACGCTTGTTCTAAACAGTGGTGTTTTTACATTGTCTTTTAGTTTTGATGCAAAAGTTTTCTTAATATTGTCAACAAGTTCCTCATATCCATTGTTCTCATTTTTCCAGATTTCCGGATCATACATCTTCATAATTTTTTCTCCTTATTTTCTATTCAAAATATTTTTTAATGAGTTTCTTGGCAGATTTATCAGGAAGTAACTTTATAAGTCTGATAATTTCTTTAGTACACTCTCTTTCAAAATCATTGTCTGAGTCCTGTACCTCTTTATTGAATTTATCAATATATGAATTACTTACTTTCTGCTCTCTAATACTTTCTTCTCTCTTTTCTTTCATTTCATTCTGAATTTTCTTTGCTCTTTCAATGTAATCATCTGCAAGAAAATCGTCATACTGCATACTTACAGCATCTCTAATCTTATTTGTTAGATCCACTGAAAGAATTGTTACGGAACCCATTGTTGGACGCATAACTGAGAGAAGTCCTTTTTCACTCATCCCTAACTTCTCATAAACTGTTTTAGCTCTACTAAAAATTTCTCTATCAGTCATCTCATAGAAAATTAATTCTGCTTTAGTCATTTATTCTTCTCCTATACATAGTTTTAATATTGCTGTTACATAATCAGCCCAGTTCCAATCATTATATTTATCTAAATTCATAAGAAACACATTTATAAATGCCTGGCACATTAAATTTGCAACAGTAAAATATGGTACACGTCCTGTTGCCGCTCCAAATGCTGGGATAACAATATTTTGTATGTTCTCTTTTTTAGCCATAATCAAAGTTGATCTCATGCATTGATAAACAACACTTTTATCTTTAATTTCTTCTGGCACCCTCATAGTTGGTGTATGTATTAAATACATAGGTTCTTCTACATCATGTTCTTCTTTCTTTACATGCCAATTTGGAATTTTTACAATAATACTTGTTCCAACTACTTGTTCATTTAGCCATTCTTTATGAATTTTTTCTTGAACACACTTCATTAATTCTTCACCGAAGTAATTAATAATTGCTGCATCATATCCACCATCCATAATTCCATATGAATTTCCTGGTGAAACAACACAATCTATATTCGAGTGTGTGTGCATGAAATTAGAAAATGAATCACAAACAATTTCAACAGATACTTCATCTGTATTAATATTTCTTGGAAAAGCTTCATTCCATGCATCGGTCATATTTTTATCATTGCTAAGAAGATATATGTTCATTAATCTTATTCTCCTTGAAAATTATAGGTTTCTATGTTACTGTTAAACTTATCAACCACCGCAACTTGACGGTTGATTAGAATTAGAAAAGCAAAAACTGAATAAGGAGGTATTGAGATGCTAAATTTTCTAAAGTTTGTATTCTCATGCCTTGGTACATACGGATTGTATTTGATTTTGTCCCACACGATAAAATTCTATGCAATACATATGATTTGCCATCATTCTGAGCTTTCAGATGAAAAAGTAAATTATATAACTCGTATGCTATACAAGGACAAAAGTTATCGTAAAAAATAACTTCCTGCCTTACTGCAGTTTGCTTTAATAATTCAGTTTTAGTCATGATAGAGAGTTGTTTCTTTAATTAGATTCAACTCTCTATTTTGATTGTATGAACAATCATAATTCTCCTTTTTTATAGAGGGCTGTTTTCTTGTCAGATTTCAACCCTTTATTTTAAAAGTGTTACCACTCATAAAACCAAGCTTTTATTTCTTTTTAAAACTCACTAATACAACAGTAAGTGCAATAATCAAGAAAATTACAAGAATTCCTAAACTAATCCACAGTGGAACTAGAACAACTGGCCATGACCATGTAATTAATCATGTAAGCTTAAGTACTAAAAACACAATCTGTAAAACACCTAAAATTCCCATTCCACTTGAACTGCTATTATTTCTTTTATTGTTCATTTCTTCATTTCTCCTATTCTTCAACTTTATATCTGCAAACTAATGGACATTCGTACTCATTACAATCACTATCCGTCAGTTCACATCCATATTCCTTACGTCTTTCTGCTATATCTATTAATATCTTCCATATTCAATTTTTATTTATTCTGGAAATTAACTGCGGAATTGCAGCTATAAGAATTAATCCCAGGAGATTTTATCTCCATCTATTTTGTATCTTTTGTAATATTTCATTCCCATGTCAAGCAAAATTTGTCTATATTGCTTCTTATACGTATTCCATGGATTAAAATAATATTCATCGTTTGCAAATATAAATGTTGTATGTTTTTTACCTTCCATCATTGCCATAGATATTCTTCTATTTTGGTCATAAACAGCACTATTAAATACATCCTTTATACGTTTATTAACTTTGTAACATTCTACTTTTTTAGTAATAAAAGGAATTTTATATATACTTTTTTCAATTTTTTCTTGTAACATTAAATATATAAGAAAAATTATTAAAATGGTAAAAACCATAATACAAATAATAGCTATAGTTGTACTGACCATAATTTTCTCCAATCAAACTAAATTTTCATCTGGTATATACATTTTTGTTTCAGGTATACTCCATCCATCTACTATTTCTAATGGATATGCTCTTTTGTGATCTGTTGATACAAAATATTTTTCATCTTCTGTCAAATACGCCAAATCATATTTGCCATTAATAAAAACCCAACATGGTAAAACTTTCGCACTTTTAGGCATATGTTCTTTTATAGAAATCATTTTAATTACCTCTAAAAATTTTTATTTGATCAATAACTCTTCGACCTTGCTAATCTCTTCTCTTAACTTTTTAATCCTAGCATTCACGAGAGCATTAAATCCTTCTACTGCTTCCTCATATGTATTAGCATAAATCCTGGCTCCAATACCTACACCATTTTTCTTTAGACTTCCATTCTTTTTATATTCATAAAATGTGGAATCGACTATCCGTCCCTTTATTGGTTTACAGAATAAATTTACTGCTCGCTCGTCTTCTAAATATGCAAAAGCATAGAAATCCTTATTGTCTTCTATCTTATTTCTGTCGTATTGAATATTTGCTTTTGCCAAGATATCTTCTGTGTGATATATAATCAAATAACCGCAACCATATTGACTATCCTTGTAATGTAACATTATAATTCCTCCGTAAATTTTCTATTTTACCACAACATTTCTGAAATAAGCCAATCCGGTCCATCATCAAGTTCAATCTGTTTACAATCCACAGCATGATAATAAGCCTGTTCTCTATTCAGAAATTCTCCATCTGTTGTTATAAAACCTTGCTCAAGTTCTTTGTATCCTACTTTTGGTTCAAACCCAAGTGCTGCCAATTGCCTAAATGGAGCATCGTGTCTCAACCCACATAGGATAACTTCTTGATCAGTTTTCTCAATATAAAATTTAACTGCCGCTGCTATAATCATTTTTTGTCATATCTTTCTTTAAGTTTATCTGTTAGTGTTACTGCTACAACATGTGTTCCAAGATAATAATTAAGGGCTGTACCGATTAGATCATATCCCTCGTCTACAAGGATATTCTCAGGCAACTTGATTCCCCTTGATTTAATGTCATTCTCAGTTAACGGTACCGGAATACACAAGTCTAAGTCTTCAGCCATTTTTAACAAATTAGCAGCCCTATATTTTGTTTGGGTTAATATAGGGTATTGAGTTGTTGCACTTGTATAAAGCAATTGCGTACTCTTTCTGGTACCTCGATCTTTAATAATTAAATTTGTACTCATATATTCCTCTCAATAAAAAGTTTATTTTATATCCTCGGTTACAATTTCACCATATCGCCATATAGCTACACAATCTGTAGTCTTACTTGTACAGCCATAGTCCCAAGCATATATTTTTCCGTCTTTATATTCTGCAAAGTAACGTAATACCCATTCGTCAATTTTATTTTCTTTTACTCTAATCAGTGTATCGACAGGCACTCTGGACCAATCAACTTCTGGCTCTTTATACTCTTCGTCAAGCCATAATATTTGTAATGTTCTACAATCGCTACATGATATACTACTACAATTAATATTATTTTGTTTGAGAATAATAGGTTTTATGATTTTATTACAAAGATTAATATCATTATTTCCATTTATGATAATGCTTTTAATTTTTTCTCTATTTTTCATTTTCTATCATCCTTTTTTACTTTTCTCTTTTGTTTTTTCTTAATCCATACATCAATCTCAGAATCTGAAATAGAATACATTTGCTTTAGCATTTCGATACAGATCTGCACGTCCATGCTGCTACTTTACTTCCTGTATTATTCATTATTTTTCTCATTTCTTTCTAATTTTCTTCCACAATACGGACAGTATATAAAATTATCAATAGTTGAAGTTAGCTTAATTAACCCTTTTTCTTCTGCCTCTCTATATAACTTTAGTTCTTTCAACCATTTAATGAGTTGCCAATGTTGTATCTCTATTATTTTACAATTTGATTTTATATCATTATCAATAGAATCAACTGACTCAAAATTCATAGCGCTACGTGCTCTTTCCACTATTTCTTCTTCGTAAGCAATTGCTTCATCTAGCGTTATTCTTAACATTTTTCTTCATCTCCTCTAACTTCTTCTCTATCGGATTAATAATCTCTTCCAATACCTGCTGTTCGCAATTTTCTTTCCAGATTTTTTCTCTTTTCCAAAATGGGGCTTTTCTAATCTCTTTTATTAAACCAATACATGTCATAGCTTCCAGCATTCCCCAACATCCATCACAGACTCTTTCATTGCACCAATTTTCAAATTCTTTAAATTTCATTTTTGAGTTCTTCCAACTTCTTCTCAGCTTCTTCACGGGTGAAGAATACGGTTTTGCCAAGACAATTATAATAACTTTTAATCGGAATATATTGTAAATCAACTTCGGCTATATAATATTCTTTCCTGATATCACATTCACATTTACAATCATAGATTTCACATTTATTATTTTCCTCACCGTATTCAGTGCATTTCCATCTATAATTTACTTGATACAATATTCTGTTTAAATCGTCTGGCAACCTCACAAGCAAGCCTTGTTCTTCTAAGTCTTCATATTCGGCAAGTTTATTACAGCATTTGTTATAACCGTTGCTTCTAATGTCAGTTTTTGGAATTGCCTGTCGATGTTCACCATCGTCAATCCACTCTGTTAATCTCTCCATCTACTTCACCTCACCTTTCACGATTTCAAGTGCTAATGCAATTGCCTGTTCCATACCTATGTATTTTTTTATCTCAGTATTATCTTTAAAAATAAGTGATAGTTCAGAATATATACCTTTTGTTTCTTCCAACTGTTCAACAACATTATCCACATCATAAGCTGTTGGTTGATTATCAATCTTTTCAAGAATTTCTAAATCATCTGAGTATGCACTATGAATTACTTTCTTTAATAAGTCTGCATCTATCAGTCTCATTTCTACCTTTTAAATTCCTCTGCTAATATTTCAAATTCTACACTATCGTGCAACTTTCCATCCTGTAATTTTGCAATCTGCCGGTAATATGCACATTCTCTACCGCCATGTTTCTTAATAAAGTTCCTATAACCTCTAATTGCAGGATTTTCAACAAAACAGCCCCAACTAAGTCTGTTCATATGATACTTCTCAAAAACATTGCAAATTGCTTGATATAGATCTTTTGCAAATTCCACATTACCTTTATCAAAACTAATTGCTCCAAAATTATTAGCATTCATTGCTGCATAATTCACAGAATAAGATATATAACCAATTATTTTCCCATTTTTGTCTACTGAAGCAAAATTATGTGAATCATATGTGTTTTCTGAAATATTTAATTCAGACGAACCAACCCAACCGGAATAATACAGGTATTCTGGATCATACCATGTCTTTATATATTTTCTTTTTAATTCATCAACATATAACTGTGCTGGTTTTAACATTTTATCTCACCTCTTATAATTTTTAATTTGATCTATCAAACGTACTCTTTAACATTCCAGATTTAATCAATTCATAAATAATATCCAGGTATGTTCTTTTATCTCTGTATTTACAATTTGGTCTTTTATGAATTCTTTTATCATCATCTCTCCAATCATTTACATCAAAATATTTATTACTCACGAAAAGCATTTTGATCCCTCTGGCGACACAAATGTAATAACATTCTGATTTTCCATACTCTCCTACACATTTCTTAAAACCAAACTTTTCAAATTCTTTAGCCGGTACTGTTGGAATTAACATTTTGTATCCTCACTCCAATCAAGTTTATGTCCACAACAAAAGCAGTATTTCATGTTATTGGAGCAGCTAAATTCAAAACCACATACAGGACATTCTCCACGTTTATATATTTCATTTCCATTAAAATCTATAACAGGACGCATCTTTGATACTTTCTTCTCAGTTTGCTTATCAAGTGCTTCTGAAATAGTCTTTAATTGTTTAAGTAACTCTTCTTTTTGATTAACACCTGTTACTCCAAAATTCATATCTACCACATCACCTTTTCAACATTCTCAAATTCTGGAAATAAATTACCACTAACAACGTCATCCCAGTATGTGATTCCTTGTTCATGATCTCTCATCCAATTTATTAGCTCATGCAACGCATCAAAGAATTCTTCTTCATTATGTGCTTTATATGAAACTCCATATTCAAAGTCGTCATAGTCGCAAATACTTATATAGATTTCGTATGGACCATACCATTTTGAAATAGCATCTTTATATGCATGTAATGTTATAAATGGTCTTCCACAAATACCGGTATAATTATCAAGAAATATTGATGATTGTACAAAAAGTCTTTCGTATGTTTTTGATACAGATTTTTCAATTATCAATTTTTATCACCTACATTTTTTGAAAAGTAATCTCCATACTTCCATCTTCTTTTTTAGTTACATTTGGACATTCGTCTTTTTCTAAAGTAATTTTTTTAACATCTCTTAAAACGCTATAATTAACAAAAAAGTCATTGCAAATAATCGTATAATCAGGAATAAAAATTTTATATTGATTTTCAGATATTTTATTTATGTAAAAATCGCAAATATTTTTTATTGGGCTAGAATCTTTTACCAATACGTTAATTGAATTTAACAAAATATCTTTATCTTCCAAAATATACACTGAGCCATAAAAACTTTTCGATTTATAAATCACTTCTTTATATTCTTCTATTTTCATTCCATTTTCTCCCATAAAATGTTTCTTTTATCTTACATTTTAACCAGCTCATAAATCTTATCCTTCATACTCGGTAAACAAGTCTCCAAGAGACATATTATTATATTTCGCAAGATCCATAGCACATGCAACAACATTTTTGGGTAACGAAGCACCAATTCCATCGCATAAGTATTCTGTAAGCGATTTATATTCTTTACATGGCTCTTCTTCATATTCATCAGGTAAATAATAATCATCGTCCCAACAAATTAAACGTTTTTCATTTACAATTGCTCTAGCAGTTGGTTTTCCAAGAACACTTCCTGTACTTGATCTCCACCATGCGTCTTTACCAGCCAATTCAACAAATTCATCTTCAGAATAATCACAAATAATATCAAATATATTATCGGTCATTGCCCAAACTTCATAATCAGTACCCTTATAAGTTCTTTCAAACATTCCGCCATCACATGGATATTCTATTCTTCTAAAAAATTTTTCCAAATTATAACCTAGAATTTCTTTCATACTAATCACCACACTCTATGAAATGCAAAATTATCTTCTTCACTCTTAAGTTCAGTACACTCACTATATCTGATAATCTGTTTACAATTTGGGCAGTGAATAGTACATTGCTCTGGTTTTGGATCTATACATCTTGGTACACAGCCCTCATGCTCCTGAAAAATAAATTTGGTTCCACAATTTTTACATATACACCCATACTCTTTTTCTCCACCTTCTTTATAAAGATGATTATTTTTTGTCTGTACAATTTCCATTTTATTTACCTCGCTCCATTAAAATATTTTACAATCTGACTTCCAACCCAGCGTCCCATTGGAACGGCAACAGCATTACCAATCTGTCTATAAGCATCACTATCACTTCCACAAAATTCAAACCAATCTGGAAAACCCTGTAGTCTTGCATACTCTCTGACTGTATATGGTCGGATTCTATTACCATCTTTAATTAATCTAGTTCCTCTATCTTTTGAATAGTGTGCTACACATGTTGGTGCAAGATCATCACATTCAGGATCAGAAACAATTGGTTTGTCTCTATAATTACCATTGATACGATTTAATACATACTGTGGAATATTTACTTCACTGTCTTTTTGAATAATATCTTTCAAGCGTAAGGGAGTTTCGTCCGGATAATCCAGATTGATAAATGGCTTTTTGCTACCAATAAGAATTAATCTCTTACGTTCTTGTGGTAGCCACATATTTGCGTTTACAGGACATTCGATTCTTACATAATAATCTGGTAACTTAGTCAGTGCCTCCATAACCACTTTAAATTTAATCATTCCAGGAACATTCTCAACTACATACATTTCTGGTTGTGCCAATGCAATATGTCTAAAGAAATGAAGAAATAAATCATCACCTGTTCTTGCGCCATTAATATCTGCAGCAGTTGAATATTTTGTACATGGAAAAGTTCCAATATACACATCTGCATCTTGCTGATCAAGAACTGTAATTTTAGTAATATCAGCTTCGTTAACCTTGTGCTTAAAATTTTTTCTTAACGTATCACAACATTTCTTATCAATTTCGTATGATTCAAGAATATTGATCCCTGCTTCTTCAATTCCAAGATCCATTCCACCTGCACCACTAAAATAGCTTTTCGCTGTAATCTGCATTTTATTTTCCATCCTTTATTGTTTTATATTGCTTACTTCTAATTTTCCAGATCTTTTAATCCAGATAAATTCCAGATTTTATCGTTACTCTACCGAATGACTTGCATTCACAATCTTCTTATAAATATCTTCGTATAAAACTCCATCGTCACCATTGTATGTATATTCTGCTAAAACAGCTGCGGCACGAGTACCTACGATACACTTATAGTTCTGCAAAGTTTTACACGCCCAAACCACAGATAATTCATCGACACCAATTGTCTGAATATCGTTTGGTCCTTTGTTGGCATAACTGCTTCTGTTGTACCATTCTACAAATTTGTTCTTACATACATTTTGAAAGTGATCCATTGATTTAATTATCATACTTTTTTGATTCCTCTCAATCTTTCTTCTGCAATATTGCAATATTCTTTACTAATCTCAAATCCAATATAACTTCTGTCAAGTTCAATAGCAGCTTTCGCAGTAGTTCCGCTTCCGATAAACGGATCAAGAACTAAGTCACCAGGATTTGACCATGATATAATATGGTCCCTGTCCAATTGCTCTGGAAATACAGCAGGATGCCCTGATTTTCCACCGCCAACACTGTACGTAAATATATTATTATGTATTTTCTCTGGCTTTACTGTATACAAATCTGTCGTCCTATCTCTACGGCATTGATTGTCATCCATAACAGTTTTCCTGTCTCCCCAATTAAACACTTTCCCAGCATTTTTAGTTGGAACCTTTATTGGATTAAATGTATTTGGTTTGCCCTTACTGAACACAAACATGTATTCAAAACATTGTTCATAACGATTATGGTTTTGTGGAATTGGATTTGCCTTTTCAAAAATCATAGTATCATGCAGCTTAAATCAAACTTTCATAAACTGCAATGCCTGTTTAAACGATGTTCCTGTTTCAGATCCATTCTTAGTCCTATCTCCTACAACCCAAACCAAAACACCACCTGGTTTAGCCACACGGAATAGCTCATAAGAAATTGCATCAAAATCAAATGAGTATCCCTTATATTTTCTCAAGTCGTCATACGGTGGGCTTGTTACTGTAAGATCAATCACATCTGAGTCAAGTTTTTTTAATCCAATAAGACAGTCTTCATTATAAATTTTATTTATTTCTAACATTTTATGTCCGGAGTAAACCATGATTTTATCGCTGCAGCAAATCTCACTACTCCTTTTATTTTCTTTTCAATAACAATTTTACATGTGTGTTATCATTAATATTGATTCCAAAGTCTTTTTCCACAATAGATTTTAAATATGGTAAACAATAAGTTTCAATATATGCAATTTCATAATCACTAGGAATCTTCTTTAATAATTCTTCTAAAATAATTGGAAAATAATTTTCTTTTACTTCTCTATCCCAATTTTCTATATACTTATATTTCATAAGAAAATGTAGAAAGTTATTATTCCTCATAAGCGATCCCCAATTATGTTCAAAATCTCTAATTTGATTCTTATCTGCTGCATTTATTAATTTCCAATAATCTGTTATATTGGTAAGTCTATAAACATTTTCAGAAATACACATATCACGAATTGAAACATAATCAAATCCAGATAAAAATACATTATCCCAGAACTCTTTAACTTCATCGGTACTACAATAGGAATATATTTCGTGAATTACACTTGATAAATTAAGTAAAGAATTTTTATTACAGATATCTTTTGGAAATATATTTGTATAATTAATATTTGCTGTATCTACTGACTTATTTCGTGCAATTTTAATCATTTCAGAATTATTGTCATATCCAATATAATTAATATCAGGAAGAACTTTATTCATTTCTCTAATTAAAGCTCCATCTGCACATCCAAAATCCACAATATTTTTTACTTTTGAAATTTTATTCATAAAGAATAGCTTATCTTCACATGATTTTGCCATTCTGGACGTATATATACTAATATCTGAAATTTGATTCATGATTACACTTTCTCCTCTATAGTCAAATATTTATCTTTTCCGCTATATATAAACAACTTTTCAATAACCGTATCACCAACGACTCTATCACTTTTGCCAGAAAGTGACATGTCCTTAGTGCGTAACTAACTTTATCCTTTCCGATTATTTCTTATATATTGCTTACAACAATTACTTCTAAAAATCTCTTACACCATTTCTGGATTTTCTTTAAACATCTGTAAAAACTTCATTTCATCTTCTTTGCTAGTACACCACAACTCCAGGTCCTCACCGTGATTACCGATCAGAGCAGAAACTGCTACGTACTGTGTCAATTTAGACTTGAGATTAAACTTATCTCCATAAACAGATGTTAAGGTAACATCACCTTTACACTCATCTACTACTTTAAGAAATGTTTCTACATCTTTAATGTTTTTAATTTTCATTGTACTTATTTCTTTTCTCTATTCAGTTTTCAAATAAAACGTGGATTTTCTGACAAGAATTTGCCAAATTAGAATTCTATCTTACTAATGATTTTTCATAAAATTTTAACTCTTCTACAATTAAATCTCTTGGTAACAAATCTTTACAAAAATATGCAGTTGCAAATGGACTACCTTTAATAACAATATCCATACTATCAGGTTTATGAAAACTAATCCTAGAATCAAAACTTAATAACTGTATTCCTTGCGTAAAGAATTTGAATCTTGTTTTACCCTGTAAAGAATTTAACGGTAAAAGAATTGCAAATGGCTTTTTAAATGAATATAATCTTTCCAACACCTTATCTTTACTAGAAAATGGAGGATTGGAAACAATCATATCCCATTTATTAGGCTCATACGTAAAAAAATCCTGACCATCTTTTAACGAACTTCTTACAACATTATATCCCTCTTCTTTTAATCTCCTATAAAAAGCAGACCATTCTTCGTCAAAAGGACACCATATAATTTTATCCTTTGGAATATATTTCAAAATTGGATCTACAGCATAGAGGGGGGGTATATAACTCATTATTTTCTTTGTCTGATTGTAAATATCCTATATTTAACGCCATATAATTTCTTATTAAGTGCTACGTAGCTTATCTCATGAGACTTTTATCCTTTCTCATATTTTAATAGATAGTCACTGCGTCCAGTAACATATAAGCTTAGAAATGTAAACCTTCATCTTTTAACGGAATTTTTAATCCTTTAGTCAATGTTTGAATCATCTGAAGTACATCATTGTTATCATACACAGTAAACCAATCATCATCTCTGTATTCATCAATATTCCAATCAAAATCGAATACTTCTCCTTCGTATGGAATTACTTCTGTTGCACCAAACGGACCATCTGTGACCATAAGATTTCTTTCATCGACTGCTGTAAATACAATTCCACCTTCAGGATATTCCTGCATTAATTTCTTAAATTGATCTTTATAATATTCTTTCATCATTCTACTCCATACGGTGTCCAATCTGGAGTCCAATCTGGTTTGTGTATAATTGCTCCACCTGGGTAATATACTTCATCAATATTGAAATCTGGTTTACAATCTGCTAATGCCCACGATAGACAATTAATCATTTTCATAACTTCGGCTTTACTGAACGCTGCAAATAAATCACCTTCATCATAATCTGCTTGAATATTTAGATCATCAGTTGACCAATTAGTTTCTTTATCGGTTTTATTAACCCAATCAAAACCTGGGACCAAATCTAAATTACAATTATTTCCAACTTTAATCTTAATTTCCCCATCTGTTATTTCAGGTGTATATCCTACATAAACAGTACCGGCTGGAGCCTCAAGCAATTCTTTTTTAGTTAAAATTTTCATTTATTCTCTCCAATAAAAAACATATTTTATGTATTACTGCATTGCCTCTTTCAGAATCTCTTCTGCATTCTCTTTCATGTAATTGGCAGTCTTAATATACCCCTTGATATTGGTCTCGTGTGTAAATCCTCTATATTTTACTCTAGCAGGACACACGCTAATAATATTTCCATTTTCATCCTGATCAATAGCAATGGACCAACCAAACACCTGTAAAATTGTATTTGCCATCCATAACATTCCGCTTTCCTGGAACTCTTTCCAACTTTTTTCTTTTACTGCTGCGTCATTCATTTAAAATTATCTCCCTTACTTTATTAATATATTTTAATACATCGTCTTTACCCATTTGCTTCAATGTTATTCCATTTGGAATTATTACAAAATTTGCAACGTCATCAAAGTTATTTATAATTGCATTGTAATATTTAAAAGCCACATCAATATCAATCTTATTACTATCAAAACTCAAAAGAATTAGATCGTTTTTACCAGGATGTAATTTTTTAACTCTAAATAATAATTTATCCTCAACTTTTTTCTTCTGTCGTTTATTCATCTATTTTGTCTCCGTATTTAACAAATATACCAAAGCTCAGACCTGTCAGAAGTCCAAAGTCCCATTGAAGCCCAGGATCTTCTATAAATATAGGTAGAACTGTAAATAGTATCATAAATAAAAATGAAAATAGTATAACTGCAGCCTCTTTATTCTTCATCTTCGTAATCCCATTTTTCATACTCATGTATTCTTCTTTTTTCAATTACATAAGCTAATACTGCACATACATAAGTGACAGTTGCAATTATAAAATTTAATTTAGTTCTATTTTTCATTTATTTTTTCCTCCAATACTTTAATTGCTAATTTCAGTGCATTAATATTCAATTGACCTTTACCATCTAAGTAATTACTTATATTGTTTATAGCTGCTTGTTCAGGTTTTTCTTTTAGCTTATTACCTGTTTTTACAATTTCATAAACTTGCTCAATATTATCTTTGGTCCATAAATCACTATCACACCATCTGTAATCACATCCATCCACTTTAATAGTTTTACATTCTTCACAGTTAGAACAATGATATGCCATATCTAAAAATTTGTTAAGAAATTCATGGGCAGTCATTTCTCGATCCGTATCTAATAAATCTCTAGCAGTATCTGTAGCACTTGCGCCAATCCAATTAATGCCATTATATTTAAAAGTTAATACAATAGGTCCATCATGTTCAATTAATGGATTGTATGCAGTCGCTAAATCCCCATCGTACCATCTAATTCCTTGTTTTTCTGCCTCTTTTAAAATAGCAGCAGCCTCATCTTTTGTTGTACACAATACATTCTTCTCTTTTAAATCAATCATATTTTCCACCTCTTCACTTTTAATAGGACAATACAATAAATTATCTCCTGGACGAAGATATTGAAAATACTTATTAGTCAATATAATCATCATCCAATCTGTCAGGATTCATGTTGCATTTAGGACATCTTAATATAAGATCTTCATCTTCGTCAGTATAATAGTTATCGCCATAAATACGACACTCTTCGCAATAGTCTAAAGCATCTTGATATTCTTCAAAATCATAATCATAGTCTTCGTCTACATCGTATTCTTCTGTATTATCTTCTTCTAATTCACTCATAAAATCTTTAGTCCTTTTATTTTTTTGGCAAAGTTCTTTTTGATGCAAACTTAATAATTTCATCTGCTAAAATTTGGCAACATTGAGTTCCATTACAAGATGAAACAGTATAATATCCTGGTATAAAACTATCTGAAATTCTATATACTATATTGCACACTGTATTATAATTTTCTTTATACCAATTTAATTCTTTTTTCAGTTTTTCTAGTTCAGTTATAATATTCCTCCATAAAACAGTGTTTCTATTGGACTAATAATTTCTTGAAATATATGGTAAATGTGTGGCACAATACCTGTTAAGGTGTTTGGGCATCTAATACATACCCAAGGGACTGGCAGAATCTAAAATCACCTATTGAAACCGCCAGGTGTTAAGGGCGGATCAGCTCCTGCGTAAAATATTAGCTAGTAACTTGTCAATTTGCTATGTTTGAAAGGAGTCGCCTATGTTAAAGGAATTATTTAACAGCTGGAGCTTAGTCTTCAGTTTTATAGGTATAGTATTTGGTATTATCGCCAAACTACTATAATATAGGTGATTTCGCCAGCTGCGGCATCATACCACACAATTTACTTCTTCATTTATCTATTATTTTGTTCTGATAAAAGTCTGATTTTGTAGGTCTACAATATACTCTTCTACTTTTATTGTTCCATCTAGTTGCTTAATATTATCCTTTACATGGATAAGATTATTATCTTTTTCATCAATTTCGAATTTAGGTACAAATAAATATAACCCAGTAATTTTATATTCCTTAAAATCTTTATAAATTAGTGTATAGCTTTTAGATTTATCGTGTTCTTCATACGGTATAAACAATGTTTTATCGAAGATTGATTTGAATGTGATTTCTCCAAGTTTACTATTTTTCATAACTCGTTGAATATCATTTATATCATCACGACAGTGGTCGAACCATTCTGGAACATAAGGAGTAAACTTAGAAGTTTTTTCCTCAATAGTATTAATTCTTTTTATTAATTCTTCATATTTCTTCTTACTAATCCACATTATTCTCTTTCTCCTTATAAAACATTTTTCTCAAAGTAACAATATCTCTTGGTAACTCATCAGCTTTGCCATTTTCGAACTGTTTTTTACACCATGCATAAAACTCATTCGCTACAGGTGTAGTCAACAATGATGTCCTGCTTGTATGACCTTTCTTCAAAGTCTCATGAGCAATACCACGCATAAATTTCCAGAAGTTATAATATGTAAGTTTAAGCTTAACCATATATCCATTAGCATCTTCGATTACAAATCCTTCGATCTTATCACCTCTGTATTCATAATCTTCTTCTAAAACTTCAAAATACCAATCATAAAATTCCTGCCATGTAGATAACTCATAAGCTTGTTTCTTAATAGTTAATCCAAGCTCACGACCTACATGAGCCATGTCTTCATAATCATATTTCTCAAAATCCAAAGTATTATAAATAATGTCAAGTAGCACTAATTTACTTTCTGGATATTCAATAATATGAGGATCGTTTTTCATATCGCAGCATTCAAACACAAAAGTCACATCATGCTCTTTAAGATAAATTTTCATATCATCAAGCTTGTCTTTTGGAATTTTCTCATAAATCATACTTCTCAAATATTCTGCAAATGGTCCTTCAGGATCAGACTTACTTGTGATAAATAAATCGTCCGTATATTTATTCCAAGAAACAAGTCCAAGAAATCCATTTTCTTTTACATAACAAGCTACTGGGAATTTCAAAGTATGCTGCAATACATCCATCTGTGTTTCTTCTCGTTCATTGACATTGAAAAACTTCTCATATCCACGACAGAATACTTTACATTCTTCTGTATCAATATATAATCCTCTTGCTTTTGTAGTCTGCTCATTCCATTTCTTTTCATAGAAAGCTGCAGGTGTGAAATTAAATGAAGAAATATTTCCAAACTGTTTTTCAGAAATGTATGAGTTATGACGTAAATCAACAAGAACATCAGCTACACTACTACTCAATTTTTTCGCTGCTCTTACCGGCTCTCTGAATACATCATTTTTGATCTTATAGGTTGTATTTCCACCAGGAACAATATCAACACATCTTAGATATCCGCCAAATTCAACCTGCCCTTCAAGATCGTATACTCTTGGATTAACATTAATATCAAATCCTTTAGTATTTCTATGACCAAAAATCTGATAAGTATGATCATCGGTAGTGGTGAAAAATGTATCAGCAACTTGCTCTACATCGTTATATCTACCGACTCCATGAATCATCTGATCAGTTGCTACAAAAGTAAGATTTTGTGGGATTGTACTCAGACCACCGTGAGTAACAAGATATGTATTTCCATGATATGTATAATAGGCACACTGAGCAAATTTTCTACACAGTTGCCGCAGATCTTTCTTACTGAAACCGGCTTTATCTAATGCAGGTTTTGTAAATAATTCAAATTCTTTTGAGAATGACTTCTTATCTTCACTATATTTCCTTAGATGAATTTCGTGATTGCCCTCAAGCAAAAGTACGTTTGGTTTGTCCTTAATGCTTAAGAGAAACTGAACCACTTCCGCATTTTCAATTCCTCTATCAATATAGTCTCCGCAAAATATAAAGAAGTGATCGTCCTTGATTCCGCTAATTGCGTTCAAATATTTCTGTAAAGCTGTATTACAACCATGTATATCTCCTACGTGATGAATCACTTTATATTCGGACAAATCAATCTTTTTCATAAACACTTTATCAAGTTCTTCCGGTTTAATTACTGTAATACCGGACGGAATTCTCTGTGTCTTAAACCTACTATACATCTTATCAATAATAGCTTCAGGTACCTGTTTCATTGCAGCACGAAGACTATTTCTTTTCTTGCATTCTTCAATTGGAACATCTGTAAAATCAACAAGAAAAATTCTGTATCTATATTCCTGACATAATTTCTTATATTTATTCATTTCAGAAGTCTTGGAATTAGTTGCATCTATAACTGTGAATTCTCCACGCTGCATTCTAACCACTAGTAGAGTAAATAATGTTTTCCAAACAGTACCATCATTGCTCTGTGTAATTTCTGTATTACCATTTACAGATAATACCGGACTCTGGCAAAGTAACCTAATATCATCTGCACATAACGTATATGGTTTTAAACCATTCTTTTCAATATAGGTGCTCTTTCCAACTCCAGGAGCGCCACGAAATAATAATAAAGTTCTCATCCTATCTTACCATCGTAAGAGCTGCGCGCATTTTAACCCATGGGACTCGAACTTATCCTTTCTTAATTAATTTTTCCATCCATTTTAGCTTTAAGTATTGCTTTCAGATATTCCTGTGGATTATCTTTAGCAGCCTGAAACCCAGTTTTTTGTCTTTGAATATCATCTGCTACCACTTTGTACTTGGGTGAATTTCTAACTTCTTCTCTATATTCTGCTACTTCATCTCTAGTGATAATTTCTTTATCAACTAAAATTCTAAGTAACACCTGTACGTCTATTGCCACATTTAAAATCGTTTCCTGTACCTGTAGATCCTGTAGAGCTTCTTCAGGTTTATAATATTTATCACTGCTTACTGGCATATTATTTTCTCCCTTCTTACACTGGATATACATAGTGTTTCTTGTCCATTGCTTCTAAGCCTTCATCACTTTCATTACCATAAATCACTTCACTATATGTACCAGAATATGGGACAATCCATTGAAGACATATAACACAATTGTCTTTTTGTGCAATATCCTTGGATGCAATATAGTCAAACAAATCCGGTCTCTTATCACATAAAAAACTTCTAATTTCTTTCATAAGATCTCCTTAAAATATCGTTTTTATTATATTACCAACAACCTTGCTGCACACACTCATAAACACAATCTGCAATCGGCTGCGAAATTTCATCTTTTAAAATCTCATTAAGACCATCAAGCAAAATATCCAAATCATAAGCTGTGCTATATGATTGAAGTTTTCTAATCTCATCTAAAAACATATTTCTTTGATCCATTAAATATCCTATTATTTTATAATCATCGTTTTCGTCATCAAAATGCACTATTTCTTTTTCAGTCATTTTTATCCATTTTTGTAGTCTTTCTATTTCTGCATCAGCATCTATTAATCTCATATCTCGTCCCTCATATTCCACTTCTCAATAGCCAAATCTTTTGCTTTACTAATTTCTTCTGCTTGATCATCATAATGGATCTCTTTTGAAATTGTACTTCCTTTTGCGCGACAGCAATTGCACATTACATAAAAACTCATTCTTACAATTTTCTTCCACGGATCTTTAAATTTTGTTTTGTGACCAACTTTTAGTTTATCGCTTCCACAAAAGGGACATTTTAACAGTTCCATTTACTCACCAACCTTTTTGTCTGTACCATGAATTTCATTATATAAAGCAGTAAAATTTCTTAAATATTTATCTCTATATTTCTCATTTGTTCCAGTTTCAAGAAGTTTTATCATTAAATCAAATTCTTTATCAAACAATAAAAGAAATGCAGGATAAAACGATAACCAATCCATTGCCAAACAATAGAATTCGCCATTCCGTTCAAATGCTGACTCATATCCAATTTTATGAAATAATGTCAGCATAGAATCTGTAGGTAAACTTTTTGAAAAATGTTCTTTTATCCATTTAATGTCTTTTTGTTGGTTGGTAATCTCTTCATATTTCCTTTTTAATTCGTCTATAAGATCAATATTTCCTTCTTCTACAAACTCTAACTGACTATCATCCCACCACGAAGAACTAGATCCATTTTCCATACTGAGAATCGAATATCCTCCATAGCATTCTCCATTGCCATATTTTTCTCCATAAGAATATTCTATTACAAACAACTTACCAATATCTTTTCTTGATTCATTTAATGATCCATGCCAATATGTATCAATCATTTTTACAATATTACCTGGTTTGAATTCCATTTACTCTACCATCATCCTTTCACCTATAAATTTTCTCACCTGCTTATTAATGTTTGCCGGATAACTTTTTACAACATCATTCGGATCAATAAAAATCTCTTTAATATTATGATCATCATCCAAAAAGATGCTTCCTACTGTTCCACCAGGAACTCTAATGTAATATGTCGCAGGATCTTCATCATCAAACAATATTAAGTCATTTATTACAATATAATGAAGTCGCTCATCTAACCCAGCTACTTGATCTAAAAACCATGTAATTTCACATGTCCATGCTTTACGTACTTCTCCACATACTTTTCTTCTCATTAATTCCATAAATCATTCTCCATCATAAACTTGTAATGTTCCATCTGCGTTATATAGTGGTGTAATGCCGTATTGATTATAACCACTACATATAAAATATTTTACTTTTGTATCATTCGCATAAACAATTGTGTAATTACCATCACCCCATTTTACAATCTCCGTAAAATATCCATTCGACCTAGTTGCTCCATTCGCGGTGTTGGCACTTATAGCTTCCTGATATGTTGTTCCACATCCACTTGCTGACACACAAATTAATCCAGCAGCAATCGCAGCTAAAATTTTCTTCTTCATTCGATTCCCATCACTTTCTTATACAATTCAACTTCTTCATCTGTTGCAATATGTAACCAATCTAACAAAGTTTCTTGACACCACGCATCTTTATATCCTGACACCATAACGATAAACGAATTATCATCGCTTTCCTGAGTAATACTTTGGTAACATGCAATAGTACCAACTCTACCAAGTAAGGTTTCTGGTTTGCTTAAATCAACATCTTTATAATTTGTAATTACAAATTTTCCTGTATCAACAGGAAAATTTACAGTAAACGCCATAAAATCACTCCAATCAAATTTTGCTTTTATTCTTTTTTTTAAACTCCAATAAATCTTCTTTCGTTTCAAATAAATAATCAAAAAATCGTCCAGCAGGTCTTCCATTATCATAATTTAACTCGGCCCATAATTTTGATCCAGTAATATAAATTTTTTCAATAGTACCAAATACAGGTCTTTCTGGCCATCGCTCCCAAAACCAAACTTTATCGCCAACTTTAAAATTTTTACTATCCATAATCAATGTCCTTTAAATTTTTACATCAAAAATTTCTTTTGCTCTTTCTTTAATAGCAATCTTCTTATCATTTAAATCTGCTACTGGCATGAATTCACAGTCTTCAATTACAGAATACATAAGTTCAACCAGCTCTTTCGCATCATGAATATTATCTTTTATGCGTTTTACATTTGCTTTCTCTTCTTTTTCAATCCAAGCAATAAGTTCAAGATCGTCATGAAATATTTGAGAAATAGGCATTTTAGTTTCCATATGTCCATTTCTAATAAGTGCAAAAGGAATTTCATCTAAAATAAATATTTCTTTTATAATTCCCTTAGACATAAAATCGTGTTTTCTAATATAAAACCAAACAGTATCTCCAACCAAAAAATTTTTATCGCTCATAGTTTTCCTCCAAATCCCATATACCAATATTTTCTTCTCTGTATTCTTTAAATTCCGTCCCAAACCGTCCATATACCTTACCATCATCTTCTTTATATCTAATAAACTCTGCATAATCAGTAAGCAGTTTTGGACAATTATTCACGACCCATTCTCGTGTAGCAGTAATACAATAATTTGAAGACATATCAATTAATTCTCTAACTACACATAATCTGCTTTTCTTTACCCAAGTCTCATCATCAAATTTGATTTGTAAATCATTTTTCATCCATAATCTAAACGGTTCATCGTCTGGATAGAATATTCCAGGAATCCAATTATTTAGTTCAAAATATATAATCTTATCCATCTTATTCCTCAATACAACATTCAATATCCGGAAACTCTTCCGATTCCCATTCTACTCCGCAAGTTTCACATTTAAAACTTAATGAATTCCACCATTTCTCTCCTTGAAAAATATGTTTATACCAAGGCTTTTGAAATCCTAATCTTCGATGGCGAATACCATAAAATTGTCTTATGCCGGATAATTTTTTATGTTCTTTTATCGCATCTAGTTCATCTTTAACTGTACAAAGTCTATTCTCTCCACAGCATGGACACACACTATTTCTTTTTATAATTGTATCCATCATTATTTTATTTGGATCACATTTATCTGGAAATTTAGTTATTCTCATCATCATCATCCTCTTCATTATCTAAACCAATTAGCCAACAGAATTGATTTAATCCACCAATGTAAGCATTAACTGCATCACCGTTCTCATGAATCTCATCCAGATATCCCCTGGCGATCACTCCGGCGTTAAAATAATATTCCGGCGTATGTTCTTTACTTTGAATTCTGTTTTCCAACTCTTTTATATCAGCTGACAAATCAATATCCTTTCGACCATAAATCAGCTTATCAAAGCGTTGGCACATAATTTTATAATGTACATCTGGACAGCCCATTTTTACCTCCATATTTTACAATTTAATTATAGGTATATACGCTAACATAAAACATATCTTTTATCGCACTTCACATATAATATACTTTGTTTTGCTTATAGCTTCTTTTAAGGCATTCTCAATTTTCTCATAATCTTCCTTATCGACAATATGATTTGCAAGCCATTCTAACGATACTGTATCTTCAATTGTTATAGAGCCATCATTGTTTGCAACAATTCGTCTATTAGGATCTTCATAACAAATTTTCACTGGCTTATCTTGATCTTTAGGAAGAATAAACACTGTGTCATTTTCTGTGTAAACATATACATTCTTATCATTAAAAATATCCATCAATAACCCTCTTCAAACGCCCAACTACTACTTACCCAAGTTTCACCATTTAATTCAAATCTCCAAGCTCCCTTAAATCTCGGATGTGGTTCTACCATTACAATCTTTCCACGACACTGCGTAGCAATACCAGGACAATTTTTAATTCTCTTTTTTCCAACTTCTTTACAAAATGACATGTAATCATCTACTGCTTTATGAAATTCAAACTCAATATCACTGCTATGTTCGGCTTCAAATGTTACTAGGTCCTCAATGTCAACAATACATCCTATTTTTAAATCGTGATTAAACTTTGCATGGAATCCTCTATATTCTAAATTATTAATTTTATCCATATTTTTACTCCAACCATCTGTTTTCCAAATAGCAAAACCCGAACACGGCAGCTCCTGTCAACATAATCCATAGTACCCAAAATAACCACATTGGAAAATGAATTGTAACATATCTAAAAGCTTCTTCTAAATCCATATTGTTATAGTATTTTGTATTATTTATGGTTTTATCTTTAAGATTTGTGAATATAGTCCCTTTATTAACTGCAGGAACACCGTAATATTCAAATCTGATATGATAACCGCCACTCAATGTATCAATGTAGTCTTTACCAGGAAATGGAATTTTACTGCTATCAAAATCAATTCCACAAAAATTAATTGTTTTACAACTTTTATCTTCTTCTCCGGCATAATCCCAGGTCCAATATGTTTCTGTTCTTGTATGTTTTTTCCCTTTTGAGTCAGTAGTCGTAACAGTTCGAGTATGCATATTATAATGTTCTTCTACTTTTCGAACATACATGTATTCTCCACCAATTTCCGGATATGTAACTGAATCTACTGCTTTCAGCTCCCCATAAACAAATGCATTACCAACATTTGTGTCCATTCCATATTGGAACAGATCTGTATCATTATCTATTTGAATTGCTTTATTATATTTAATATCAGATTCTTGTTGACTCTCTGACCATTTAGTGCTGATCAGAAAGCCAAACATAATCATTAAGGCTGCGATTACAATACTTACAAGAATTTCTCTTTTAGTAATCGTAAAGTTCCGAAACTTTATGTTTTTCATTTTCAATCCTCAATTTCTCTACAATTCTTTTATAATATTCAGGGCATTCCTTTTCAAATTCTTCAAATGGTTTATACTTACAATCCTTAAAAACTTGAATCGCATTTTTGTAATTTTCGTAGCCTTCTTGTGTGTGAGGAAATATGCTTGGATTCAAAGATCCAAATTCAAAATCTTTACATTTTTCACATATACAAGGTGAAATTATGTAAATTTTATGACAATCATTTTCTTCTATTACTGCATAATATTTACCACAACCAAGTGCCACATAAAAATGCCTATCACATTTTTGTTTCTTTTTCATAAATTAATCCTCTGCAAACAAATCCTGTGGTGCATCCTGGAGATCATCACCAAAGTCTAATAATTTATATTCTTGCTTCTCATATCCAAGAAAATCCAAAAACATTCTCTGCGGAAACTTTCTCACATACGCATTATAAATTTTGACCTGTTTGTTGTAGTTCTCCCTATAATTTGTAATCAGATTTTCAGTTGTTGCCAGCTCATTCATAAGCTGTTTATAATTCTCATTGGATTTTAATTCCGGATATGCTTCAGATACTGCCTTAATAGAAGTTTTAATTTCAGTAGCCTTATCATCATTAGATGAGCGACCATCCACGATTGCTTTTAATGTCTCATATTCATGTTTATCATAATTATTTACGCAATCAACCAGGTTACCAAGCAGGTCTACTCTTCGCTTCTCCTGTACATTTACATCAGATTTTGCGGTTGATACCTGTTCTTCCATACTGATTGCCCTATTCATGTAGCTCTGGACTCCAAATACAACCATAAGAGCTACTGCAATAATAATTGCAATTACGATTAATACCATTTTCCAACCGGTACCTTTACTTTTCATATTTATCTCCTTTACCAACGTATTTCATTTGTATATGTAGAATTTGTTTTCTTATTTAAACCAGCAAATTTATTTATTATTGTTTCTAATTCGCAGTTTTCATCAAATGATAACAAATTCTGTGTTAATATTTCTACTAATAGCCTTAATACATACTTAATATCATCCACACTACAAGAAAATAGTTCAGGATCTTCTACCGATAAAAACAATCTTGCGTACTGATCGGATGATGCTAAATTATATAATTCTCTTTTTAATTTTTCTTTGTCCATCTTTATACCTCAAAATATCATTGTGTGTTTCACCATCTGATTTATAAATGTTCCAGCCTGAGAATAACTTCCCAAATTTATCATCATCTATTCTAAATTCGTTGCAATGCGTAATAGTAATAGATCTTTCACACTCAAAATCTCCTACATCTGCTATAACTCTCTGATAAAGTTTATTTAAATCCAGCTTTCCATATCTCAAAGTATCCTGATGAGGGTTTGGAACATTTGTCTTATCATACATTTCGGCATTAATTTCGTCTTTATTGCATTCTGTTGGAAACGGACCAGCACCATGTCTGGTTAAATATGTACGTGTTACATAACATACTTCTATATTTAATTCATCATTCCAATTTACTCTTTCAATAATTTCTTTTGGATTTTTCAGACCTGTGTTAGATGGAGTAAGATGTGGAAAGTATTTTAGATTGTTCTGATCGAGTAATAACCCTTGAGCTGCCTCGAAGATAATGTGATCAAATATATTTAGAAAGCTTTCATCCCTGGTTATCTCAATATGGTCATTCATAAAATCTAAGTCTTCAAGAAAATGTTCGTATATTCCTTTGTCGTTAAATAATTTTTTCCAACTATCAGATAACACAATTCCTTCTTTTTCAAACTTCTCAAGGTAATAATCTTTTACCTTATCAAAATCGGTAATGTCACTTTCATACCTCTTAATGGTTTCAAAAATTCCTAACCCACAACTGCCATGCTTTTGTTTTCCACGATTTTCTTCAACAATATGATTTGCCATCATATCGTAAGGTGTTGAAACCATACAGTCTGAATGAGCATAAACAATAGGAACTACACCTTTATTCATCAGTTCTTCATATTCCTGATTAAAAATAAGTGGATTCACAATAAATTCTTTTGGCAAATATGAAGCGGCTCCATTCAAAGTTCCGGAACCAAAATGATGAAAGACATGTCTGATTCCATCCGGTGTCGTTACAGTATGTCCTCTTTGACTTCCACCATTAGAACACACTACAATACTATTAGGTTTCTGTGAAAAGTAATCAGTCATTAAACCTTTTCCTTCATCTCCTGCATTTGCACCAATTACAATCTTTACGTCTTTCATCATCTTAATCTCCTATTTTATTTTACCAAACAATTTCTCCATTTTCGTTTGTAACTACCTGATCAATAGCTGATACAGGTGCTATATAACTTTCATCCTTTTCTGCTGCCCCAACAATAATATTTACGATGGTCTCTGTAATGTTATCAAGATTTGCCTTTTTAAAATGTTCCTCATCAAGAATTGATTTAAAGGATTTTTCAATATTTTCTTCATCATAATTACGCCCATGTTTTACATGAATGTGATAAATATCAAACTTCTTGGATGCCTCTTCAAATAATTCTGGAGTCTCCACATCTTTTTCAAGATTATCACCGAGGGCATCTACTAAACCAGAGCGTCTACCATGCATCGGAAGATACGGGTTTATTCTCTCATCGCCAATAGTAATAATAATTCCTCGTTTACCACGATTCCAGCAATCAAGCTTAGTATGATGAAGTCCAAAATACCAGGCAGCTGTATAAGATTCATACATATTTCCACCACCGCCAAACTCAAAGTAAATTTTATCAAGTTGCTCTGCGATACGGATATCAGATTCAAACTGAGATACTTGAATAGGATAATAATCACAGCTTAAATCTCCAATACCCATAATCATAAACTCAACGTCTTTTATATTTTCATACAATTTTGTCATAATGCCATTGAGCTTCTTGGCTACCTCTACGGCAGCTTGTCCCATTGATCCAGTTACATCCAGGGCTAAAATCACTGGCAATGTATTTGGGTGATCATCAGAATCACAACATTCTCTAATAACATCTTTTGGATCAAGTGCAGAATCTAAATCTCTTGCCTTAAACATTTCCTGATTAGAAACACTTGAAGTAACAAATCCTAACTTATCAGTTGTAAGTCCTTTAGATGTTGAATAACTTCTAAAACTATCTGTATCCCATGTTCCACATCCCATAATCATTCTTCCTCCTCTGCATCTACATTATCATCTTCATCTGTGTTATCTACGGTATCAAAATCAAACATTCCATCAAACATATCACCCATATTTCCACCCATCATCATAAGCGGAAGCATGGAATTTATATTGTTACCTGATCCAGTAGAACCATTTCCACCCATCATCTGAGAAAGCATCATATATTTAAAGATGTTGTTCATCCCATTTTTACCCTTGGTGATATTGCTTCCAAGTAGAGAAACAATCTTTCCGTAAAAATATGTATTTCCCATAAATACATGTCGCTCTGGAACAATATTCTCTACAGTAGAATCTTCATAATTAATTGCCGTAATCATATTCTTCTCTACTTTAATAACACATTTAGGTTTTCCATTTGCAAATATAATATCACCTGCTGTAACTTTATTTGTTGGAATAATAAAGAAGAAATCCTGCCCAATATCAAATGCAAAGTTATCACAATTTGTAAGTCTGCCAGTCTTCACATTATAGCTTTTATAGCCATTAGATGTTTTTACTGCAATACCGCCGCTCATAGAAAGTCTGCACATACCAGTTCCTACCTTACCAAACATACCGTTTAAAAAATTGTTCATCATAATTATCTTTTCTCCTTTTTTAATTTATATATCTTTTATAATGCTTTTCAGCTATTATTTACTTCCAATTTCTTTTTCATATTTTTCTTTTAATTTCTGTAAATCGTTTTCTTTATTTCATATATACTTTTGATTTGTGAATTACATCTTCAAAATATCTAACCTTATATAAATGCTTTATTTTTTAGCAATTCGTAATTCTTTGTTCATCAACTCAATGTTTTCTTTTGTAACTTTTCCATTGCCCATATTAATTAATTTATTTAAATATTCTTCAGCAATTTTACAAGCAATGCTATAATTTCTTTCTCCAATAAAAATATTGAAGTAGACACGCCGTCCTTCTATATAAGCACCTACTGAATCATGGAATTTAAAATTTTTAGTATAACAATTACAATAATTGAATTCTGATTCATTCTTTAATTGTCTTCTCGTGATATAAGACTTTCCATCCATTGATAAATCGAAAGAAACAGTATATCTATAAATAAACTCAGTTTCATTATAATCAATGTCATTTTTTAACTTTTCAAGTGCTATAATCTCATATCCAGGATGCGTTGCACAAAATTTATATGCTTCATCCAAATCTTCTGTATAATTAATCGTTCTATAATCACGATGTTTAAGCCCATATAACATTTTCTTATCCCCCTTTAATAAGTAATAAAAGTTCCATCAGGAATATAAAATTCATACCAAGTATCATGTGTAAACTTATTTGCAGTTGAACCAAATAATAGATCACAATTTTTATTTGCTTTATAACTATGAGTAATTAATACTGGTTCATAATTTCCTTCTACTATATTTACGTCTGCACTAATTGGGATTTCTTTATACTCAGGATATTTTCCGTTTTGTCCTACATATCTATATGTACTTCCACCATTCCACTTAAATGAATACTTAACGTAAACTGGATTATCCTTATTGTCTATAAACGACACAATAGATTCTTCTTTTGTAATCATTTCTTGGTTAGCAGTTCCAGAAAAAACAGAATTTCCTATGATCGTAAAAATAAAAATACCTATAACAAATAATACAAAATAGCTAAAGCTAAATACTATAATTCGACCTGTTATTTCTGTTTCATTTAAGCAAAATCTAAATGATACTGTAAAAATAATTGTTAATAAAATAATAAGTAACATTTTTTCTCCTTTTTCTCCTTTTTTCAATTTTTTGGTTTTCGCAATCCCTTTATTTATAAGGGTTTTACAAATGTCATTTTCCCAATAAAACTGTTGTTTTATCGTTGTCACTTTCCAAACAATTTTTCAATAAAACTTTTTTCAAAAACTTTTACAATAGAAACCCCACAAGTAGTTTTCTCATTTAACTCTCTTACCAAATTGTTTAATTCATAATAGTCTTTTATATTAATTGTGACTTTTCGACGAAAATCTATACGACGATTTTCTTTTATTACACAAATATTATTCGTGAATAAAATTCCATAAAACCAACACTTGTCATTTGCTACATCTTTATATTCTAATACTGCTTTCATTTATCTGTTTCTCCTTATGTCATTATTAGGTCATAAATTTTTCCAATCTCATATCTACAATCTTCCATTTTTGTTCTCTTATAAAAGTCGCAATAACAAATTCCATCGTCAGCAACTACATATTCGATTCCCTTAGTAAGTAATGATGTATCTAAAACTCCTTTTAAGAAAAATACTCTAAACTTATCATATCTTCTAAGTCTACACCAGTGAGAATCCAGCGTTTCTTCGTGATCAATAATTGTATAATCATCATGCATTAGTCCATATTTCATATAAAAGTCAAATAACTCTTTTTGGTTCCAGAACACATCGCAGCGGATTCTAAGAGAAATAAATCCTAAATCATTGCACCAGTCTGTAAACTCTTCAAACCATTTTGGAAAATTAGGAATGTATTTATGTATAACAGAAACTGCTGAAGTGGTAATCCCAATTTTTCTTAAACCATCGATCATTTCTGCATATTCCTGATCTGTAAATGTTTTAAATCCCATTATAGCTCTGCGTTCATCCAGGCGGTAATCATGAACAGAAATATTTACATAATCAACAACACCTTCTAGGTAAGGAATAATTTCTTTTAAGTGAAAGCCATTTGTTGTCATTATTATTCTTTGAACCCTATTCTTAATATTCTCTTCTTTAAGCTGTGTTAAAACCTTCTGTAAAAATTTAATATCAAACGTTGGCTCATTCCCTGTTATATCTAAAGAGATAGGATTTTTATCTCTTATCTCAGAAATAATTTTATTTAATGATAATAAGTAATTATTTAAAAACTCAGCCTTCTGATTTTTCAATATGCTAGATTTATAATCTTTCATATAACAGAAAGTACATTTTGCATTACAAGTTCCTGGAATCATAAGCTTTACTGAAATTACTTTATTGTAATCTGTTCGCTCTATATAAATCATTTATCTCTACCTCTTTACTTAGCTATTTTTTCCTGCATAATAATTTCATTAAACAATTTATTTGCTAAAAAAAATGTCCTATCGTCAGAAGCAGGAATATCATCAGCAAGTTCTTCTAATAACTCAGCAACATTCACTTCTAAAATTTCTGCACACTTATAATATATTTTCCAATTAAATACTCCTTTATAAGATATTAGTTTTTCATATCCTTCTAAAGTTAAATTGTATTTTGCACAAAATTCTTCAAGTGATAATCCACTCTGTTTCTGTTTCTCTTTTATTATATAAATAATTTCATATGATGTATATCTTGGACGTATATTGTCCGATACTTTTACACAATCAAATATATCTGCCATAACTACTCCTGTATGTCGTTCAAATGTCGTACCGTACTACATACTGTCATACGAAGCACCTTTCCCTTATTTTATAAGGCTAAAAAGCGTTTTGTATGAAATCGGTTTGGTCACCATAACTGACAAAAATCGGTTGACCGGATTTTCTACTGCACGTTAAAAATGGCTTTAAACCCTTATAAACATTGACTTAATCGCAAATCGCCATCGGGAATTTTGACCCCCTCAAATCCCGGTCAATAAATTTTTTTCAATCGCTGTTTATACCAATAAATATATAACAACTCAGGCTGTCGAAATTTTCAACTTTCGGAAATTTTGACCCCCATTGTATAACAAATGTATAATATATAGTACATGGTACTATATAAGAATCCCTGTTATAGACACCTAGACAGCAAGATGGATATTCTCCTCAAATACTGTTCCAGGGCTAGTCATATTATAATAGTTATATTCAGTTCCATTAGTAACACTCTTATTTACAATAAGACAATGTGCTTTCTGTAAATTACTAATACAAGTCTGAATATTGTGTTTGTCCATATTCAAATCATCAGATAACTGTTCATAAGTTACACATTTCTTGTTGGAAATATTTCGTGCTAATGTAAGAAATACAACATATTCTCTTTGTGTAATCTTTCCATCTATTAATGCAACTGAAACAGTAAAATAAAATGTAACCGGACCACGTTGAAAATTAATAATTTTTTCTGTTAAGCCTATATGTTGTTCCCAATACTTTTCTGGTTCTTTCCGATCAGGAGTCAATGTAATCCATTTTTCATTAACTAATTTTTCCATAATAAGTTTTAAGGTTTTATCTGAAATACAATATTTTTGTGTTACTTGTGAGAACAAAAGGTCTTTCAAATTTCTTATTCTAAAACCTCTTCTACCATAAGAGTTTCTGTAAAAGTAAAGTATTGTAATAACTAAATAATCGTTTCCTTTCATTTTTCTCAGATCCCTATTAGTTAAAATTTTCTTATTAACTACCGCTAAATCTTCATCTACTGAAATTTTTGCGCCATTTGCAAACGTATCACATAAATTTTCATCACATTGGGCAGCTACCCAATCACTTTTGGTTTGATCTGGAATTACATTGTAACAACCAAGTAACTTATATTCTCTTTGTAAAAATGCAGTTGTGTCTCTATCTAATTCCTTTTCATCTTTTGGCGGATTACATCTTAAATTGTATTCACGACACTTCTGATAAATAAAAGCTGCAGATTTTCCTTCTTCTTTGTACATCTGGACAATCCTACCATGCCAAAAGTTACGCTGTCCTTTTTCAATTCCCTCATTCATAACTTTCTTAACACAGAAATAGCACTTATCTTTTTCTTTTGTATAATCCCATTTGATTTTCTCTCGAAGTTCAAATTTATTTGCTATCCGATAATAATCGTCAATGATTTTTCTTATTTGTTTTAAATCATAAACTCTGAACTGTTCACCTTCACCATATGCATTGTAAACTACTTTTACATATTCCCATTTGTCCTTATGCTCTAAATTATAATCATAAGTTCCATCATCCATTTTGTGATTATAAGTACAAGGAATTCGTGCGATCTGCGTAGATAATGCTGCTTTAACATCAGCGCCAACAAGTTTAGCCATTTCTTTATTTAAAGCTGCAATTTCAGTAAGACTACAATTTTTCTTAATAGATATGTAAATATGATAGCCATGTCCAGAATTTACACAGGCATGTAAAAACAGTTTTGGAAATTTTGCTTTAATTATATCTGTAAACTTTTCCGCATCTGGATTCTTTAAATGGTCGAAATCTTTTAAATCAAAATCAAGATATAAAACTTTTCTGCATCGTTGTGATTTAAGCGTTCCATTATCAGTATTTCGGTTTGTAGCCAGCTGATTATATAAATCGTACTGTAATTTATTATTCTGAACAAATTTGAAATACTCATCAAACGTCTTTACATATTCTATTATTTGTTTGGTTTCTTTTTCCAACTTCCGTATTCCAACCAATCTTATCCATTCATCATCCTTGAGCTTATCCGGATATAACATTTCAAAGTGTTTGCGCAGGATTGACTGTTGGGTGTTTTTCTCTTCATCTTCTATTATGATCATCTCCTTTTTTATATTACTTATAGGGTAAACCTATATAAGAATTTGCCCTATTGTAATCTTCTAAATTGCTTTACCACTCTTTTTTAGATTTGATTTCCGGACATCAAATTTTCGTTTGATGTCCTTAAACCGAACAATTTCGCCCTTTTTCTTATTCATAACTATATCTTTCATATAAACAATTTTCCTTCTTCCGTTTTCATATTTTTCAGCATCAGATCTCATATCTCTTGCTTCTAAATATCCACCATCGTTAAAATGCCAACTTTCAGAAATACTCACAATTTTTCCGTAATCGTCTTTATCAAATATAAATTTTTCATTATCAGCTGTATAGCCAATGCCATATGTATTTGAATCTAAATCAAAGTGATTTGTATTATGACAGCTTCTCGTTTTCTGTTCTAATTTATTACAACCACAAGATAACGTTCTGCCCTCTAATAATTTATCTTCTCTTATAGATCTTTGCTTTGGAACTCTTTCTCCAAGTTGGCAATCACAAACACACATCCAATACCTTCCAACAATATTAGTGTTATTGTAATCTGGACCAACCACAGTAAGCTTACCGAATCTTCTACCTGTTAAATCAACTGGAAACATATACTTATTCATTTTTCTCATAATTATTTTTCTCCTTATTATATAGTTTTTCATTAGCTTTACTAAAAACCAATCATATTTATCATCACCTCACGTTCATTACTTCCAATTTTCATTTTTACTTATTCAGATAAAACTCCAATTTTAAATTGTTGCCTTTTCAAAAAGTTCTTCACAGAATTTAATTTCTTCAGCATCATCGACAGATACAATTAATCCGTAATTAGATTTGATAATATATAAAATTGCATTACAGACTTCTGCTCTATTTCCAATAACAACTTTTACATTTTGTTTTCGCTTATCAGATATATTGTCAATTATCTTTTTTGCATCTTTTGTAGTCACTCCACAATAATCTGTTCTCGCTTTCTTTTTTAATATTCCAGTTAATTTTATTCCAGGAGTATAAATGACACCCTCTGGCCATTGGTCATATTTATTTCCATCAAGATCTTTGAAATCAAGTGGCGAACAAAACATCATTTCGTCCCATGTCTTTTTTTCATTTCCTGTATCATTTACACCAAGAAATTCTTTAAACAATCTAAGTATTTCTTTCTCTTCCGGAAAGAACATATCAATTTCCTTGCCTTTGAGCCAGTATTCAAAATTACTTATCAGCTGCCCAAATCTCCAATCAGGAACATTGTCTTTCCATATACTTCCAAATTCATCACAAAATTTATCAATTCTCTTTGGATCTCTCAATCGTTAACAAACTCCTCTCTTATAAATGTTCTCCATGCCTCTCTTGATACATAAGCTATATGTGGCTTATCAATTCTCTTTTTACAATCTTCTAATGTATTAAAATAATATGCGCAACTTAAATATGGAACGTATTTACCATCAATACAGTAAATTTTATTTCCTTTATATTTTTCTACAAAATATTGAGCTTCCCATTTTTCTTTACACTCATTACTACAAACATAAATATTTTTATGGAACTTCGGATCATAAGTCTTCGAGCAACCTTTGTAAAATGCTGGTATCTCTTTTCCACACACTATACATATACTTACTGAATTAATCATTCCATCTATCTCCCTAACATCATTAAGATAATTGCAGCAATCAAAAATATATGAGATGTAATTAAATAAATTGCCCTAAGTTTTATTTCTGTACTTTTTACATTATTTTCCATATAGAAAATAACAAAACTAATAATTGCACACGCTATAGATCTCATCTTCTACCTCCAAAAAACATTTCATCCATCAGCATAAATGCCAACGGTACCACCATCGTAGTTAAACAACAATATTGCTTTGTGGCAGCTATAGATATTGCGGTAACAATACTGCAACAGATCCACATTAATATGTATACAATTGCCCTATTCTTCTTCATTAGTGATACCTCAAATACTCAGATAAATTAAATAATCCATCTACTTTTTTCTCAAACTTTTTTACCTCTAATAATGTTTTCAGTTGATCATCGGATAACTTTGCATATATTTTTAGTTCATCAATCATCTTCTGTAGATTTTTTATCTCACCATTTTTAGAATCAAGTTCTTTTTGCATACTATGTAATTTATCGTATAATTCAAATTTTACTAAATTCAGTTCATGGTTTAATTCTCTGATTTGCTTTCTATACTCAGCTCTTTCTTTTTCAAATGCTTTATCTTTTGCAGATAATTGTTTCTTCATACTAAATCATCCTCATCTGGGATCTGGAATACCTGATCCTGATAATAGATAATCTTTGGTGGTTCGTCATCAATAATTTCTGCTCTCTGTTTCGCTTGAACCGTATTTTCAAGCATCATAAGAACCCTATCAATATTTTCCTGTTTGCTGAAACTTCCAGCAGGAATCTTATCGAAGTACAACACATATTTTTGTTTACCACCTTCAGTTTTTCTTTCTGAATAAACATCTGTTACATTTGCAAGATTAATAAATCTTTTTCCGTTCTGTGCTTTTACAAACATATTCATTTCCCTTTCTTTACACCATATCTTTTATCTTTAATTTCTCTTGATGCACAAATGAATTTTGAGTATTCATCGTAGTCTGTGAACTGCTACGAAGCTAAAGACTTAGTGGATTTCTGTTCATTTTATTTTAAATTCCATGCTCAATGCATCACATCCTTTCAAATTGATTTATTAAGTCATCTGTTAACTCATTCGTGTATTTAATATTAATATTCTGAGGATTCTGTATATTCTCTGACACTGCAACCATTCGTTCATATAATTTAGAGGATATATTATTAGATATGATCATTTGTACAACGGCTAACTCATTTTTAATTTGCCTTCTTTTTTTCCTTATCTCAGATAATTTCATTCTCTCCTTATATGCCATAGATGCGTTTGGATGCTCATTACTCTCAATAACATGTAAGAAAACATCCTGTGCCTGGTCTATTAGACTTAATTTCTTATAAAGATACTCCATCCGCTTTCTGGCTTCCTCTTTAATTCCATTACAGCTATGTAATTTCTTAAGCCAATTATCTATGTTATTGTTATGATCTTCTTCTTTGATAATTGGTTTATTCTCAATTTTTTCCTCTTGCTTTATCTCTCTTTTCGCTTCTACAATCAGATTTTCTTTCAACTCTGTATAACATCCAGTTTTCTTTGCATGTTCTGCAGCTCTTTGAAGTATCTGTTCTTGCTTAATTTCGCATTCCGTTTTTCCTTCAATCAGAGGCTCAATTTCAAACTTATACTTCTTCAGACTGTTTGGAGGATTTTTAATGAGATTTTTTGCTTTTTGTTCTTCAAAAGTTTTTGCACATATTTTAGGACCAAGTTTTATTTTGCTTTTCCTATCAAAATGCACATATTGATCACCACACCTAATTAAACAACTCACATATTCTCACCTACCTTATATAAAAATAGAGTGCCAAGCTTATCACCTGACACTCTATACTTCTTATTTAATATTTAATTTAATCTCATTTTCTATTCTGTCTTTTCTGTTTCTGTCTTTCTTTTCGAATTCTGTTTTTAGCTTTCTGATTTTTACGAATCTGTTCTGCCTTTTCTAATTCTGCATCCTCCTGTAAAAATGTCTGCACCATATTTTTAAGATATTTTACGTATTTATCAAGTGCGATCCTGGTATTTTTATGTAATAAATATTTTGCAGTTATTTTTGCCTCTAAAGAACTCATATCAGACTCAAACGGAAAATCAAATCTTTTATAAATTGCCTTTGCAGCAATAATATTAAATGCTATACTTGAATCATATTTGTCTCCTGCAATTGGTTTCGCTTTAATTTTTCCAACGCTATCTCCAAAATCAATCACCCTTGTATTTGTTATTGGATCGTGATAAACTTTTTTAGGAACTAAAGTTTGTTCGTACTTACTTGTAAACCCAATTCTAGCATTTAGTACATTTCGTTTACTTTCGTATTTCTCTTTGATCTGCTGCTCCAATGGTTTCTTTTCATATTTCTCTTTCTACATAGTTTTATCCTCACTTTTCTTTTCATCGTATAATTTTAAATATCTTTCATTTATATTCTGTCCATAACCGTATTCACAATTTCTATCACAGTCATGTCCATCAATATATTCTTTAAATTTAACTCCATAAGATATACTTTTATCAGGCCAGGTAATACAATGTACATCACATATTGTTCCAATTAAATTAAAAACATCTTTAGAACAAATACCTGGGTTTAACATATTATCCTTATGTTCAGTTACAATTACCTTATCTCCAATTTTAAATTTACCCATAAATAATCATCCTTTCACTTCTAAAAAATCTGTTTCGTATTTTCTATAATCAACACCAAGAAATCTGGTTCCTTTGCAAATAAATGGACATAAACTATTTTCTTCATTCTTATGTTTTTAATGGCAAAAATAACTTACGCCCATATATGTTGGCTCCAGATTACAGTGTGTTGTTATTCCAAATTTCCGTTGTACTTTTTCTGTGTATGGACATCCATAACACTCCGCCATAAAATTCTCCTTTTATTTTATAATCCATAGTCTTCCAAATTAATATATTCAAGTGAATCTACAACTTTTTGATTCCAAAACCAATTGGTCCAAATGTTATTTCCCCAATATTTTTCATCATATACTTCTGCGTTCCATTCGTATACTTTTTGGATTACGTTTGCCTTTGAAACGTCCTCATAATTACTTGAAACAGTCTGACATTGTTTTACAAGTGATTCATACTCAAGTTGTTTTGTATAAATTTTTTTATTTGTATTACAATGTGTAATTATCATATCAGGTACACAAATAATCGTTCCTAAAATTGATATAGCAAATCCAATAGTACAAATAGGAAATATCCATTTACTACTTATATCATCTATAGTTCCCAGAAGTATAAATGTTGTACATAATATAATAATCAATAAACATATAATAATCATAAAATCACCTCAAATCATTCCACGTTCTCCCACTTGCAGAGCACAGATTTCCCTGTACTCAATTCATCAAGTTTACTTTTCTTAATATAATTCCAAGCATAATACCTTTTACCGCAAATCAAACACTCCATAGTCTCAAGTCTCATAGGAAATCCACTTTGATCAAACTGGATTACATTCGATTTTGCGACAATTACACTTTTTGGATGTCTACAAAATATAGCCATATTTATCACCACCTGCCTTACGCTGTCTTATTTTCTTTGTATGTCAAATATGAATTAAAATCTTCCTTCATATCGTTGAGAAGTTTCTGAACATCGTTCTCTGGTTTTGTACACTGGAAAGCATAATCTTTAAACCAATTAAGAGCATCTGTATTTGTATCGTTATCATATGTATATTTTACGAATCCTACCATTGCAGGAACGTATTTTGCCTTAAGAAGTGTGGTACCAGCTGGAAGCTCCAGACTCCATTCATTCACTTCATCCAGGTACAGATCTGCATCTTCAATGTTATCTTCTGTGTATTCATCAGCGGTGATAAATTTCTGAATTGCCTTATCAGAAAAATCTGTCTTTCCACATACTGTCATAAGCGTCTGTGCAGCAATACGATCAATATCACTTCCCATTGGAACGCCAAGTGCTTCCATTAATTCTGTGTTCTCAAATTTTGTTGCAAATGCATCAAATCTATCAGTTGTCTCAAAAGTGTCAATAATATCTTCCTTGTTAATAGAGAAGAAATCCATCATAAGAGATTCAAGATACTCTAATTTTCCAAAGATTGTATTTCTGTTCTTTGTAGATTTATTTCCCTTAATTTCAGCGAAAGATTCTCCATTAATTTTAGTTTCTCTTAACCCACCAACAAATGCCTCTAAAAACTTTTTAAACTTAGAATCATCCATTTCAAGTTTTGAGAATTTATCGAATAAAGCAATCCACATTGGCGCATCTTTTTTCTCAAAAAGTTTTGAAAGTTCATCGTTGTCTTCAACTAATGCATACATTCTTCCAAGATAGTTATCAAGGAGATTAAACTGCTCTTTTTCTCCATTTGTTTCCACATATAAAGCATTTTTCTCTGCATTACTTTTCCATTCATCTTTAAAAAAGATAATCATTACAGTATCAAGCATTACTCTCTCTGGATCACTGTTCTTTTCAGAAGCTCCATGATAACACGGAAGCTCTTTAAAGAATGGATTGGAATTCATAATTTCCTTTGTCCATTTTGCAGTCTGCTCCATATATGTAACGGATTTCTGATTTTTATTCATACTCTTCTGGTTGTTATATCTTCGAATATGATACCCCATTCTACTTTCTGTACAGTTTGAATGCTCTACATAAATTACTTTGTAGTTATTAAATCTTTCCTTAAGCTCCATAGGAAGATCTTTATAGCGTTTTCCACGAAGATCAAACTCAAGCTCTTCCATAATTGGATAGCCATCTTCATCTTTAACTACATTTCCGTTTTCATCCTTTTTTGTTGACTCGTATGGAACAATGTAATTTTCAAGATTTTTCCCAAGAGCAAACACATTATTATAGAAATTATTCCATGTTTCAAATCTGTTTCCACCATCTACAATCCACTTTTGAGATGATTTGCCTTCTCGAATTTCTTCACAGATTTTTACTGGATCAATATCTTCACCTTGTACAGTTGTTACAATTGCCTGGTCACGAATCTGATTATTCCACTGAGTAGATTTTCTCTGCAGCCAAAAATCTCTTCTAATTTCACCTCTATCCAACTTACCAAGAAGAGTCTTAAGAAATTTCTGATCTCTTACCATTTTTTCGTTTTTGTTTGGTCTGATACATAACATAATTAGTCTTCCTCCAATGCTAATCTAAATTCTGAAGTTCTCATATCGGTTACATAATCAAAATACTGTTTGTTAGTAAGTTGCAATCTCTCTTGAATCTCATTTGGCTTGTAGCCATCAATCATCAGAGAAACTATTTTCTTTTGTGTTTTATTAAGCTTGTTAATACATGCTTCTAGTTTTGAATCTTTTTTATCCTCAAAAATAATTTCTTCAACAGATTTACCACCTTTGATAATATCTGCATATGTAGAGTCTGAATCTTCCTTTACCTTGTCATCTATATTGACAAATTTTACTTTCACGCTTTTCTTAATTTTCTTACCATTTTCATCACGTTTTTCAGAATCCCAATTTCCATCACCACCACGTTTAAGAGAATTAATTCCATAAATATAACTGATAAATTTCTTTTGCATATATGGATATACATACGCTCTAAATGGACCAGTAGTTGGATCATAAGATTCTAAGCAAAATGTAATAATATATCCTGCCAAAGATTCAAAATCATCTCTGTAATAATCTGGAATATCATTCCAAATTATATGAAGTATCTGGTTGCAAATTTTTTTAAGCTCCTTTCCTTTGTCTTTGTAGAAAAAGTCAACTATGTTATTGACCTCATCTTCTGTAAGTTTCTCATTCTTACTCCATTTCTCTGATCCCATAATTTTCATTCTGCCACTCAAAATATGAACAAAATATCCATATCGAGAATTGAAATCCTCACGGATATTTCTTACTGCTTCATTGTATATGCTTTCATGGTTATTTAACTCACTACTCGCAGATCCTTGTATACTCCACAGTCGTAAATTCCCGACTAAGCCATCGGTACATACTTACTTTTGCTTTTATTTATGCAATTTCGTAAGCTATCGCATCTCTTAAATTAAGTGCTGCATTATAATCTCTATCAGCATAATATCCACATTCGCAAATATATTCTCTGTCAGAAAGTTTTAAATCTTTCTTAATACATCCACATTCGTGACATAATTTGCTTGATGGAAACCACCGATCCACAATTCTTAATTCGATTCCTAATTCTTTGCATTTTTCAATAAGCTTTGATCTGAACTCATAAAACTTCTGTGATGCAACTGCTTTAGAGAGATGTTTATTCTTCATCATTCCTTTTATATTAAGATCTTCAATAGTTATATAAGATGGTTTGGTTTTCACTATCTCTGTTATTGTTTTATTAATATAATCGGTTCGAATATTAGTTATTCTTTGATAAATTTTCTGTACCTTTAAAACTTGTTTTTGAATATTCTGTTTAGTAGCTGCTCCTTTATTGTTTTTGTTTCGTTGTTTATAACTTTCGTATTTTCTCGAAAGACAACGTTGTTCTCTTTTTAATTTCTTTTTTAGCTTTTTAAATTTTTTTGTTTTATTAATATTTTTCTTTACAGTACCATCGCTTATTACTGCAAATTCCTTTATACCTAGATCAATTCCTAAACCAAAATTATTTAAAATAGCTTTATCTTGTTCTGGAACATCAACTAAAACAGAAATATAATATCTTTCTGCTTTCATAGATATAGTTCCACTTTTAATTACTAATCCTGATTTAGTTGTTGGAATATAACCATTTTCTTTAAGCCTGACCCAACCTAATGTAGGAACTTTTATACGATGCCTTTCACACCATATAACCGACTTACTATCGGTTTTTACAAAATACATTTTTACATCAGATTTGTTTTTCTTTTTAAATTTGGGGAATTTACTTTGATTTTTGAAGAATCGTTTAAAAGATTTGTCTGCATTCATTATGCTTTGCTTGACAGATTTGGAGCTTACTTCTTTTATCCATAGATAATTAGGATTTTCTTTTAAAAATACATTATTTAACCATTTAGAAAAATCCATTCCTGAAACAAATAATTTTTCTTTTCTATACATTTCTATATTATGTGCAACATAGAAATTATAAACATATCTACATGTCCCAATAGTTTTATTTATTATTTGTTTCTGCTCCAATGTCGGATTTATCTCCGTTTTGAAGCTTTTTAGCATTCACGTCCTCCTTATTTTGATTTACACCTTTAAATTGCAAATAATGTTCATAAGTATAATATCTTCTATTAGTAGGAGTACGATTTGCTATTAAGATTCCTGCTCTATCCCAACGCTGCAATGTTTTTACAGATACATTTAACAATTCAGCAAATTCTCTTGGTTTATAGTTAGTGATATTTTTTGTGTTCATAATATCGTCCTCCTTATGAACACATTATAACACTTTTGTACACATTTATCTACATTTTTTTCATTCTCCCTTTACATTTGAAATTTGCGTATACTAAATACACTATTCGCTTCTAAAAAGAGAATGAAATTATTCTTAAAAAGATAACAATTCCATTTTTAGCAAATAGCATATTTAATATACAGTTATACTCACGGAATTTCTCTTACAGAATGGCAAGAGATTAGAATTGGAAAATATTGACATTTCCATTGAATTGCTACATAATATGTATGTATCCATCCGTGGGTACAGAAAACCCTGTCCTATCAGCCGACGGTCGCCAAACTTTCTGCTGGTAGGGCATTTTTCTTTATAAGATCAATGTCGATTAAAAATCAGAACATTTGTTCTTTTATGTATTTGATTATACCACTTTATCGTACCAATAAAAAGGTATAATTTAACATTTTCGAACTTTTGTTCGATTTTTTTCAATCAGAACAGAATAACAATAGAGCTGCATGGAGAAAATTTGAATTTCCCTTTGATTCCATGAAGCTCTATCTTCCTGATATATTCAGAACCGCTATAAGTAATAGTCTTTGCATTCTGAATATTTTTCTCCACCCTCCTCTTGCCAATTTTCTTAGATTTTGAAGATATACCTTTCTTCTTGTTATAGTACATTGCACAAACTTTACTTCCTACAATCCCTTTTATAAGTTCCATTGCCTCCACCTTATTCAATTCGCACATATTTGCCCCTCCTTAACCAATTTACAGAAAAGCTGTGTAATCTTGGTCCATAATGGATTTCCATATCTACTTTTTCCAGTAAGATTAGCCATATATGTTCCAATAATTCCATCTTTATCTGCGGTATTATCTACTACACCAATTTTCTGTTTAATACGCTGCTTTGAGATCTGTGTAATAGTCTCCCCTAATACCATCGAATCAAATTTCAACCCATTCGCATTATTCTTCCTAATTATGTAATGGGTTGGCTGATTTGCTTTCTTAAGTTCCTTTGTAAGCGCCATTACAAGAACAGTTGGACTGTGAATGTTGCCGGTATCATTTTGAATGATTATCACAGGTCGTATACCTTTCTGCTCAGATCCTATGGTTCCTTTACTAGAAAGATCAGCGTAAACAATATCAAACTGTTTGTATTCGTCCACTACTTCTCACTTCCTTTCGTTTTTAGTATAAAAAAGACACCACATAATGTGATGTCTAAGTATAATCATTATATTTTCATTCTGTTTCTGCAATATCATAATCAGATCCTGCAACAAACTCTCCATCTTCATCTGAATCAAAATACTCTAATGCATATTCTTCAATATCATACATTCCATTCGATTCTTGATAACTGCATTTGTATTTTTTCAATGCATCTAAAGCCTTTTCTTTCTCATCTTCATTCCATCGAGAAATCTCTTCTGCATCAGAATCATTTCCCCATATTGTATCACCAGGCTCAAAATTTTTATATTCCCTTGTCGTAAGGAATGCCGTTCCTTTTAACAACCTAATTGTATTATAGTAACTCATAATTTCCTCTCCTTTATCAAGTCTCATCCAATCGGTGGTTTATCCAGCATGTGCCATTCCCAATCAATTGGAATTACTTCATCTGCCGTTTCCATTACTGCACAATCCTTATCACAACCATCTTGTACACAAGAACAAGCCATTTTTGTCTTCTTCATTTCACCAGGATAACCGTCATACTGAACCAACCATAGTCCTCTATAATGCATTCGCTTGCAAAGTCCATATTCATATTCATATTTTGTTTGCCTTATTGGTGGCTCTTCCATAGCGTTATCTCCTTTGCTCTGTTAAAATAGTATTCTGTCTTTTTTATCAGAATACAGGTGATATTCAGGTTCATTATATATAAATGGGTCGCCATATTCATTATAAGACACTAACGTTGCAAACCTAAATTTACTTTCATCTGGTGAGTATTTACGTTCCCAATCTATGGTTTCTACCTGTTCTTTAAATACCATTTTTTTATATAATTCACTTTTAAGGGCAGCCATTATAAATTCATCATTGAAAATCACATTATTATTATGTTTATCCAAATATGTAAAATTCTTTTTTATTACAATAGGATGAAACACATCATATATTATTTCATACACTTGATAAACAAATATATTATTTAGTGTATTTTTATAAAAATTTTCATATTCCTCAAATGTTCTGACAGGTTTTCCACTCATGCACCACTTATGAAATTCATTAAATACTTTGTGAGCTTCACATTTCATTTTAAAAAGATAAATTTCATATTTATCTTCTGCCGGCAAAAGCCCATCAACGACTGCTAATAAAATATTTTCTTTATCTTTCTCGGTTAACTTGTTCTTTTCAACTATGCATTTATCGTATATAGTCATCAGCTGTTCTAAGTATTCTGCTTTCACGAACTAATACCTCCGATTAAATATCTGTTTTATTAATCAATCTGCATCAATAATTTCTACCGTAGTTCTTAATATTTGCGATTTTTTCTTGATAATTCTAAAAAACAATGTATATATTTCTCCGTCCTCATCTTCTACTGAAATTTTTCGGTTTCTTAAAATTTCAGAAATGTTTCCAACGCCATTCCAAATTTTACCAATAGGATATGTGTCTCCAATATGCATATCATGCCCTAACTGAATGCAATATGCATATTCTGCTAATATGCCAGATGTGTATTCATCATATAATGTTCTCATATGTCGCCTCCGTTCAAAATATATATGTCGCAACCCATCTCTTCGCACTTGCAAGAGATTTACATTCCGCCAATTTTGTATTACAGTTCTTTCCACTGTATACTCCAAACTTCTCACCTTCATCGTCGATCCAAACGAATCTTCCATAATCCGGATGATTTATTTCAGCAGCCCATTGAGTTGGATTTCCGTTGTCATCGTCACACTCGTGAACTATGTTCCATTTTAATCTTGCCATCTTATATCTCCCTTCAAATCGTCATTTTATATTATAATTTTTCCACAGAGTCTCCACTAACTTCATCTAGCCATTTAAGCCAATCTTCATAATTACTTGGATATTTCTCTGGATTTATATTTATGTCATTTAATAGATAAGCCATTTGCTCTGTTTTAAATTCCCTTATAGCTTGAGATTTTGTATTGATTCTTCCATATTCGTCTATCATTTTATATCTCCTTAAAACATATCAATTACCACATGATACGGATCAATGGTCTCAGCAGTAATCCAAAAGTTCCCTTCTGGCTGTATTAACTCATTACAATTTTGGTTATACAATTGAAAGTTGTCGCTAAGAAAATGTACCGGTATAACCAATGTTCCTGCAGAAACCATTGTGATTGACTTTTCTGTAAGTTTATATTTGTGCTGTCTTTTGCTTCCAATTCGTTCTACAACGACACCAGCCCTATTTGACTTTAAATACATTTTCTACCTCCATAGAAGTTATAAAATACTATCTTGTATATACTTTTGATTTTCATTTGCATTAATTAATTTGCCAGCAATATTTGTTTTCTTTATATTTTCTTTTACATTTTCCATATATTCATAAACATAATCTTGTGCTAAACTTATTTTATCTTCAGACACGCCATAATTAACACAAAATCTAGTACCAAAGTCATCTATACCTATTTCTGAAAAATCTTTATTTCCACCATCGCTTACTTCTGTATGCTCAAATAACTGTTCAAATAATATTTTTTTCAAATATCTATTAACAGGATCAATAAAATAATATGAATCAATAATATGGCTTCCTTCTAACTTAAACCACTCTCTATATTTACTTTCTTTTATAAGACCGTTAATATAATTTTTATTAAAATATTGCTCGAATTTTTGAATACAATGTATCATTCTGTTTTCTACAATACTTTTTTTTAGTTCAATTTTTTCATCATTATTTAAATTTTCATACTTCAGTTTTATAATCGACCAAATCAAATATTCTAAATCATTAAAAGAAATCTCTTCGTTATTATCTAATTTAAAAAACAAATCCCAAAATTCATAATTATTTTTCAATTTTAATAATTCCGATTCCATATTTCTACCTCTGTAAAAGTTAAATTTTATTAAAATGTATATTAAACCATTTTTCGTTTCCATATATTTTTTCAAAAGTTTTATTTGTTTCATTGTAAATTATTTCATATACTGTTCCATTTACAATATTATATTTATATTCACTTCCAACATCAATTCCATCTATTGTTGTATTTTCTATACATTTACATTTCACTTATTCAATCTCCTTTTTAAATTTCGACCAATCAACGCCAGAATATTTCTCTTTAAGTTCTATCATTTTCTTTCTCATGTCAGCAATTTTATTGAACTCATATCTTTCGTCTCTCTGTGATTGGTCTGGATATCTTTTTATTAAAAGTATCACATTTTTCTTTCCATTTTTGTATGTACTTCCTAATATTATAAAATTCTTCTGATGTTCCCAGTTATCAATTAAATTGATTCTTTCTTTTGCACGTTTTTCGAATTCTATAATTTCCTGTTTCTGCCGCTCTATATCTTTGTTGAATTCTTCTAAATACTTATCGAGATTTTTTTTCGTAAAAACATATCTATCATACTGTTCATAATTCATTTAAACACCTTCCTTAAAACGTTGATTTTGCAATTTTACAAATTTAAATTATTTTAATCATACCACAATTTCCCCTACATTGCCATACCGCATCTCTTACAGGTATCACGAAATGTTTTCCAGTTCATATTACCAATCGGAGCTATTACCAGCTCCGATCTGCCTTCCTTCTTATATATATTATGGTTATTCGTTCTAACTATGTACCACCCATTTGCATTGAATATTTTTTCAACCTGGCGTGGCTTCAAGTCTCCTTTGTTTCTTAATATATCATCTAAACTTTTACTCATTTAATCGTCTCCATATAAATCTTCTACTGCGTCAGCAATTTCTCTTCTCTGCTGAACTGTATCATCCAAATATTTCTGTGTTGCTGCTAAACTCTTTTGTCCAAGTAATTGCTGTACCGCTCTAGCATTACCTGTTTTCAAATAATAGTTTGTACCGGTTGAACTACGCATTGTATGTGGAACAATTCTTTTTTCTTTATTAATGTCACCGGCATATGCTCTTAGTATCCTTCCAACTGTTTTTTGAGAAATTCTTCCAGACTTATTTGAAATAAATAGTGCAGGACTTTTCACTCCATTTTCTTTAACATACTCATTTCGCTTCTGAACCCAACTTTGAAGTATCTTAATTGTGCCATCGCTGAGGTGAACATGCCTTGGTTTATTTCCCTTTTCAATAACACTTAAAGATTTGTCTTCCCAATTAATATCATCAATATTAATTGATATTATTGCAGAAACACGCAGAGCCTTGTGGAATCCAAGGTTAATTATAGCTTCGTCTCTCTCGTTCCACTGAGAAAGATATAATCTACTTCTTTTAGTATTTCCGGAAGATACATTCTTTTCAATCTCTTTTACCTCATCAACATCTAGGTATACTTTTTTCTTCATTCTCTCATTACTTGGAGTTTTAATTTTTCTCATTGGATTTTTACTAATATGATCGCCATCTTCCAAGAATTTAAAAAAACAATTTAAAGAAAAATATCTAATATATTTATAAGAATCAGAAATTTTTCCATTCTTCATAATTATATGATTATCATCGTCTACAATATACTTTCTTATAGCTTCTACATTTAATCTTCCAATATCATCTATAGTTTCCGTTGGAAGTCCAGAATCTTTTAGATAATGTACTAACCTTATTACATTATTGATATAATTTAATCGTGTCTTTGCTGTTTTATCATCTGCAATCATAAATACATTAAACAATTCCATGTATTCTGGTTCATTTTTTAGGAGCCGATTAATGTTATTTATATACTTAACTTCAATCTCCATTCTACCTATCATTTATATCACCTCACTTTATATTACCAATTTGCTTATTCCCTGGTAGTTCATATGATAATCCAATATTTTTTCTTTCATATCTACAATCATATCTTCTAATTCATCATCAATTTCATCCTCTTTATATTTTTTCAAAATATCATTTGCTACATCAGCAATTTCTTCCCATTCACAAAGCGTTTCTTCGTTAACACTTGTAGGACGAAATGTTGTTCGCATTTGTAGTTCCAGTAATCTATCCTTTACACATTCACACATTCTTATGATGAAAGCTTTATTTGTGCATTCTGAATTGGCAGCCTGTAATAATTTTATATTCTTCATTTCGCTTATACCTCCGGTTTTCTTAAATACAAAAACAGCCTACATTTATGTAAGCTGTTTCTATTGTAAATATTATTTTTTATTATATGGAAGTCCATGTGTGGCTCTATAATATCGCTCTGCTGCAAATTGCCTTTGTTTATAATCTTTATAAACGTCACAAAGATACCAAACCCAAATTAATACAATAAAAGGTGCAAATATTGTAATAAGAAGTATTCCGGATACAACAAGTAATCCTAATCCTATTTTAATCTGATCGGTTGTAAAAATAGGAATATTTGTATAACAATCTGGGTTACAAAATTCCGCTGGTTTTCCTGTTCCATCCGTTGACAATACACCGGCTTCTATAGCTGCTTTCCTCAAAGCTTCATTGTATTTTTTCTGCTTCTTTTCCTCTACATATTTTTCGTAGTCAATTTTACATTTTTCCGTTGGAAACCAGTAATCATCTGTTGTTGCTGGAGCATATGCATGTATAGGTGGCTTAGTCTTTTTTCCATCGTATACAAGATAACCTGCATCTATGTATGGTTGTGCATTTTTTACAAATAAAAGTTCCTTAAAAAACTCTTTCTCTTCATTTGTCATGACACCTTTATTGAATTCTAAGCATTCATGCTTTAAAATGTCCATCTCATAGTCATCTGTTGTGCAGCCATAAATAAGCCTAAACTTTGAATACCCATACTCTCTTTTTCTACCTTTTTCAAACATTTCTGCAAATTGTTCTAGTTGAGATGCTAATATTTTCTTATTACTACTCAAGAAATCATCAGAATCGTAAAAAAAGATATGATCAAACCGATCATCATTTCCATAATGTGACATTTTCTTTCCTCCATTTCACTTATTTCACGTACAATTATTTTCTTAAATCATACCACATCTACCTTATTTTGTCAGTAAATTTCTCTTGTAAAATCCAACTTTTACAAAAGCGACCAGAAATTAATCTGATCGCTTATCTACTCGTTTTTAGGTTTCAATCCCATTCGCTGCCGAATCACATCTTCTTCAATCATATCTGTGTTTGCCTTAATAGTCCATCCATCAACTTCTATGATAATATCTATGTCATCCATGTATTAATCCTCGCTAAAATTATTACTCCACATAACACTTCCTGTATTATTGCAATTAAGCTCTATTTTATATTTCTCTTTGAACCATAATTTTAACCAATCGAAAAATTCTTTTGTTGGGTTGACAATAAAACTATCAACGCAATTCATACTTGGAAGTGTAATTTCCATTGAACTTATAATCATATCATCAACAAATTTATATCTAAATGGACAACCTTTAATAACTAATTCAATATTTAGGTTCATTACCATTTCCTTTGTAATCTTCATTTAATCATCTCCATTCTTCACCTTGAAAGCAATTTTTCAACTATTCATTTTCCATTTTTTAATATTAAACAATTCTTTTAGGATAACTTTTTTAATGTCAAATATTCCGTTCTCCCAAACATCCATCTCTCCGTATTCATTAAATCCAGATGTGCGGATTTCTCCATTATCCATGCAGTTAATACATTTCAAAATATCACAGTGTCCAGTTCTTGCTCCCCATAACCTAACAGAATCTAATACAATTTCAGAGTATGTGGTTATAATCAAATCTTCATTTGCTTTAAAATACGTATCACATAATTTCAAAATTTTTTCAGATAGTTTATAAGGATGTAATGTGCTTTGTTCTGGAAAATACTTTACATGTTCATAATTCCCTGCAAGATATAAACTTCCATTTCGTTGACCTGTAATAATGATTATTTCCATTATGTCACCTCTTTGAAACTCTCATTTTATTACCAGTAAGTCTTTATAAATCCCTGTTCAGGATCATTGTAACTGCGACCTTCACAATCTTCATAAGTTCCCTTGTAAGAAGCAGAAACAAGCTTTAAAGGGTATTTTAGTTTATCAATACATTCTTTTCCACATCCAACACTAATTCCTATACTGCGATTTGACTGCTTATGTGTATTTCCATATTTAAGGATTTCTTCCATTGTTTTTGGATAATGTCCACACTCATACGAATAATCCATTCCTTCGCAACCATTCCAATATGCCAGAATCCCATATAGATCTGCTTCATTTTCTGTCCCATGAAAAACATATCCATAATCATAATATATGTCTTTGATAAATCCGCCACCAAATTCTTTTGGAATAAGTATTTTATATGAATCACCGCAAGCAATATTACTTCTCTTTGTTGTTCTATCTGCTCTTAACCAACTAAAACTTCCCATTATTTTACCTCCGCTTCATACTCGTTAATATCATCCTCAATAGCATCACAGTCCACAACTCCGTAACCAATTCTGTTCCCATATTCATTTTCATAAAGCTGATAGAATAAACCCTCACACCCACATCTGGCTATTTCTTCCATTAATTCTTTATGATCATCTCCTGCTATGAAACATTCAAATCTACCCTCCCAAGGATGATCTGCAAAGAATCCAAGCTGTACACCGCCACCATTTGGATAATTCGGATTATATCTTTCATCTTCGCTTGTTACCATCATTACGTACTTTTGCTTAGTATTTGTTTTACGAGCACTTCTCATAATTATACCTCCGAATCAAAAACTTCTTTTATCTGGTCCTCTGTCAATACTCCATCAAACAGTTCCCTTGCTGTCCAGTTCTTAGAACTACGTCCTGTATAAAAATCTGCATATTTAATACAATTACATGCTAATTGAATAAGCTGATCTCCATCAGATCTCTCTGATGTTGTGTTACTTTTTAAATAGCCAATTACCTTATCAAGCCGGTCCATTTTCACTTACCTCACTCATCTTTATATTTGAAAAACTTTTCTTTCTGATCATATATTCGTTCCTGGATGTCACTTATACCTTTAATTAAATTTTCATATTTATCATCCAGAAATTCTTGTGCTTTTGACGCAACCAGCTCATCAATAGAATCCTCAATTCTCTTTGCAACTACTGAAAAATCCAATTCAACTCCGCCAACTTCAAATTTTACCGGATATGTTCCATCTTTCTCGCTTTTAACCATTTTTAGAATTTTATCATTATCTCCTTTAATCGCGGCGCAAATTAGCCAAAGTTCCATATCGCCATGTTTAGGTTTATAATTCATCATATTTATCACTCCTTACGCAATCTTTCTTAAAACGTGTTTAATACTTTCTGGAGTTCTTCCCATTTCTGCAGCTATTTCTTCTTTATTCATACCACGATGCTGCATATGTTTTATTCTAACAATTTCATTCTGTGTAAATCTTTGACAATGACGTTTTGTTTTATACCTAGATACTTCAAACTCAACCCATCGTGGTTCCGGTAAAATTGAACATAAATCATAACCGGACCAATTTATTTCGTTTCTGTGAGTGTCTGCCCATTTCCAAAAGTGTTCTGGATCGACTTGGTATCTAGTTTTATTCTTAGATTCCTTTACCTTAATAACAGGAAGACTTAATTTTTCTACCCATCTCTTTACAACAGCAACATCAGTACTAAAACAGTCAGCAAGAGTCCTTGCGCTCAAATAACCATCATAATATGTATTGATTCCCATCCTCTCTGCTTTTCTGCGAACAGACAATACTGTTCGATTAAGAGCTTTTGCAGTTCGCTTTGCAGTTTGGCGCAAATAATATTTATTCATGTATTTCTCTTCTTCAGCAGTCCATTCTCTTCTTGCCATTTTTCACCCCACAAAACATGTATTTTATCTTGTATAATAGACACCAAAATCACTTTCAACTCTACGTGTAAGCTCTTCTACATCAAAGAATTGTGCCTCATCTTCTCCAATTTCCATCACACAGGTACAATTTTCAATTAACTCTTTTTCCCACTGTTCTCTTGGATTACCGAATAAAATTTTTAATGCTATCTCATTACTTATAGTCGGTGGAATTTCTGTTTTTATTACAAAACTACAAGCTTTATTTGCATCATATTCTTCACTATCAGAATCTTCATCTCCAAAGAAGCATAATTCGTACCAATATATTTTATTCATCTTATATACCTCCAAAATTTTATCAGTCAATATTGATGCATATAATTCCATTTTCAATCCCAAAACTACCTACAGTATAATCTGCAAACTCGCTACTCTACATAGCTTCTGCAAATGTTCCTCTAAATACTTCTTTTTCCTCCTGAACATTCCATATAACTACTTCTTCGTCATGTTCTATATATAAACTACATAAATCAAATACTGTAATTTCTGCCATTTCGCTTACCTCTTATTTTCATTTGTTAACTTTTGAACTCAAGATTACTACTATTTATCGTTATCTATAAAGTTTGGTACAAAAGTTCCAAAATTAACAGGATCATCTCTTCTATTGATACTGGTTACTATTCCATAAATTTCTCTTATAAAATCTACATCGTCTGCATTTAACCATTTCTCTAAGTCTAACCCAAAATAGTTATCTGCGCAGTCTATGTCCATCTGCAAACTAAGTTTACTTCCTTGATAACCTATTTTTTCTGCCCTTTCTGAAATTTCAAAATATTTTTCATATCTTTCACTTAACGTCATAATATTGTCCCCTTAAATTTTCACAATCATCACCATTTAAAGCTGCCACAACCTGTCTTTCAAGTTTATCAAATTCTTTCTTTTCCATTTCTGCAGGTACTAAAAAATAAATTTCCTTGCTCCAAAGTGAATCAGGATTAGCATTAATTATAACTTTACAGTCGTTGGTTTGACTTAATAACTCAGTTATTCCAACTACTGCTTTTGTATATGCTACAAGAAAATTTTCATCGTCTGAATCATATTCTTCTTCGATTGCAAGATAGTAGTTTCCGTTGTAATCGACAAGATATTCATGACAACCAGAGCCTTTTGACCAAAGTTCTTCATAAGCATATTCTAATGAATATGGTAAGTCATCTTCTGCAATAGGGTATTCTCCATGATAATGAAGTTCTCCGAATTCACTACACCAAAATTTTAGCTTACTATATAATTCTTCTCCAAATGTATAAATTTCAATATTATTTTTCATTTTCGCTTACCCCACTTTCAGCTATTTGCATTTATATCCGTCAATTGGAATTACATAAACATAAATTCCATTTCTATCTTCATTAATCCAATACTGTATGTCACTAACTAAAAATTTATAATATTGTATACATTTCTTTCCTGTTTTTGGATTTATCTCATTAAAATTAATTTGAATAGTTTCACCTATTCTTGGAAGAAATGGTGTTTCACATCTTTTAAGTAATAAATCACAATTTCCATCGTCATAGTATTCACCTGTTCCACTCTTTATTTCAATATCATACTTATAATTCATTTTTGCTTACCTCTCTGATCTTTTCTAACCATTCACCAATACTTGGTCCATCAACTGGTGAAAAATCCGATTCACAATCACAAACAAGTTTTGATGAATAAATACAATTTCCATTCTCAAAATATTGAACAGGAAATGTTTTTCCACAACAATTACATCTTTGCATTACTGTTATAGTTTTCATGTGCTTCATTTTTACCACCTCCGATAGAAAGTTGATTTCATATTAATCTATTTCTACAGCTATGCACAAATCTTCATACCAATTTGTTCCAAAGCTCACCACATTGTACTTAGAATATAATTCCATAGCTTTTTCAACAGATCCTACAAATATTTCCATTTTGTTGTATATTCTTACTGCTACAAAAGAGTCGTCTTGTAATGAAAGCAAATCTCCAACTGTCGTTCCCATTTTGCCTACCTCACTTATTCAAATTGTTAATTTCTCTTGCAATATGATTTAATACCTCACAACCTTCAATACTTTCAATTTCGACACCATTTTCATAAATTGAAAGCAAAGGATAATCATTATATTCTGGATCAAAATATTCTTTATTACACATTGTTTTTCTAATCAAATGTATGTCCTCAGTTACACAAGCAATTTGTTGTGTATTATATTCTTTTAACATATAAATTTTCATTTTACCTTACCTCTGTAAAAACTCGATTTTATCTTTCTGAAATATATTTCTGAATATAATCATCTGCTTCTTTTTCTGTCAGCATTTCTGTTGTTGAAGCACTGCCATCTGTCATTTCTTCAAAAATGCATTCTGCAATAATCTGGTCAGAATAATCACCATAAATTTCTTTTAATTCTTCAATAGAATCGTAATATCCAGAAATGTTGCATTCTTTTTCATGTTCTGTATAATCATCGAGATCGACCAAAGCAGTTTTTACTGTATATGATTTATCCGGATACCCAGGATCTCCCTTACAGGTATCCAACCATACTTTTTCTATGAAACTATATGTTCCATCTGAATTTATCTTACAATATTGACTGCTATCTGAATCTGTACAAACCCATTCTTCTCTCATTTAATCACCTTTTTCAAACTACATCCCATAACATTTTCATATCTGGATGGCTATAACCAATGTAAGCAAGTGCCTGGTTAATTCCTTGGGCATAGCCTTGTTTCTGATCTGCAAACCGCATCTGTACCTCAGAAATATTTGTTCGCTTAAAAATATCTTGCGCTTCTCTTCCGTTCCTAATTCCTTCCCACATAAGTTTGTGACATTTTTGTTTTTCCAATTCAGTCATACTTTAATCACCTCACCATTCATATGTTTTAAATCCATTCTCAATCGGACCATCGGAATCAAGACAGATCCAATCTACTCCACATCCAATTGCAAAAGCAATTATTGTTTCAATATCTTCCGGAAGATTCATTTCTTCATAATCAAAATCATCTGGCACATAAACAAAATATCCACCAGTTTTTTCATACACGCATAATCCCTCAGTCGGTTCTTTTACTTGCCATATTAACCATTTGTCTGTTTCTCTTGAAATATGCGCTGTACTCAGTGTCCACATTCTTGCAATTTCCATTGTTAACCCTCCTTTAGTCCAAGTTTTGCAAAGAAATCGTCAACCATCTTATCTGATTCTTCTGCTTTTTTCTTTTCTTTTTCAAGTGCGTTGTAGATATCTTTAATTACATCGTTCTGATATCTATAATCTAATGACTCTGAATTTCCATTATCAGAAAAATGTGTTTCATACAAGGGTATGCAGCTTCTTCCAATCCGAACGCATTCTACATTATTCCAATAACCACATCGTGTATAATCAATTTCAAATCCTACTTTCTGAAGCTTTTTCATAAAAGTGTCATTTACTTTCCGGTCCTTTTTTAAATATTCAATTGTCTCTTTCATTTATAACTTCTCCTTTCAAATAATTCCATTCTCACGAAATTCTCTAATCAATCCATATCGTTTTGCCTTTGTACTAAAAAACTCCTGCCATTGGAGTAATTCCAACCAGGAGTAATTGTTGTTACCAAAATCTGACTGCCAGTCTGCGGCCAGATCACGTATTTTATTTTTCGCTTGCTGATATTTAGTCATCGCTATCACGCTCCAAGTATCTATTAATTTTCTCATATAGCTGGTCGCAAAGAGAAAGAATTCCATAGGTTCCATTATCATCGTCATCGTCATAAACCTCGTCTGAAGCCTGTGCTGCTAAATCTGCAACTCTGGATAATAAATCTTTCATTTCTTCTGTTACAAACAAATCGTCCATAGGAAATCTATATTCTTTAAAAAACTGCTCCTTATCATCATACCCCTCCATAAAATCATTAATATCAGGAGTTTGCCAATCAACATAATTAAATAAATCTTCTGCAATATTTTCATGCCCATTGCATTCTTTTATAAAGTCGTTTGTTGTATAACACCGACCCATAACGCTATCAATTTCATAACTTTTGACAATACTTTTATTAACTGGGATATCAACTAAAGAAAGATCAGAGATGTAACAAATATCATCTCCAATAATGCCAGGAAGAAATTTCCCTTTATAGATTAGACAATCCTGACCATCTGTAAATTCAAATATATCCTCTAATTTCACACCAGTTTTTAATTCTTTCCGCAATTCATCTTTCGTCATAACTTTTCCTCCAATCAAATACGACTTTTATTTCTACATAAACATTAGATATTCTTCATATGTAACTTCTGGAATTATATTCATTAAAAATTTTATTAACTCTTCTCCATTATATTTGGATGTTGCATAATCAATAATATTTTCTAATACATCCCAGTTCCAATGTGTATCAATTACTCCTGGAAATTCTTCCTTTATATAATCTAGTAATCCATCTTTATCAATTGATTTATTTGTTGATTTGCTGTTTTGTGATATAACTCTGAATGCCCTTGCTTCTCCAGGATGTTCTGTTTCAAACCTACCATTTCTAAATAATCGTTGCATATGTCTATGTACGACTGATGTACTACTAAGCCCAACTCCCTTTCCGATTTCTCTTATTGTTGGAGCGTAACCATGCTCATCTATGTAAGACTTACAAAAATCATATATTTTTTCTGTTATTTTATAATATTTCATATCTCACACCTCCAGACTATCTAATCTGCCATAATTCATAATCTTCAAGCAGCTCTTTCAAATTTGTATTCTCTGTATATTATTCTACTCCAATCATTCACTTTATATTATAATTTATTTATACCAATAATCTTTATCTGTTTTAGAATCAGCACTTTCAACACAGTATTCTGTACCATTCACAATTATATATTCTCCAATGAGGTTTTCTAACTCATCTCCATCATCGTCAACTGCATCTTCAAATTGTTCAATATTAAATACTTCTCTTGTTTCTGTGTTTACCTTACAGCTGCTAAGTAATTCGAAACCACCATCCCAAACTGAAATAAATGTTGCGTCCTTAACCATATTATCCTCCTTTCAAATCATCGTTTTATTAACTGTGTAGCCACCCATCTTTTTGCACTTATAAGCGACTTACATTCAACTAGTTCTGTAAAGCCTCCATAATCAACTTCTACTCCAAAATAATCACCCATATCATTAATCCAACAATATTTTCCGTATTTTGGATGATTAATTTCTGAAGACCACTGAGTTGGATTTCCATCTTCATCATCACATTCATGAACTATATTCCAATTTAATTTTGACATTTTTATACCTCTCGTTGAAAATCTTGTTTAATTTTTTATAATTTCAGATTCTATAATTTCAATTTTGTAGTTTGGATTGAAATATAGAAATTTTGAAACTAAATCATGAATTGCTTGTGACTCAGAACACGAAACAACTTCTTCTACATTTTCATCAATTAGTGTATACTTACCTGTTCTATATTTTATTCTTACATTCACATTGTTCATTTTACCTTATCTCCTTATAATTCCAGTTAATATATACACCACAACAAGGACATCGATCAATTCCTTTTGGTAATGAAAACTGAATAAACTGCTCGTCTTTATCCATAAGCTTATTAGGGTACGATTTTGCAATACTCTCACATAATTGACAACTATATTTAGTATATTCTTCTTCACCTTCAGTTTCATAGTGATGTTCAACCGGACGTAAGCTGACTCTTTGCTTTGATACTTTATTTGCACCTTTTATATGAAATAAAACATCAGACTTAATTAATGCCATATTTTTCACCTCACTTATACCATCCATTTTTTATACACTTACCATCAACAAAGATTCTGAATGCCATTTCATTTTCCTTTGCAAGCCTAATTGCAGCTGATATAGACTTACATTTTATGGGTTGCATACAATACCCCCATTTCGTATTAAAAATAATTTCACACGGCTTGCTCATTTTCCATCTCACTTTCTCTTGTAAAATTCTTGTTTTATTTATCTTTATATTTTAGCGGGTATTTCTTAAAATTTAAATATTCCGAAATATAAACGCATGGTATGTATTCTCTAAAATCATCATAGTACCACGCTTTCCATAATTTAGTTCCTGGCTTTGAAAGTTCTCTTACTGCCTCTTTAAATGAGTCGTATAAACCCATGCTATACACTTCCATATTTTCTTTTGTACGATCTAATATTTTCTTTGGAACGCGTTTTGCAAAATCAGTTTCATCAAAGGTCATATTTTCACCTCCAAGAATCATTTAACAAATCATAATTGAGCCTTTGTTTAATTTGCAATTTCTCTTCGTATATTTCACATAATTCATTATATAAATCATTATATTCTTCCTTGTTTGCCTTAGCTGTATCCCAGTAATAAGAAAGAGCAGCCTCATCGTGCTGCCCTACGTGCATATAACTCATTACCATACCTCTATTTACTGGAATCTCAGGAAGAAACGCAATAATTTCATTTGTGTGTTTATCTTTTCTGAATAGTACCTGCATTAATATCACCAACCTTTTCAAATGTCAACTTAAACCCAAATCTTTCCCAAAATTCCACCGCTGCATCTTTACATTCATTAAGCGTACATGTCCATGTATTATCGTCCTCATATATGTTGTCGTAACCAAAAGATTCTACACAATAAAGTGTCGGATAACCATCTGGTACAGTAAAATCTTTTGAATATTCAAACGCTTCTTTTAAAGTATTAAAATCTTTTTCGTTTTCCAATTTATACCAAGCATATTCATGATTTTCATATGTTTCAACATCAATTAATGGCATCATGTCATCAAGCTCACGTATTCTTAACTCTTCTGCATTCTTTGCATTTTTACACATTTCAATTTCTTTTTCGTATTCTAAACAGTGACGTTTTGTATCAAATTGTGTGCCATCATCTGCAATATAAATTTCTTCATATACCGTCTTTTCTCTTTTTTCTATTCTCATATTTTCACCTCACTTAACACATAAAATCCATTTTCTCAGCAAACTTTCTCAATGCTTTTTCCTTGTATTCTTCGTTATGTACAAGATCAACCACTCCTGGAACGCCAGATGTTCCATTTCTTTTTGCTCCCAGCCACATGTAAACATTTTCCTCAACATCATAATTGTTATATAGATCCCAGAATTCTTTACTAATACTTTTAGCTAAATCTTCCTCTGTCTCAAGAGTTTCAACTGTAATATAAAAACACCAGTCTTCACATTGAGGGTTATCTCCGTCCACAAGTAATTCTATTTCTTCATTTTTATTTTCACTAATATCAAATGAAAAATCGGTTCCATTTGATAATTTTTCTAAACTATTAACTATCTGATCAATCGTCATCATAACTTTTAATCTCCATTCTTCAGAACAAAATTGCTATTTTATTTCAATAACAACACCAGCTCCAAGATTTTGATAAGACGGATATATATAAGTAATCTCTCTATCTAAATATACTTTTGCTTTTTTACTTAAACAACATCCGTATCCTTCGTATAAAATTTTACTTCCATTATCAGTAATTTCTAATAAACTGACAGGTCCTTGAAGCTCAACCTGATCTAATAAATCTCTTAATGTCATTTCTTTTCTACATCAATAAGCAGCTTTCCGATTTCCTTTGCTTCACCAATAGCACAAATTGCAGTTGCCTTACTGTCCTCGGTTCCATTCTTTCTTGTAAAGTGATTTACCATATAAACTTTATCAGGCATTACTTTACCATCTACTATGTAGTGACCAATCTCAACAGTTTTATCACCAATCTTACCAAGATCCTGTACTTTTGTATAAATAAATTCTTTTGCCATAATTTAATTCTCCTTTAATCATTTTATGTACTATATATTGTGTTTCATATTTAGTTTAAGCACAACATTTAGTAATATTTTTACAATAAAATATCTCTTTTATTTGTCTATACTGTTTTTCTTTCCATTGCTAGAAATATGAGTATTAACTTCAATAGTAGCAACCTCTCCATCTTTAAGATTTGAAAACATAGTTATTTCTTCTTTTTCAGAACCTAATATTTTTGTGATTTTTACAACTCCGTTTTCATTATATATTTTAAAATTCATACTTTATTTACCTCAAAATTTTAAGTCAAATTAATTTTCACCCATCTATTATCCCAAGCAAGAGAACCACATTTTGCTAAATCTATGTCGCAAATCCTAAACTATCCGGCTGCCTTGGTGGATTTTCAAAATGTGCGATTGACCACCGTTCATCCAACCATTCTTCTGTCTGTTTGACTATCATTCGTTGTGTTCTTCTCATTTTAATTACCTCTCGTGATTTCTTTCATACATTTGTCTAAATAATCATCAAATTCCATACCTGTAAATTCAAAGAACATTTGTTTTACTGCATCCTTATCTTTGCTTCTCTTATAGATGTTAAAAATGTCTTGTGAGAAACCTGAGATTTCATTATCTACATTTGATAACAAATCAGCCAAAATTGTGTCTGAATCAATAATTATACCTTCAGGAGTACTGGTATTTAACAACTCTACTTGCCTAATCTTTTCTCTTGTCGTCATAATCAGCACACCTCCTCGTATTTTGTACAAACCGTGTACACTGTTCTCTTCAAGATTTTATACCGAGTTACATCGTATTTCTCTTCTGACAGCTCACGTAAACGTTTCATCAATCTCTCTTCACATAACATTTTGTTGAGTGTAGCTTTTCCGCTTGGCACATATCCAGATCCATATCTAAATATGTATGCCTGATATTCTTCGTCTTCTTCGTAAGAATCAAATTCTGTAAATCCATCAAGATTTACACCGGACTGATTGAGCCAGTTAAATTCATTATCAAAATCTTCAAGAATATCATCTACACTATAATCGTCATCGTCTATGTAAGTGTGACCTGCTGCATCTTTTAAAATTCCCTTGTCAACATCGCAAAATGCTAATATCTTCATTTTCTGTACCTCCATTATTCTGCACTTGCAATTACTGTATTGTGAATAAAATCGTCACTAACATAGTTTGATAATTCTTCATACGCAAGGCATCTTTGATCAATATTTAAACTATCAGTGTCTATATCAAAATTCATTGGAATAATAATTCTTATTCCATTCTTATTGTTGTAAAATTCAACTTTAGTAATCATTTCTCTTTCACCACCTACCGTAATTCAAGTCCCATACTATAAACCATTTCTTTTGCTATTTCCTTTGTTACGTCCCTATGAGCTAGTTTTTTGTCATCTTCGTCTAAATATGCTGTCGTCACATTGAAATCTAAATCAGATTCTAATAGATATTCAATAAACTCTTTATTTTGTGTTGTGACCACAGGTGGGTTGTCAGATTTAAGATCTTCTATAAGGATTTTAAATTCTGTATAGTGCTCTTTACCTGGATAGTAAACAACATCTGAATACTCATCAATGTCTGGCAACATTTCTTTAATATACTTTCTAATTGCTTCTGGCTTTCCTAAGAGTAAAAGCATATTTTTGCCTCCATCAAATCTACATTTTATTTTGAAGTTGCTGCTATAATTACTGCATCACAATAAGACTTAATCTCTCCTAACCTTTTGGCTGCACTCGAATAATCAGTATAGTTGGTTGTTTTTCCTTTAATATCATTCATCCACCGAACTACAATGTTTTCTGCGCTATCTTTTTCATCTTTATGTTGTTTAAGATCAACTTTTAATGTCTCTCCCGATTGACCTGTGAACAGTACATATTCAGGATTTCCATCTAAATATCTTTTTAAGTTACCAAAAGTCACCGCACTAATATTAATCGTGTTAATAAGTTCTGCCATTTTTTCAATTCCCTTTCTGTATAACAATTTTGATACAGTTCTCAATCTGGTCATTCTCACTTAAGTTACAGTCATAAGTTTCTTGAAGTAATATAACAACTTCTTCAGCTTCTTCCCAACTGATGTCATAACCCCAATCATCTGCACGATTCAATACATCATCAACTTTACCTTCGAAAACTTTTTTCTTATAAAACATATAGCCTAATGAAACGAACCCTTCCATTCCGGTAAAACCATGTCTATAGTTAGTTGTTTCCATCCACTTATTAAGTTCATCCAACTCCATTACTAAATCTTCTTTTGTCTTGCCAAGTTTGTTTAATAACTCATCAAGAGTAATATCTAATGTTTTTTCCATTACTGTTCCTCCACAATAAATTTTAATTTCATATAATCGGTTTCTTCTGGATCAACATCCATCTCATCGCATAAATATTTCCAACTATAATCTGACATTGCTTCCTTACCTATTTCGATTTCTTTTACCTTAGGATTAAAAAACGCTTCACACCTGATATATTCTAAAATTTCATAAGTTTCACATTTATTAGCAATCTGGACCGCAGTTCTAACAATTGATTGACAAAATTCTTCTGTCATTATTCCATTCCCATGGACAGTTTTGATATTATCTTCTGTAATGGTTAATAATTTTCCAATTCCCTTGTCAAGCATATAATAAATAATCATCATCTCTGCGCTGCCACTGCGACTTAAAATTTCTTTCATTTTGTTCATTTTATCTTACCGCCTTTCAGTCAAGATTTAAGTCAATATCATATTCTAAATCGTAATATTTCCATCCATTTTTTTCACAAACATAGTTAATTAATGTAAGTGGTATTCTTCCATGTCTTCCATACAAATCCGCTTCATCTTCTTCGCATAGATATTTATGAGCTTTTAATAGCTCTTCCTCCACATCATCAAATGATGTACCACTTTTTACCATCAATATAAAATGATCAATTGCATCTTCATCGTCATAGAAAAAATCTAATCTCACAAGAACTTTAATCATTTTCTCTTACCTCCATTTTTTGTACTAAAAAAGACAACTGGTACTATGTACTTCCCAGTTGCCTTATGCTACGCTCTCAAATTTTTCAAACAGTTGTTCTGATATTCCATACTCGTTAGCGATTTCTTCAATCAAATCATCGCCCCATTTACCACTATAAAATCCCCAGCAAGATTCTTCATCGGTCCAACTATTATCATTCTCAGGATCGCCTTCTCCATTATATTCTTCAGTAATGATTCCATATACTTCATTCTGAAGATACATATCATACTCTTTTACTTCGCCTTCCATCCATTCATAAGCAGTTTCTTTCCAATTTCTCTTAATATCTGCACCATTTCCTAATACAGTATTTTTATCAGTATAAATCCAACCAACTTGTCCAGAATCCCACTGATCAGAAAAGCCACAACAATTCATTGTAATTCCACTATGATCATATAAATATAATGGAAGCGCAACAATACTTGCATGTTTCTCTAATAGATACCACTTATCATTATCTGAAAGACAATCAATAATATCATCCACCAACCAGGTAATATCTTCATTCTCTTCGTAAATTTGAAATTTTGCTTCTTTAGGAGATTGAAATGTTACATAGTACCAAGCCCAAAGCTCCCACATTTTTGAACGTCTATTATAAATTAGCTTTGTCTCATTTGAAGCTTTCCCATTTCGAACAAAATTAATTATTGACTTTTCACTTACATTTTCATGTAATAAATTTGACAAGAACCGATCTGGATCACTGAAATTATTTTCTTCATAGTCTCCAAGATCATAATATCTATGCCAACACATCATTTTCCCGACATGACCATCAAAATCTGTTCTTGGATTAAGAGGACACTCATCATTCTGTATGTACAACCGAACAATTTTCCCTTCGGAATTTTTATAATATCTATAATCTTTCTCCATCGTAGAACCTCCGTTGCCTTATAATTCATTAAAAATATTTCTTCTTTTAAATCTTACAAATCCTACCCTTGTCAAATCCACCTTACTTACAATAGCTTTTCTCTTTGGAATATTATTACCAAATGGCTTAAAATCACCTTCTTCTACCGTATATCCAGTTTCCAACATACAATTTCTGTCAAGAATGTAATGTTTCCATTCCTTATAACACCTTAATGCTTCTTGAAGATCCCCTGTTTGATATTGAAGATCTTTTGTATAATAAAATTCATTTGAATCTTCCTTAAAAAATATTATGCAATTTCCAACTATTTGAGGTTTCTTTTCATCTTTTCTTAATATTCTTTTTAATTCATCCTCAGCCTCTTTTTCCTTCCCAGCAATTATTAAATACGCTAATGAAGTTCTTGTATCGTGCGGTAAGCAAATTGCTTTTCCGTTTAAAGAAAAGTAAAATGATTCAGGAGCGTATCTGTATCCACTCCATGAAAATTTTTCATGTTGTCTTGCCATTATAAAACCTCCCTTTTACCGGCTCCATTCTCCAACTTTATTTCCATTGATATCAATTAAAACGCCTGACTCACAACCATACTCAAGTTTATCAATGACTTCTTTTAAAATTCTGGAAATTTCTTCTGCCTCACAGTATTTGTCATAAGCCTTATCATCATTATACTCATCGTGAAAAGCTGCATTACCTGTATTAATTGTAAGTTTAAACATATTTTTATCCTCCTTTAATCAAAAATTCCTCTTAATGTTTTCATTTCTTCATTGTAATCTTGGCCAGCAGTATACTCAATTTCACCTCTCTTAAAGTTATATGCAAGTCTTCTGAGAATTCCACAAGGCTCAACATAATTTTTTCCTTTATTCATAATTCTTGTTCTCCGATTTCCCCTAGCTGTTTTTGCTACAAATTCACGACATAAGCAAAACACTTCATAACTTGTATCTTCATCTAAATCTTTCCATTTCTGCCAACCGTCCTCTTCACCAGTATATCTTCCTGTCAGTGCGTCATAGCAGCTAATTTCTTTTGCATCTTTAATATCTTTTAACATATTAAGCCCTCCATCTTTTCTCGACAGTATCATATAAGGCTCCATTAGCATCCTGATAATCAACATCTTTTGAATATGTAAACTTGTAACATTTATGTCCATTTAGATACACTGTACTTTTATTTCCATTTTCCATTGCGTATCTCTCTCTGAATCCGGCAGCATTGTATGCTTCAACCGTATCTGGTTTTCTAAATCTTTTAACCATACAACTCATGCTCTCTTTCATCATTTAATTTTAATCTTAGTTTTCCTTGAACACATCCATAAAGCCAACCATCCAGGTACTCAATGCTATAGCAATACTGGATATATGAATCACTATCCTCCGGATAAAACACATAAAAGCCTTTACCACAATTTTCTTTCTCAATACGAACTGTTCCAAAATTATGTACGAAAGCTTTTAGGTTACTTTTAATTAGATTTCTCTCTCTTTCAGTCATGCCACCACCTCTAATTTATTCCACCACAACTTTCCACCACCTGGAAGATTGTAAAATAAAAAGAATGAATTTATATGCCGCATTGTTGTAGCACTATATCCATCCCATAACTTCTCAAAATTTCCATTATGTATTCTAGCAACCAATGTTGAATAACTTATCAGACATATATCTCCATTATCGTGTTCAATTACTTTTGCCTTTCCATAAAAACTTTTTCGTGTTCCATCCATTACAGGTAAATCAAATCCTTTCATGTAGTACCTCCATCACTCATCCGTATTCCAGCGTTTACACCGAACATTACTTTTATTAAACTCATGTCCAGGTTTTGCTACCGGAATGCGTTTTGCCTTGTTAATCTCTTTCTGTTTCTTTTTCGGCAACTTTTTAAATTCATCGGCTGCCATATTTTCTAATTTAGTCATCGTTTTCTCCCTCTCCCTCATAAAATACCATTGGGAAACTGTCTATTTTTAAATGCATCTTTTCAATCCACAGATGCGCCAGTTCTGATTTTTTAAAACCTCTTTTAATTTTAAGATTTCCTTCATCATCGATCCACTCTACTCTATACATTAAAATACCTCCGTAGATTATAATTTTTACCTAAAATTATTTTGCAGATAAATGTAGCTTCCACATCTTACCTTGTCTGCATCTTTATCCCAGTATCCTAACTTAACCATTCCCTTTACAGATCCAGTTCTGTGAATTGATGCTCCTTTATCAGAAAAACGTTTTCCTGTTTTTACTTCATACTCTTTTGGACTATGATAATATGCCATTTCCATTGCTCCTTTCACTAAAACTCATACATTAGTAATAGCCACTCTTCTTCTGTCAAAACATCAGCATCATCAGACGTGAGAGCATCTAATATATTTTCATGCCTTTCACAGAACTCTTTTGTAACATCTTCTCTAATATCGTCATAAGAAAAGAACAATTCTTTCTGCTCACATTTTCCAAACAATAATTTCTGGCAGTCTGGACAATACCCAGTTTTCAAAAATTCCCTTACTGTTGGACTTGTGTTTGAAAGGGCATTCTGAATCAAGCTTCCATATGCAATATATTTTTTGTACTGATCATATTCAACTTCTGTTAATTTAACAAAATATGTTTTACCGCACATTGGGCATTCTTTTTTTACAATTTTTGAATATTCCATTTTTCTCCTCCGATCAAATACGAATTTTATTATTCAACCTCAATCATTATTTGTTTTTTTCCTTCATTTTCATTTTCAAAAGAAAAACAATATTCATATGGTTCGCCGGTGTGTCTATCAAAAATAACTATTTCTGCATCCGGATCGTAATGCATTAAAGATTTAACCAACTGATCTACTGTCATAATTTTTATCTCCTTTACTAATTAGCGTGATCATAACTATAACCTTTTTGGACAACATATTTATCAAGAGCTTCAAACATATCTCTTTCAAGCTGCTTTGCCCAATTGTCTGATTTCCAATTTACATTAATATCATGATCGACATAATCATCAGATCTCCAATCATCTTCATTATCTCCACATTTAATACATGAAAAATAATTGATAATCGGACGTTTATCTCCAGGATGCTCTCCAACCTGTTCGTATGTCATTAAATTTACCTCAATGTCTACATAACCGATTTCAAGAATAGCAATTCCTCTTTCCGGATCACCATTCTCATATAACCTCTTCATGTAGTTATTTCGAATATCTTCAATATCACTTTCAATTCCATTTAATGCAAAGCTATAATCAGATCTCTGTCTTGCTTCCTCAAACGTCATAGTCTTCGTCTCCTTTACCCAAAATTGAACTGAGGATTCTCTTTCCGCTGAATACATTCCCTTAACCACTGTTTTACTTCCTCATTCCAATAGCACACTCCGTTTGTGAACGTTCCACAAGAATAAATAATTAATCCGTCTTTTTCAATCTGTTCAACCCAGTAACGGTATCTTTCATCATCCCTTGATGAAATACAAGAACTATCTAAATGCAATTCTTTATCATTTTTGTCATCAGGATTAACAAAGAACATAGAGCCTTCATATTTCCCTTTTACCATTCCAAATAGCCAATCTGCAATTTCCTCTAACGAAGAAAATATTTTTACTTCTTGTGTTCCACCATAGCCGTAACGATATTTTTCATATTTTACCTTATACATATTTTATCTCCCCTTACAAAATGCGGATTTTATAGTTCTGTTACATCACACCAACTGTCGCAGCAATTCTCTGGACCATCTTCTTTGCCCTCCTGGATTCTATATCTGAGAATCTCTTCTGCTTCTTCTGGTGAGTTGGCTTCGATTTCATAATTCTCTTCATAGGTTTCATGGTAAGTTACACTATACTTTTTCATTTTAATTTTCCTTTCTTGCTCTTAAAATTTCTGACGCAATATATTCGGTTCCCACATAAGTGGCTGGTTCATCATTCTCATATGATTTATTTCTAGAAATTTCTTTTGCTTCTTCCGGATCATCTGCATCAACAACAGAGTAACGCTCGTAAACTTTTCTTTCGAGTACTATATATTGCATGTAAAATTCCCCCTTAAAATTTCCGTTTTATCTTAATCTCCATCTTCAACAATTTGAGCTTCACCAAAATCTGACCAATCAAAATCAGAAGATGACAGTCCATCTACCTTGTTTAAAGCATCTTCTTCGTCTTCTGCTTCAACGGTTATAAAGCCATATCTTTTGACCATTACTGTATAATTTTTCATTTTACTTACCTCCAGAACCCCAACAATTTTTCAAATAATAATTCTCAGGATTATTCCTATACACTTCTCTTGCAGTTTCTAAGAATTTCTGTACGCCATATCCAAAGTCTACCATTGGATCATTTAAGATTCTTAAAATCTCATCACGTTCCATTTCTTCTGTGTGATTTGCGTACTGTGTGCTTCCAAAAGAATCCTTTGTGCAAAATCCAACAGATTTACCTGGTCCGGAATCATGTAAGAATTTATCAACCCTAAGAATTGTGTAATCATACATCAAGTTAAGCATTACAGAATAGCATTTTCCTCTATAGTGGATATTAATATCTCCATGCATTACTTTTTGAGTTGCCTTGTGGATGTAGATTTTTCCACAACATGGATAATAAATCTGGTAATCCCCATTGACTAGCCAAATCCATTCATCATCGAAAAAAACATTTTTCATTGTGTTATCTGACAACGAATTATAAAATTCATGATTCTTTTCTGTATATTCTCTATCTGGAATATCTGCATACCAAACAGCCACAATAATATCTTTTCTATTTTCCCATGATGGAAATTGTGTAATAATTTCTTCAGCCGTTTCTCTCATTTTCCTTACCCCTCAGTTAAACTATCGAGTGCAAACATAAATGCTGCAACCTCTCTGTCACTTGTAATAAAATCACCTCTATAGTTCGCAAATTCTCCAACAAAATCTCCATGGTCATTTAAGAATTTGTCTCCGGCTTCTACTGCTTCATTAAAACCTGCAACTTGATCTCGATTTTTATACAAAAATTCATATTCTTCATCAAATTTCTTTTTAAACATTTTAATATCTACATTAAATTCTCTCATTTACCTTTCCTCACTAAACCACGTAGAAATATGATTTCTTAATTTCCGGTGCATATTTGTAAAAACCTACGCAGTCAAGACCAACAAATCTTTTGCTGGTCATTTTATTTTTCTCTTCCTGGGTAAGAAGTCTGTCAATAGTAACACGGATGGCGCTACGACCATCCTTTAACCGAACATCTTTAAAATCTACAGTGTCACATTTAACGCTGGTTGGAAGTAACTCAATTAATTTTTCAATACACATATTATTCTTCCTCCGTTTCTCTTGCTTCTTTTTCTTTCTGTTTCCCACGCTCTCTAATGTGTTCTACCATCCAATCCGCAGAACCATTTCGCTTGCAAGTCCTTGCAAATCGCTCATAGAATGGAAGATCTTTCCATCTTGGTTTATTCTTCTTCATTTTCCTTGCCTTCATCATCCTTTTTGTCATCAGTTTCGTAAGCACATTTTGAACCTGGTAATTTACAAGAACATGATTCATAAGTGCATGTACATTCATCACATTTCATTTACCTTACCTCCGTTTTTAATTCATCAGCGTATTATATGCTTCATCCAATGAGCAACTTAACCCAATCATTAACATCATACATTCGTGGGCAGTTTCTTTAATATATCGTGTTTTTTCTTCTGCGGTTAAATCTCTTTTTAATGCAGCTTGCCAGATACCCATGCATTACCAGATATCTCTGCGTCACCAGACATCTCTATATTGCCAGATATCTCTGCGTTGCCACGTACACATGCGTTACCACGTACCTCTACGTTGCCACGTACACATGCATTATCATATACTTCTGAGTTGCCACGTACACATGCATTGCCACGTACACATGCATTATCACGTACACATGCATTATCACGTACACATGCATTATCATATACCTCTGCGTTGCCAAATACCCATGCGTTACCATACTGACTTAGATTTTCTTCTTTTTCTATCCATCCTCCTTTTTCTCCGGCAATTATAAGTCCAAAAGAAATAAGTGCTTTAATTCTAAAAAGTTTTTTACCACAAATATTAATTTTAGTTTCTGTTGTAAGTTCAAATTTCTTCATTTTGTTTTCCTCCCTTAAAAGTTTCATTTTATCTCATAAATAAATGAATCCAGCTCTCATAATGGAAATGACTTCCGTCTGAAAGTGTTACGTCAATATCTACAATTCCAAAGGTAATACCTATAAAGAGAACAAAGAATATAAAATATACGTATTTCAACAATCCCACTCTCCTTTGCAATATAAAATGTCCATAGCATCCTCTAAATCTAAGTCATAATGACCAAAGTTCAACGACTGCGTGCTTTCATTCCAACATGTCCACACTGCATACTTCCCAGTTGTCTTGTGCTGTGCCATTACCCTATAAAGATAAGTTTCGGTTAATTTTTGTCGAACTGATACAAGATTATAATTTTCAACTCCATGTCCAGCTGAAAAGTAAGACCGAACATTTTTATAAACTTTTGATGTTGCTTCAATTGTTGATGCCATAATTTTTATCTACCTTCTTGCTTATATAATTTGAGGGCAACAAGTTTTAATTTCGCTTGCTACCCTCTACTTCTTAGTTTATGTAAAGTTTGTTATGCAAATTTGCGAATAACTTCAAGTTTCTGTTCATCATCTGAAAGTTTTCTAGTCTGCTGTAAATGCAGATTTTCAACAATTGCATCTTCTATGTAAAAACTAAATGCTGCATCAGCGTCAAGATATTCATATGCAACCTTTGATCTTGCTTTAATGAGTGCAGGTGTTTTTCCGTGTAAATATTCTGATAAAAACTGCTCAGTCTTATTTCTATCACTTGCATAATATCTCCACATATCCCTTAACGCTTTAAATACACATCTTGAATATCCATTTGAAAGACGGTTAAAGCCTGACTTTTTACAAATATCAAGAATATATTCCATACAGCTTCTTCCATATTTCTCGCACAATTCTCTTGTGTAAGGATATGAACCAAGAATTCCACCCTCTCTTTGACCTTTCTTTAAAACCCAGTCAAAATCATACTGGTGCTTTAATTCTTCAAGCAACATAGTAGGGCGATCTTCTCTAATTAATCTTGCACCATGCTTCTGATAATCTTTTAATGGCTCTGTTCCAGAATTCTGATATTCGTATTTTTTAGCTTCAAATTTCTGTCTTTCCTTTGGGTCACTTGGAGCTTTTAAAAGGACAGTAACATCAAGTTTTTCGTATTTGTCACTATCAATAACATTAGATGCACGAACTCTACCAGTTCCATCAACAACTGCTATGTATCCATCTTCAAAATGTGGTACACCAAGTAATGGATCACATGAATCATAGTCCCATTCTTTTAACAGTTTTCCCAAACTTCTTCCTGTTCGTTCTGGAATCTGATATGCTGTATCCATTGCAAGTAATCTTACAGGAATTTTAAGTATAACTTTTGATAAACCTGATGCAATAGAAGATGCAAGAATTCCCTTAAGCTCTCCAATATCCTCAGCTCTTTGTTCTAATGTTCTTTCTTTGTTTCCAAGAATCGGAACAACTGTATTTATAACATTTGCACTAACTTTAGTTTCTGCCTTACTAATCTTTCCAATAACTTCCTGTACTGCCTTATTTTCATTTACGTTTCCATTTACATAATCTTTCATATTAACTGTTGTCATAATCTTATTCTCCTTTATTCATCAATGTATTTTCAATTTGCCTTATGGCATCCATTATTCAATTTTCAAAATTTTCCCAATAAAAAAAAGACTACCGAACACGCTCATAAGGAACGTAATTGTAGCCTTTTGATTTGAGATCATCTGCGACCTCTTCAATGGTTCGTTTCCAAACCATCTTATTAATATGATTGTTTACCTCTACGTTGTTTCCTGTAATTGTTGACCGGTATTTGTCATGGCTGCCTTTTGAGCAGATATACAAATAACCGTTTGCCTTGAGATAAGACCGGAGCCTTCGCTCCTGTTTCTTATCCCATGATTTAGTTGTTTTCTTGCCCATTGTTACACCTCCTTAAACACGCCAGATTTCAACATATCGGTAAACCAACAGTCAAAATCTTGATACTCTTCTTTGTCTACAAGATCTCTGTAAACCTCATGAAGCTGGTTGATTGTAAAACTTTTTCCTTCCAATGGTTCCTCGTAGGTAATATACTTTTTCAGTTCCATTTGCCTTATGCCTCCTTAATTTTCTCTCTCCATTTTTTAATCCGAACTGGATAATTAACGTTTTCTCTATATGTTTTTAACTGTACCTTTGCATCCTTATAATCTTCACAATTACATTCAATGTCCCAGCCATACCCTTCGTAAAACCCCTCAATAGCGTAACAATCTACAGTTTTTCTCTTATACATTTTTATACCTCCTCCTACATTTTTCTTAACTGGTTCGCTAAATAAGCTGCGACTGGTCCTGTGATAATATACAACCATAAATATACAGTTTCCCTTACAATCACAGTTCCTAAAACCGGAACCAGTAATAACACAAAGATCATCATAGACAATTCAACTATAGAAAGAAGTTTCTGTTTCTTCTTCTCTCTGATGATTAACTCACGGTTTCTTTTACGGATTTCTAAACCGTGATCTTCTAAGTTTGCCTTGCGTACTCCAGATAAAGAATCTTTTAACAGATTAGCAAGCTCATCATTAAGCTCGCTATCTGTAAAGCACCGAACAATCTTGTCTGTTGTCGGTGTTTCGGTTGGTGTATCAATAACATCATAATCATAGTTTAAAGCTTCTGCTCCCATTTTAATTTACCTCTTTTTCCAAGAATCTATTTATTGCTGAGATTTCGCTTCGAGTTGTGAGCAATTTGATCTGCATGTTATTGCCAGATGAAACTACTCTGTGTTTCACTCTTCTGTTTGTCAAATAGTTGCATACTCTTCCTACTGATTTTTCAGTAGTATTGATTGTTGCTAATACCTCTACCATTTGCCTTATACCTCCATTACAGTTCCATTAAAAAGTTATCAATGATTCCCACTTCTGCGTCATTGCACAGAATTTCAAAATGTGTATAATGCCAGCCAACACCAGATGACTCAAATTCAATTCCCTCTTCTTTCAGTTTTGCCTTGAGTTTCTGAGCATCCAGCTCTTTAAGTTCGCAGTTATAATATTTGCGTTTCATCTGTAAGTTTCACCCATCCTTTCTCTTTCATTTCCTTCTCATTTCTTGCCGTATCACATGAGATATTTTTAATATCCCCAAACGGCGAAGGGTACTTATACGGATAGTTTTCTCTTGCAAACTCAAACATCATTATGCTTAGTGGAAAACCATCCTCGCAGCGATCAAAAATTACGACAGCTTTAGTTTTGTCATATTTTCGCTCAACTAATGCACATGTTCTAACCATTTGCTTTACACCTCCTTGTGTTTCTCTTCCAAAATCGGAAACTTTTTATATTAAAAAATCCACCTACGAACCGTAGATGGAATGAAAAGCTTCCTTATTATATAGGTGTTTTTAATAATACCGTTTTGAATGTCTGCCTTCGATCATCAAACGGCAGATTTCGCTTTCCGTTGTGGCGTTGTTAAGACGTGCAAGGATACTAGTTGAGTAATGAAAATCCCTTGCAATACTAATTGCCTCTTTTTTATAGTTTTTAACTGATTCTGACATTGTAAACACCTCACTTTCTTACCGTCCAGCTATTTCCGTTTGGCTCTGTTACCGTCACGGAATCTGTAGCTTCCCTTACAGAGACGTAATAAGAGTTGACTATTTGTTTGACAGTTTCATAACTAATGTTGTTTGGATCGTCAGCCACACAGCCGTAATCTTTCAGCTGTAATGTGGTGTAGCCCAGGGAATCCGTATACACCAGAGCAATATCAGATACCGGAATGGAAATTTCTGGTTTCACTTGCTTCTTTTGCACATTTGAAACTTTAATAATTGAATCATCCTTTTTTCGCTTAGTTCCCTTAGTGTCAAATTTAACCTGGACGTTAGTTCCCTTGTGAAGATGGAGTTTTCTGCGAGTACGCCAGATATTTCCGTCTGAGGTTGTAATTGTCTTGGAACCTGTTATAATTCCAGAACTATACCGGACATTTGCCTTTGCGCTGACTGTTGTTGGTGCGGTTAATGTTAATGCTGCGAGTGTGGCAGTGATGAGAAGTTTTTTCATTTTTTAATCTCCCTTCCTGGAATGAAATTATTTTGTTGTAACCTTTGGTTTGTTGAACTGAGCACGTACCATTGTGAACCCTCCTTTTTGCGTTTGCCTTGCTGAAATTATTTTTGGGTAGAGTAGGCGGATGAAATTTTCATCCGCCCCTCATCAAACCGTGCATGAGGTT